CTGCTAGATTTCCAAAGAGATTGGAGCTACCAACAATGTTTCCTGTCAAGGTGGAAAAGACGTTAGGACCTGTGAGAGATCCGAAGAAGGTAGAGTTACCTACTATGTTTCCTGTCAAGGTGGAGTAAATATTTGAAGCGTACAGGTTTCCGGAGACTGCTAGATTTCCAAAGAGATTGGAGCTACCAACAATGTTTCCAGTCAAGGTGGAAAAGACATTAGAGGCTGTTAAAGAAGTAGAAACAAACGCGTTTCCGGAAACATAGAGTTTAGTACCGGTATTAGTGATTGTTCCAATCGCTACGTTTCCAACGGGTGTATAAATATCAGCGGTGGACCCAACATTAGACCATTGAACTGATGGATTTGATGGTAAATTGGTTATACCGGATCCATCTCCTTGTAAAAAAGCAGCCTTTATGATATTTACAGCTGTAATATTTGAAGAGACTGTTAGATTTCCAAACAAGTTAGAATTCCCTACGATGTTTCCTGTCAAGGTAGAAAAGACATTAGAGGCTGTTAAATTTGTAGAGACAAATACATTCCCAGAAACGTAAAGTTTTGTATTTATATTATTGGATATTGGAACATTTAATCCACTCGCAGTTGTTCCAACTAAATTTACAGATCCACCACCAGAAACTATAGAAATTTTTGAAGTTGTACTCCCACCACTATTAGAAAATCCAGTAGCAATTAAATAGTACGGTATATTCAAACCAACACCAGTAACATTCGGAATTAAAGAAAGAAGTATAAATGAATCACCAATATTAAGAGTTTTATTAATAGTTACAGTATCTGCGGCAGTATCTACGGCAGTAATCGTAGAAATTCCTATTGTTACATTTGCTACGGGTGTATAAATGTCTGCGGTTGTAGAAACATTCGACCATTGAATAGAAGAAGATGGTAAATTGGTGATACCAGATCCATCTCCAATAAAATATGAAGCGTACAGGTTTCCGGAGACTGCTAGATTTCCAAACAAGTTAGAATTCCCTACGATGTTTCCTGTATGTGTTCCATAAAGATTAGAAGCATATAGGTTTCCAGAGACTGCTAGATTTCCAAAGAGGTTAGAATTCCCTACGATGTTTCCTGTATGTGTTCCATAAAGATTAGAAGCATATAGGTTTCCAGAGACTGCTAGATTTCCAAAGAGGTTAGAATTCCCTACAATGTTTCCTGTTAGAGTGGAAAAGACATTAGAAGCTGTTAAAGAAGTAGAAACAAAAGCGTTTCCAGAAACGTAGAGTTTGGTACCGGTATTATTGGGTGTTCCAATCGCTACGTTTCCAACGGGTGTGTAAACATCGACTGTGGACCCAACATTCGACCACTGAACAGATGGATTAGATGGTAAATTGGTTATACCCGATCCATCACCTTGTAAAAATCCCGCCGATAAAGTATTCACAACTGTTACTTTAGGCGTTCCTACTAGAGTTAAAGGAACACTCGAATTTCCAAGGGTTACTGCTTGAGTGGCGGATGTAGCTATGCTGGAAACCTTTGTAACATCCCCGGTTCCACCGCCACCTGACGCAACATAATTAAATATATTATCATCCATTCCTATTGTATTATAAACATTTTTTGAACATCTCGATTTGTTCTTCTGTAAATGAATCTGGGTATTCTATGGTAAATTGTATGATGAGATTTCCGTTTGAAAACCCTTTACCCTTTACTATATACTTTTTCGTCGGTTTTACAAATTTTGTAACATATTGTAAAGGTCCATCATAATGAGGAATCATAATCGTTGTCCCCACGAGAGATTCTTTGAATGATATCTTTACATTATATACAAAGTCATTACCAACCAGTTGAAGGATTGGATCGGGTTTGATTTTTATACAAATATTTCTCGTATTTGAAATGTTTATAATAGTATCTTGTGGAATCCTTGGAGGTATTTGAATATTAAATGATTCATTATTATCTTTACAATTCGAACACTTTCTATGAATATTCAAGTGTGGGCAAGGGTGTTGAAAAGGTCCTAGTTGAAGAATTCCTCTGTGACCACACGCTGGGCATATACACTGTTTACACGGAATAGTGTTGTTTATATTCAAAGTTATATTCGAACCAAAATACGCAGCTCTCTGTTCTATTTCGATATTATGCGTTTCTTTTTGTTGATTTTGAAACATCATATCGAAAAAGTTTGGAACCTGTGGTGGAGGTGGTTTCAAGGCATCTTCATGTGCCTGTGATATCTTTTTAAACATTTCTGGATCTCCACCTTTATCCGGATGGTGTTTCATAGCTAATTTTCGGTACGCCTTTTTGATTTCATCTTCGGATGAACCACGCGGAACACCAAGAATTTCAAAGGGGTCATCCATTCATTATATAATATGTAAAATCTTTATTAACCCATTCGAGTGAATGAATAAATCTTTCCTTTTGGTCCATCAACGTATAGACCACCCTTTGGACCCATTTCTATTTTACGACCCTGTGAATCTGTACCCATATCTTTACCTGGTCCATTTGTTGGTTTTTTAACTTTTCTCACCATCTTACCCTTGTCATCTTTGATAAATAATCCACCACTCGCATTAACGAATATTTTACGACCTTCCGTATTTACTCCATGATTCTTCGAAGGTGGAGTTTTGGGTTTTGTTACAAATTTTGTAACCGGTCTATTCTCTTTAATCTGAGCAAGTTTCTCAATCACTCTTGTGAATACTGGGTTTTCAAACATCTTTACAGGTGGTGTAACTGGAGCTACACGAACAACATTTTTCACTCCTCCACTCGGTTTCATCAAGAACATTGGGGATTTCTGAGAAGCAACTATTAAAGGCTTTTTGGACATTGTTATATTTGCTCCTCTACGACGAGCCGCAGATGCTGGATTCACTGGTACTGTTCCTGGTATTTGTACAAGTGATCTCTTTACTAATTTTATAGTCTCGTCTAATGTTATTGGTATCTTTTTGAGACCATACCGCAATCTATGGTTATGTACAAGTTTATTAGAATATCCACAATACTCTTTCCCCAAAATCGATTCTATCAAGGGTTTCATATTTGAGAATCGAGCCCAAATACAATTCAAGAAATAATGAACATCATACATTGGATCATTATCAGCTGCTATACCAAACTCTTTTTTGAGTTTCTCATCTAAATCAGGATTATCTACACCCTTTAGTACACCGGTTGAGTAACCAAAATCATAAATAAGTGCCTGATATCCTGGTGTACCGGAAACATTATCATCTATTATAACATTATTGAGATGGAGATCATTATGTCTGAAATTTTTAAATTTTGATTTTATGGTTTTCAAATCTTCAAGAACTTGAATCATAAGAGGAATCATATATTTTGGTTTTCTATCTACAAAGTATTCAAATGTTCCACCTTCGACATATTCAGAATATATCAACTTTCTTGGAGTATCATATCTCCATGTTCTTGGTACGCATTGTGGGAAAAAACTAGAAATCATTTTTTGACACCGATATTCGTAATCATTTTCAGTAGCTTTGATCGCCATAAGTGGGCCATCTTGACCGATAGAACCCATAAATGCTATATTTCTTTTTAACATAGTAAGACCTTTGTGACGCGTTTTATTCGCAATTTCGTTTCGATAATTCAAAGGTCCTGCCACCTTTATAAACGGTTCTCGTACGGAATATGAAAAGTTTTCTGGGGCATGTTTCTTTATCAAGTTTTCCAACCCTTTTGGAATCTCAAGTTTCGTCCTATTATGACTCATTTAAAGTTATGTATATATATTTATTTAAAATGAGAGCTCTTGTGACTGGCTCCACCGGATTCATCGGTTCATATGTCGTTCAGAAGATTCTCAAAGATACTGATTGGACTGTTGTAGGTCTCGAGCGTCTATCATTCTCTGGTGACCAGAATCGTTTGACAAAACATGAGAGATATGTTTCTGTTCATCATAATCTTCAATCAGCAATCCCAGAGTCTGTGGCTGAACGCATCGGACAGGTGGATTATATCATCCATATCGCGGCGAGTAGTCACGTTGATCGGTCCATAGAAGATCCGATGTCTTTTGTTCTTGATAATGTTGTTGGAACATGTAACATCTTGAACTTTGCTCGAACCCAAACGAGTTTGAAAAAGTTTCTCTATTTTTCAACAGATGAGGTTTTCGGTCCATGTGAGGAGAGCAATGAACCATTTGACGAGTATGATCGGTACAATTCAACCAATCCATATTCTGCGAGCAAGGCTGGTGGTGAAGAACTCGCTGTTGCTTTCAGGAATACGTATAAGATTCCAATCTCGGTGACTCATACTATGAACGTCTTTGGTAAATCACAACATCCGGAAAAGTTTATTCCAATGTGTTTCTCAAAGATTGAGAATGGCGAGACGATTCAGATTCATGCCGATTCATCAAAGAGTAAAGCAGGATCTCGATTTTATATTCATGGCGATGATGTTGCCGATGCGGTTCTTTTTGTTCTCGCATTAGATGATTTCAAAGAGACTGTGTGTCCAAAGTATAATATCGTAGGAGAGCGAGAGATGAACAACTATGATCTGGCTCTTCTTATTTCAAAGATTGTTGATAAACCATTGAACTATGAGTTTGTCGATTTCCACTCCTCAAGACCAGGTCACGATCTTCGGTATGCCATCTCCGGAAAGAAGTTGGCTGCTCTTGGTTGGCTTCCTAAACTGAGCCTCGAGTCTCGTTTGAGTGAGCTTAAGAAATAGGTGGTATTTTTATAAAATGAAGAAGAATATCTTGAAGATTGGGGGGATGGGAAATTATACATTTCAAGGCGCAAATGTATATGTTCTAGACAAGCATATACATGTGAGTGTTGATAAAAATGTAAAGTGTGGTATAAATCCATATAATACAAAAATAATTGATAATTTTGGAAATATAAGGTTCGATATAATTCATTATGATGGGAATAATCAATTATTTATTCTTGAAAACTATTCAAAACTTTTGAAAGAGGATGGTGTTATGATTTTCTTGAGCGATTAGTAAGTAATTGTCGTTGTCTTTTTTCATTATAAGCGCGTCTTCTATTTTTCTCCATAAAATGTTCTATTTTATATACGTTGAATCCATGTTGTTTCATAATACCTAATTTTTGATACTGTGTTAACTGCGACCATTTCAAGGGCCATATATGATTCGCATATATATTATAATTATTTCTCTTTTTGACATTCATCGACGATGTGGATGATCCCATTTAAAGAATGACTAGATTTTATTTATTAATGAAATCGCGATCTACCAAAAATCATCCCTGTTTTTCCGGCATTTTCTAATAAGGCAGCATTTATTCTGGCTTTGATACGGTTTTTGTTCGTATTATTAAAACCAGCATATTTGCTTTGTACGTGGTTGTCCAACATCTGGTTGTAAGAAACGCGATTATTTTTTCTCAATTGACCTATAGATTTTCCCTTAAGAGATCTAGAGGTCCTTGTTAATGCTAATAAATTAGCATTTCCACCAAATGTAGTAAGAGGTACTAACGTATGTCCAGCTCCCCGAACACCACGAATTGTAGCATTTCTGGCGTTTCTAGCCTTCTGTGCCGCAGCGGCTGCTGTGTTTCGTGCCGCGTTTCTTGTGGCTGTTAACCCTTCTCCAACCGCTTTTTTATACGCACTTCCTTGTTCTCCTAAATAAATGCCAATCTCCCCAGCACGAATTTGAGCGGCATTTCTAGCTTTTCTAGCTTTCTGTGCCGCAGCAGCAGCACTATTCGAAGCATATGTACTAACTTTGCCAGCGGAAGCACCCACTGTTTCTATAAAACCTCTTTCATTAATGCGTTTTCCAAGATTTTCGATATTTCCTTTATTGGCTTTGTTTTTAATAAGTCTGTTAACCTCTGATCTAAGTTGTGCGACATTTATTTTATTGGCTTTGTTAGCACGAATTGTCGTAACTCTTTGATTAAGTGCTGTGAGACGGGTTTCAATAGCTGATAAATCTTCACGAGTCAACGTACCATTTGCCGCGTTATTAAATGTTTCTTTTTCCACATTAACGATAGGAGGAGCCAAACCCATATTACGGTTTGGGTTTGCGGAATTACCTCTACTTATTCCAATATTATTCATTTCAATTTAATCTTATACAAGATATTTTTTACGGACGCGCCTGGACTTTACCTATATGGGTTAACACGTTTCTTTTTCTCTGGAGGCGATTGAACATGAGTTACATGATAAACTGGTACAACATGTGCCTGAACATTCACTAATTTTGTTTTTGGGTATGTATGACTCGGATACAAATTATAAGGATTTATCGCACCACTACTAACAGCGAAAGCGTTTTCTGTCTTCAGCCAAGGGTACTCTTTCTTAAGATATAACGTGCCCGCGCTAGGCATTTCTTAATATAATCTAAGGTGAGATATTTTGTTCACCTCCAAAACCTCCTTGAGAACTGACGCACACGCTATAGCCAATGTTCTCTCTGTTGTTATGGCCCACCTGTATACTGGATCCCCTGGACGATTATGGTATTGGTACAACTGTTTATCAATCTCCAAGAGTTTCCCCTGAATCTCGTACCACTTGTCAGATTCCATGAAACATACGTGAAACAGTGGAAACATTTCACTCTTTACCGGATCTAATTGAGATTTTGTAAAATGGTAAAAATCAATCTCGCTAAACCCATATGTACTCGATCCCACCAAATTTACAAAATTCATAGTCTTGATAGATACTCCACGATCTGGGTGACCTTCCAAAAGAGTTTGAATTTCTTTGATAGATCCCTTTGGAAACTTCATATCGTACTGAACAAACCCTGCCCATTTCTTTGTGAGTTTATTGTTCATAATAAGATGATGGTTTACTCCTCCATTCATCCAATTATTCTTTTGCCACTCAGGGTTGTAATAGTCAAACTCCCATTCATTCTCGACTGTAAATATATTCGAATCATACTCCTTTGGAATTTCAGGATTGACTGCGATGAATCGTAAACATTTTCGCTCTTCTGGATCAAGATCTTCGTACATCTCCGGGTAAAGCTTCTTGTGGAATATAACGAATACTTCCATTATCTTTTAGAACCATTATAATTTACACAACATACCGCAAGGATTCCTAGGAGTATACCTAGATATTGAATTGGGTGTGTCATTCTATCACCAAGCATTACATAGGCAACTATAGATCCAAGAACAACTACAATAGATTGCCACATTGTATTGACATAAAGCATATTATTTGACTTGGTTCCGAATACACGTATCAAAAAATACAAGAGGCCTGCGTATCCCAAAAGTCCCAATATAAGATGCTTGTATTTTTTGGTCTCTGCGTACAATTTGATTTGACAATTTCCAAAAATCTCGGCACAACTCATTGCCAAAATAGATGGGAGTGCCATCCTTTATCTTTTTGAGAGCATTTTTATTTGCTCGGATATTTCAAGATGCCACGGATAAAGAACAAAAACTTGAAACGCAAAAGCACAACAAGCTACTATAAAAGCTGCCCATCGAAGGTAATCGACTTTCTTTGGAGATTCCTCGTACATCCTTTATTAAAGATGAGAAAATTTATAACTAAAAATGAAGATATCATACGCGATTTGCGTGTGCGACGAGTACAAGGAGCTCAAGGCACTCTTGGCGTTCCTGGAGGAGGTGAGAAACAAGAATGATTCGGAGATTGTTATACTCGTAGATACAACAAAGGTTTCTGACGATGTTTCAACTTTTGTAAAGAATATTCCAAATGTATATTATCGTTCATTTAATAACGATTTTAGTGATCACAAAAACTTTTTAAATTCCAAGTGTCAAGGTGAGTATATTTTCAATATCGATGCGGATGAGATTCCTCAAGAATCGCTCGTACGACTTCTTGAAACCTATAAAGGTGAGGCGGAACTTTTGTATATTCCAAGAATCAATATATGTCCGGGATATACCAAAGCTTTCCTAAACAAGTGGAAATTTCATGCGAATGTAAACGGGTGGATCAATTGGCCGGATTACCAGGGACGATTTTATAAGAATGGTCTCTCATGGGTCGGTAAAGTTCACGAGAAGATAGAAACTGAAAAAGCTGGTCAGATTCCATCAACCCCTGAGTTTGCCTTGTGGCACGTCAAGTCTACACAGAGACAGAACCGTCAGAATGAATTCTATGAACACATATTGAATTGAGTTCTTGATCCATAATAATCGGATCGGAAATTCCTAGAAATTCGGCTTTGAGACGCAAGAGTTTTACACACTCCTCCCGAAACAAGAGTGAAAAGAAAGTACGCTTTTCTTTGAGGTATTGAAAAATCCCATGTTTTTCCCGAAGACCTTGACACACTGGCCATGTTACTTCCCGAAGCATTCTCACCTCCTCCTCCAATTGGGTCAGGCGCGGCAAGATGTTATCCTTTATAAGTTTCATTCTTAAAAATAAAAGGATTTATAATTTTAAATGAATCTCGAGGACAAGGTGGAACTTGTTCTCTTTTTGTGTCACTTGATGACTTTGACGGATAGTTATATACAAGTGGGACAAACAATAGATTGGATTGATACGTTTATTAAAGATGAGGAGAGTAAAAAAGCCAATGATACTATTGGTGGGTCCGTCCCCACTCTCGGGTATCGGCCAAGTGATGATGAAATACAAGAACTTAATCCCGAACAGTGAATATGTAGAGTTTGGTCAATCTCCTCAACGCACTTGGTACGATAAAGTATTCATCTTTGCTTTACCAACTGGACAACCTATACAATTCTATACAAATAGAACAAAAAAGTTTTACATCATGACTATTTGCGAGACATATCCCGTAAGCAACCAGTATTCACAGATTTTTGACAAATACGACAACATTTTGACTCCAAGTATCTTTTGTAAAAATATATTTACGAAACAGTTTCCTACATCGAATGTTCAAATCCTACGTCACTATGCCGAACCCAAAGAGTGGGTTCACGTTCCCTTGTCTCCCTACGTTTTCTATACTATTGGAAATATCATCGATCCTCGTAAAAATATAAATATGCTCCTTGAAGCGTTTATACGGTGCCAATTCCCCAGAGGAACTGCGAAACTGCTCTTGAAAGCAACGTGTCTCAAGGAGGTGAAGATGAACATCCCAGATGTGGAGATTATCAACGGACTCTTGACCGATGACCAACTCGAGGAACAAGTCCACAACAAGGGTCACTGCTACGTAAACTGTTCCCATTCAGAAGGTGTTGGTATGGGAGCGGTAGAGGCGGCACTTCGAGGAAAACCAGTCATCATTACGGATTTCGGTGGTCTTCAAGAGTATATTGATACGGATATGATCATTGAAACATCTTTAACCAAGGTTGGAGTCCACGATTTCTTGTTTGAACCAGATATGGTGTGGGGTCAGCCGTCACTTGATCAACTCATAGTCTATATGAAAAAGTGTTTTCACGAACATAGAATTTACAAGAAACACGAGTATACAAAATATTTGGTTCAAAATGTTCTTCAAGAATTTGATAATTTGAAACCAACTACTTCACGGGTGGAGGAGGCTTATGACGGCCGCAAAACTTCGAACATTTGATCGAAGCAAAAGGACACGGTTTCCCCTCAAGAGTTCGAGCTTGGCACCTCTTGGTATCAACCTTTTCCGGTTGAACCATATCAATAATCTGGATAGTTCTCCTCGCCATTCTCAGCTGCGCATACTTCTCATTGTATTTGCGGATCATCTCCATAGGAACGATAGAAGTGGCCATTTTTGTTTGATTAAATCGAACCATCATTACAAGGGGACCAGAGAACAAAACTCTGATATTTGGATATTTTCCTCTATATTCTTCATAGTTCTTTCATATGTCCTTTTGTTATTTGGGTGAATCTTGTCTTTTCGAATTTTTACCAATTGCCACACCCCATTTCTAAAACAACACTCGGCGATACATTCTGTTTGATCGATATCCATGGGTCCACAAATCAATTGATCTTGGATATAATACTCTTTGGTTTTTGAAACCCAAAAGTCTATAGTAATTTTTTCCAACGGTTTCCATTTGAAAAGAGTCAAGTGTGTACCCATTCGAATAGGTTCATCGACTGGTGTAAAAATCAAACCATCAGTAGTATCGTCTTGTCTAATTTTAGATATATGTGAAATATGTTCCATTCTTTTCAAACAAATAATCAAGTGGGGAACAGGTATTATTTTTTTAATCATAGTACGAACAGCATCTAATCTCGCCAATAAATCACGTTTCTTCAAATCATTCCCAGCTATACACACCGCATCGTGAATTATAAAAGTATTCCCTATAAGTTCCCCATCCAAAAGAGTATCCTTTGGTATTGTCAAGTTGTTATATAATGTATATGAAAAGAGTCGATCGACCAGAGCACACACTTTCTTTGTACCCAACATAAATGATATAAGAAAGTGACGGGTTCCATCAGTTTTTTCACATACAAGATATCTATTCTTTGTCAAGAGTTTGAAATGTTTTCTTTCGATTGAAACCGGTTGAGGACCGGGGAACCTTTCCGGATCGGTCGACCCCCATTTGGCCTGTATAAATTGTTTGATTTCCATTAGTCTTCTTGGACTTTCTTTTTTAATTGTTCAACTTGTTCAAAGAACGTAGCCTTTTCGTTCCTCACAATCTCTCTGTATACACTCTGATCGCTTTCGTGGATATTATGTACAAAATGATATAATTTCTCAATAGTGTCCACCTTTTCTTTGATTGGTACATCTATTGGGTTTCCGGCACTCCCAACTATATTTGTAATAACTATACAACCACATAGAGCTGCTTCTCTAGGAATTCTATCTTTACCAGGATGAAATCCAAGGTCTATATATATTTCACATTTAGAAAGAGTATCAATCATCTCTTGTTTCGACATATTTATCAAAGGGACACATCCTTCAAAAATGCGAGGTGTAATGTTATCCTTTTTGGGATTATAAGCGATTTTGTAAATCTTTTTTTGTGGCGGAGGTTCTATTATATTTGTATAATCTGATAGCATGATTCCATCTTCTTGGACCATACTTCGAGCATATTCCGATTGATATGCGTGTATAACTTTTTGTCTTTTATGAGATTCCAAATGTTTCTTTCCCCAATCAAATGATAACCACCAAAGAACAATCTTACTTAAAGGATATTTCGCACAAAAATCAGAAATATCATTACCTTCGGGTATAACTATAACAGTATCCTTTGAATCTGGAATTTCTTTTACGATTGTTATATTTGAATATTCTGGGTACAATAATACATCACTATCCTTGTCTTCATAAAACATGTTCCCACCGAGTGCGTCGCATAATTGGTGAAGTGCTTCTGGTCCACCTGTTCGAAACCAAGGGCTTATAACATAGAACATTTATCATATTCGTCTTTTTCCTTTTAAACTTCCATCCTTGTACCAAGAGTCTCCATGATATTTCCTTTACATTCATATACGTGGTGGCACAAAACATCATTATCAAGATTAACAACAACTCCTTTCATCTTGGTAAAATCCAACGTTTTACCCTCCATCTTTTTTAGAACAAACTTTGGATCTACCGAAAAGGCTTTTGGCTTTTCATCAAACGTTAAACCTCTCTGATGGGCTGGTTCAGGTGACTTTTCAAGTGTTTTTTTACGAAACATGTTCCAATCTATTTCCGAACTCACACCTCTCACGAGTACAATCTTGTTCTTCTCCTCCAAGAGTGGATCTATATTACAACTCACACCATAATCTATAAAAATCATTCTATCATCTCCAGCACTCTTGAGAGACTTGTGAAGTTCGTTATAGTCGGAGATGAATGAAATGTTAAAGTTTTTATTGGCCATCATACATCTGACGTGAACATTCATACACAGATGAAGGGTTGTTGTTGCGATGGAATTGTTCACGGTTCGAAGTACCATAAAAACCATTTTATATATAGGACTCATAAACCCTTAAACTGGTCGCTTTGCGAGATTTCCATTGAATCGAATGTTTCCAACATGACCAAGGGTAGTAGTAACATCGGCAAAAATCTGTCCACCGATCAATTGCCATCTTCTACAGAATGCGTAATCCTCTGAAAGGTATCGACGATTCACGGGGTCAATCATGGTATCAAAAATGGCACAATATGTATCGAGATCCTTGTTCTGATGATCATTCATACACAAGAGCCCACCTGGTCCAGCATGGTTGTACTCTTTGAACATCTTTTCAATGACACTTCTCTTGATACACATGAAACCGGTTGGACCATCAAGAACCTCTGTGAATCCATTCGTAACAGTGGAACGAGCATTTTTAAAGTTCATAACGAGAGCACTCGCAATATGGTCCAATGGTTTGGTGTCATTCTGTAGAACAGCCTGTTCCGCTTGGTCCCACATAATCACCTTTTTAGGATAACATGCTACAGAAACCTCATGTCCAGATTCAATCAAACGCACAACAGAAATAGGATCAAAGTGAATATCAGCATCTATAAACATAAAGTAATCACAATCAGTCTTGTAAAAGAAACGAGCGATTGAAATATTACGAGCTCTTGTTATAAGTGATTCATTCTCAGTTGTATCATACATAATCTGAATATTTCTCTGGGCGCATATTCTCTGAAGACCAATCATAGATTCAGCATATTTCTGAAGACATATTCCACCGTAGCAAGGTGTAGAGATGAATAGTTTCACCATTCATTTACACAGTACCCATGTTCTTAATTATCTTTTCAATCTTTAGAAGTGTCGGAAGAGATACTTTACAAATATCAGCAATCTGGTACCGTTCGATGGAGCACCCATTTTCTATCAAAGTCAAGTAAATAACAGCCGAAGCAACTCCCTTTGGAGTCTTGGACATTAACAAGGGATTCTTCTGAGCATCTTCACACGCCCGAATTGTTTTCATCTTCACCTTGTTCTTGTTCGGAAAGTCATCAATTTGAGAAAACAAACGAGTTACTAAATCGGAAGACATTGCCCCAATCCCAGACTCTCCAACCACGCTTGTAAACATCTCAGAAGTCCTCGAAATATCTTTTAGGTGAACATCGTACGCATTCGCAATTTCTTGGAGAGACCGAGAAACTCCAGACTGTTTACACGCGAGCAGGATACAGTGAGCTTTTACACCTATACGAATATCACCCCGTGTCAATTTCTCTTCGGTAAACTTTTTATAATGAATCTTCGCATTATTCATAATCAAATCAGAAAGTCCCAGAATTGATTTCCCTATTCTATCAAACTCGGCATATGCGTGATACAGAGCACGATCCCGGTGATTCATAGAAGAATGAAGATTCATCTGAGCCATTTTATGATTTGATTTTCCCCCTACAATCTTGGTAGACATTCCCCACTTGTCAGAAAACAAAACAGTATCAATCACCATCCCACACCGAGACGGATCTTCTGAATCATTCTCCCCAGAAATCCATTCAGGTTCATCAGATAAGAAATATTGATCCATCAAACCACATTCGGTACACACAGGAAGCTGGCCATGGAAAAAGGTTTTTGCCGCTCCACAGGACGAACAATTATTATCATCCGATGAAACAATCGGACTTTGAGTCGGTTCAAGTTGTGCCCAAACATCATCGAGATTCACCCCGTTCCACATTTTTGGAAGAGTTATGTATAAATCCGGAGACTGCGAAACAAAACATATTTTTTTATATCAGAATACCATAAATGATTGATAAACGAATTATTTACCTCGCAATCGCTATTGCCGTCGCCTTTTTCATCTGGACAAAGATGTCGAAGAAGAAGCAGGCAAAGAAGGTTTCTTTTGAAGGTACAGAAAGCCCAGGAACGCTAGGACAGCCATCAAAACAACCCACTTCCCCCATCGAGTCTTCTTCTCCTGAACAGCTGGCAACTCTTCCCTCCGCGGCTGGACCATCATCGGCCTAGGTTCCTCTTCTTTCGGGTCAGAGGTTGTAATACGTAATATAAATGAATTATTATTAAATCCGTTAAAATTCAAAAGGTTTCCATGTAAATCCAGCCATCTCACGGTAAGTCTATCAATCGATGGTAAATTCTTGTAAAAAATAGAATATGAATAATCTGTATGTTCTTTAAAAGTCTTGATTTGACCAGAGGCAACATCCATTGGTATCATTCCAAAAGTACCTGCTATAGTTGATCCATTGAATGTATCACCTGAAGTAATAGTCTTTGAATCGATTGTTGCCGTTGTTTTGAGTTCATCTATATCCAAGAATACAAAATCGTTTGTGGATAAATCAATAAGAGTTTGAGAAGTGGCTGGTGTTGTCAAAGGTAAACTCGTAAGACCAAGACACTTTTTAACATCCGCGGAAGCAGAATCTATAGAACCTGGGTTATTAAACGAAAAGATACCCTGATCAGGAATATATTGAACAGGTAATACTGTTTCAAGACCATATGCTGAATAGAAACCAGATGGAACATTATATGTATTTCCAGAAAGTGTTATAGTTCCATTTGTTATGTTGTACATTGTATTGGGAACCTTTGCCGAAACCAAATCAATTCTTTCAATATTCTTGATTCTATGAGTCAAATGAAGAACATATGAATTTGAAGAACCAGATGAAGCATTACGAGAATCTACAAAAACATACTGAATCATTTAATATTCTTGGTCAAAATAAATATGACATATATACCTTTAAACACGTCACAAACAATAATTTTAGCACCGGGTACATCACTTGCTCCAAATGGTGTATTTACATCTGATGTTCAAGATGTTTCTCAGTATGGATCATTAAGTCTCACGTGTTCATTTGTTGGGATGGCAACAGGTACTTTAACATTTTCACAAGACGGAACTGAAAATGTTTCGGAAACTTATCCTTTAAATAGCAATGTAGCGATAACAGTTTCTCCATCTCTCCCGTCATTTGTGTTTAAGTTTACAAATGGATCTACTGCTCAGACAAATCTTCACATCACTATGCTCATCCACCCATCCTCAAAAATTCCAACAACCAAACTTTCACAAACATTATATGATACATCTGATGTCATGAGTACTCGCTCAGTCATAAGTGCGAAATCGGTTGGAGGAGTTTATGGAAATGTGGGAATAGATAATAATGAAGCATTATGTGTGAGAATAACTGACCCAATAACTTCTTTTGGCGAACTTGCGGTTTCTCAAGATACACCAACTTCTCAAGTCACATTTATATATGGTATTTCGAATGTGGCCATGACTTCTGTTGGTAACGTCTTTGCTTCAAATGGTATGGCTGTTGTATCCGCCGGTCCTGGTCAAACGTCTCAATTATTCACAAAGCGATTCGCAAAGTACAGACCTGGTCAAGGTACAAAACTTCGATACACCGCAATGTTTACACCTGGTCAGAGCGGTGTAACACAATTTGCCGGGTTTGGTGGAACAGAAGATTTGGATGCTTTGGGTTTTGGGTATAACGGAACTCAATTTGGAATTTTATACTTGTCCCACTCTATTCCGACATGGATTCCTCAAAGTCAATGGAATCAAGATACTATGTTGGGCGGAACACCGAGCGGCCAAATTCTCGATCCGACAAAAGTAAATGTGTTTCAGGTTAAGTTTCAATATCTTGGTGGAGGTGATATATTCTTTCATGTAGTAAACAGTACAAACGGTCGCTGGACTCTTGTTCATGTTATTCGAAACGCAAACTCAAATACTCAACCAAATATGAGAAATCCAATTCTTCAAACATATTTCGAGGTTGTAAACACATCTGGTTCGAGTCAAGTCAAAGTCAGTTCAGCATCCTTGGCAACATTTATAGAAGGAAACTTGGAGTATACAGGTCCAAGATATTGTATAGACAGTTCTGTTTCAACAAATAATAATTTATTCAATATGATGTTTATTCAAAACCCTTTGAGTTATAACGGTATTACTAATAAATTGAATGTAAACGTTTTAAACATAAGTTTTGGAATGAACTCTACGAAATCAAATGACGTGGCTACTTTACGAGTATTGAAAAATGCTCCATTTACTGGAACTGCTCCTATATACTTGGCTGTTTCTGGAACAACTACTTCAAATGGTTTAGTTGTTACAAACTCATCGTGCCCATTATCATATAATGTAAATTCAATATCAACAATAAGTACACAAACAGTTGGAGATTTTGGTCAAGTTATTTCAAGTGGTTCAGCTACAACTGTTGATTTATCCTCATATGATTTGTTTTTAAACCCCGGTGAATATTTTGTTTTTTCCATCGTGACTTCGTCTGGTAGTACACTTGCTGTAAATCTAAGTGTGATTGTAACTTCTGATCAATAGATGGACCATGTACCAGATCCGTTTGAAACCATAGAAATAGATGTGTAGCCTCTCAAAGTAACCAAATTTGATGACCCATCAACAGTTTCTGAACCACTCATAAGAATAGTCATTGGTCCATTTGGGTTTGCGAGTTTTATATGAAATGTTTTACCTCTTGGAATATTTGATGGAACTGTAATTATTGTATTTGGTACAGTTGCTTCAACTACCCAATCGTTTGGTTGAATAGTATATGTTGTTCCTGAAATACGTGTTACATTTATATCAGATGAACCGTAGAAATTTGTAATTGTATTTGCTGTAAAGTTATTCCCATATGCGGTTGTAATATTTGTTACATTTGAAAAAGCTCCAATATATCCGACTGAAAGAACAGAAACGCCTGATGCGTTTACAACATTCGCACTTGTTATAACAGTTACAGGAGTTGCTCGAGTATTTGGAATATTATCCATGTATCTATACTATTTTGTAGTTTTTAATCTGCTGGTTCACAAAGTGACCACCACCAACTATTCCACCTGGGTGATCGGTAACGTAATAGTCAGCCTCCTTTGATGGACCTGGGACAGCGCTCATATCCAGAGGCAGTTTCCAGAAATCGGATGGCTCGTGACCTGTGCCCTGAATGTTAAGCTCCTGTGGACGCAGACGGTAGCCTGACATTTTCATGGGAAAGAAAAGTTTGATGGCAATTATGACGAGGAGGACAAGGATGATAATCTCTGGAGTTTTCATTTTATATATATCATGTTAAAAAAATTACATGCGTTAAAGATCTCGTTTTTAAGTATTATATAAACTCAAGAACATCATGGATGATGATTTAAACGATGACGAGCGTGCTATGTTCGACTCTCTGAATGTTCAGTACGAGGAACCCCAGGAACCACTTCCAAGAGCACCACCACCTGGACGCGAGTTTTCTCCAAAGAAGCAGCAGCAGGTGTCTTTTGAAGAGGAGGATTTCATAACCAATCAGGAAAAGACTGCCGATAATCCATCTTTCGATACATCCGGTCCATCTTCTACTGGACCATCAACTGGATACGCAAGTGTAGATGACGAAAAGGCTGATCTTCTGAATCGTATCCAGCGTCTCGTAAAGAAGGGTCACACAACACAGGCACGTCTTTCCATCTATTCCCATATTGATGAGATACGATCCGAGTACAAGAGAATCAGTTATTCTATCGAGGTTGAGCAGTCTGTTCGATTCCAAAAGAGAATGCTGATTGCTTGTGTCTCTGGTATAGAGTTTCTGAATAAGAAGTTTGATCCTTTCGATGTAGAGCTTGATGGATGGTCAGAGAATGTTATGGAGTCTCAAGACGATTATGATACAGTGTTTGAGGAGCTCTTCCAGAAATATCAGAATAAGGTCAAGGTTGCTCCAGAGATTAAACTCATGTTTATGGTTTCAGGATCTGCTCTTATGTTCCACATGAACAAGACAATGTTCAAATCTTTCAAGAATGTGTCAAAGGCTAGCCCAATTGCCAACATCTTTAATCCACCAGCGGTTCAGTCATCGACTCCTACAAATGGCTCTGGTCGCAGAGAGGTGAGAGGTCCAGGAATCGATCTTTCAAGTCTCTCCGCCGGTGGTATGGACATCTCAAGTCTCTTGCGACAGATGCCAGAAACCGATGAGGGATCCGTCTCTGATATAGTTTCAATTGGTTCCGAACTCAAGGATGTTCCTTATTCATCAGATCGTCCCAAAAAAACTAGAAAATCAAAGAAGAACGAGGTTGCTCTTTAAAAAATATAATATATAAGTAATATGATTAGCTATACGTTACTAGAAGAAATAGAACCACCACCAAAAATCCCACCAAAACCAGTACCCCGCCCAACTGCCAATCTTTTGAATTCTGTTACAAATGTCACAACATCTGAATGTAATACTCTTGTTGTCTTGTTTCTCGGATCTGTTCTTGTTGTAAGTCTTATGGATTCATTCAAGTAAAAAGACACTTTTTTTCCTTTGGACCCTTGTATGTGGCATTTCTCTTGTACCACATGGATTCAAAGATGGACCAATGATCAACTATATCCCAAATTTCTTTTGTGCCCGCGCGTCTCATAATTCTCCCCATTGCCTGAACCACATCAGAATGCGGAGTTGTTAAGATTAACGTATCGAGTTGTGGAATATCCAAACCTTCATAGGCCAAACTAAATGTAGATATAAGTACATTTCCATTATAATCAGGAATCGGTGGCATTCCTCCTATATACAATGTAGAACCTGGTATGTTATCTACGAGAAATTTACAATGTTCTCTGCGGTCCGAAAGAACCAAGATGTTTCTATCACGATTCATACAGTTTCGAATAGTTTCTAGAATCAATGTGTTTCGTTCAGGAATCTCGGTAAGTTGAGTCACCATCGTTGCCATACACACCTTTCCCAATTTGTTGATTGTAATAGGTCCATTCCATGCGAAATCAATCTTATGAACAGAAAGAGAATCTTGATCTGGTTTATGAAGTTTTTGGTAAAAGATTGGTCCTAAAAACCAAAAGAGAATACGCGTCAATCCATCCTTTCTCTCAGGTGTTGCGGACAGACCAAGAGTATACTTTGGAGTCATGAGAAACATTACACGTGAGAATGCCGGTGCGCCTATATGATGAGCCTCATCAACAATCAAAAACCCAAATGAATCAAAGGCATCTTTTGGAAATTCACGGGAACACAGGGTTTGAATCATGGCGATTACAAATTGGTGACCATCTATGTTCCAAGTATCACCTTGAATTCTACCGATGGATGATCCAGGTGCGAATTGTTGTATACGTTCGGTCCATTGATCCGCAAGAAACTCCTTATGAACTATAATAAGTGTCTTGCGTTTCAATTTGGCAGCTATTGCTATACCTACAGTCGTTTTTCCAAATCCGCAACCGAGACACAAAACACCATTCCCTTTGAAAGCCTGGATAGCTTCTTTTTGATAATCGTACAATTGGGCTTTCAGAGTTATATTTGCGGGTTCTCCTTCCGACGTGTAGCCTTCATCACCTCTGAAGAATCTCGGTGCTTTAAAAGGATTATCTTGATAGACTTTGAATGATTTGGGTTGTACTCCTGTTGCTGAAACATTTGGTCGGACTGTGAGTATTTTTTTGATTTCATTCATTTATAATTGTTATACTTGTAATAACTTTAACGCCATAATTTATTACAAATGTAACTTGTACTGTATCGTTTTTTTCATATGATTGAATTGGTTTTATGGATGTACATACACCTTGTTGAACTTTCCCACATCGCCAAGGAATCTTGAATCTTTCATTGTTCAAATCAATATATCTTCTATTTTCAATCTCATACATCGGGCGAGTCACCAATAAACTCATTTCTGATTGGAAAAATCCTCTTACACTTAAGCTTCAACTCCTCCTTTTCACCCTTTGACAAATGAGAATCATCACCAGTCTGTATTGCTTTTATGTCTGGACCGGAGAGGGTCAAAGAATTCAATCGATAATCCTCGAATGCTTCGCATGCCAAAGGTACAACATTCTTGATGAGTGCGAAAATCTCCTTGGCGGGATCAGAGATTTCCTTTTGTGCGTGATGATCCATTCGCAATTGAAGAAAGTGAAACAAATTATGAAGATCAATTTTCCAAACAAACTCGGTATATGTCGACTGTGGAAGATGAATACGAGCAAGCTCACGAGAAACACCGAGTGCCAAGAGTGATTTATATATGGCAAAGGCCTCCTTACATGATTTTTCTTGTATATCTCCTCCGACAACACTTCCAAATGATCCTTGTTTGTTTGTTGATGACTGGCCACGATACTCGGTAGGAACCCAATAATCCTCTTCAATAACAGAATATCGTGCTGAAATCTCATTAATACTCGCAGTCCTATGACGAACCCATTGCCGAGCTACGAAAATTGGAACCTTGACGTGAAACTTAAACTCCACCATCTCGAATGGACTGGTGTGCCAATTCCTCATGAGATAACGAATAAGAGCACGATCTTCTGAGATTGTTTTGACATTTGTGTATGAAACTCGAGCGGCATCGACAATTGATTTGTCTGATCCCATAAACTCAAGAAGTTTGACACTCATTTTTTATTATTTATTATTTTATTCCTTAATCAGAAAATCCTACAACAGTTGAACCATCTGGCATTTTGGTCGTAGGAAATCCTTTAACCCACTCTGGACAATTTCCTGATGCGCAATCAACAAACTCGGCATCTGGATATTTCTCAACCTGTTTCACTGTGTAAGGACACCCCATTGATCCGTAAATAGTCATATCATTTGATGGACCGTGAACATTCTGACGGGGCTTCTTGCTCTGTTTATTGAGGAACCAAAGCACGATAACCAAAACAACGATAGCACCAATCAGAGCTGGAGTATTCATTTTTATAGTATACTTTGAAATTAAATAGTCTGACTCGCAAATCGGAAAGCACTTGCTGTATCATCTCCGGTATACTCCACCGAGTTTCGAATTCCAATCTCATTCGCACATTCGATATCGGCTCCAATATAAATCACTGTCCAGTCAGAAATACGAATCAGATCCTTGATATGTTTCTTTGTATAATTCCATGAAGCATTTTCAAAACCATCGGTCAAAACAACAAGAGTGCTCGTATCGGTATGTGTTGAAAAGATATGACCCATTGAGTCGAACAAAGCGGTGTTACCATGTGGGATATAATCCTCGTTTGTCAAGGGTTTAATATCTTTTACAGGAATTTCTTTGTATACATTTTTACACTCGGAATTGAATGTATACAAAGAAACACATGTTTCTGATTTGTTTGATATTTCTGAAATAAATGTATTATATCCTTCAAGTGTTTCTATTATCCTAGAAGACATTGATCCGGACATATCCAATAGAAAGATGATGTGTTTCATTTAATAAATAACGAATTGAAACTTTAATTTGATGGGTGGGTTGACTTTTAATTTTTTCTGGAGTATGACAGACCGCCCATTTAATTGGAAAATGCAAGACCGCCCATTCCTGAGCTAATTCTGAGAATGTTGTAGTTGACCGCGAACATGCGCTGCTGGGTGGTTGTGGTACCATTCTTGAGGGTGACGGCAACCTGGGCATTGTCGATGCGGGAGAAATTGCAAGTGCCAGTTGGCTGGTGCTCCTCTGGCTGAAGAGCGAAGGAATAGCAGTACACACCTGGGTAGGGGTTGCCGGTGTGGTGGTAGAAGGACTGGACCTGGTTGAAGTATTTGCCGGGCTGCTGGGCGAAACGATCCTGTCCGTTGAGAATCAGACGGAAGTTGGCAAGGGGACCAGCCTCAATACCCAGAGTACCTGGACCATCCTCAGTCATCAGGGCCTTGTTGCCGAGATCGCCAGACAGAGCGGAGCCGGTGTAGGACATGGGAGCACCGAGGTGGTGGAGCAGGGTGTAGTTGGCGGTGTTGGAGAAGAGCAGCAGATTGGAGGTGACGTTGACGTTGGCGCAGTTGGTGGAGAAATTCCACAGGGAATTCAGATTGGTACCAGTTGTTGTAGTTGAGAGAGTACCTGGGTAGGCAGCGTTGGTGTATGCCCACACGAGCTCTTTGACTGGGTGATTGTAAGACAGACGGATAGTTGCGCTCTGGGCACCAGAAGCTGGGGCGGTCTGGAAGATGGTATCGGCGCCGGTGTGCTGGACCTGCTCAATCAGGTACTCGTGACCCTTCTGGGCGAAGCGGCGGCGCTCCTCGGTATCCAGGTATACGTAGTTGGCCCACACCTCGAAGACGTTCTTGTTGAAGTAGCTCTCGAAGTAAGGAGTCAGATTGAAGTCCAGACGAACCTCGTGGTACTGGAGAGCAATCAGTGGCAGGTACAGACCTGGGTTACGGTTGAAGAAGAACAGAAGAGGGAGGAAGACGCGGGTATCAGCGGTTACCTGAGCAGCGTTGGTGGTCATCTTGTACCATCCGAGCTTGTCCTCGTCACTCAGGAACAGCTCGCAGTACAGACGCCACCAGGCCTGGTAGTGCTTATCAATACGCTGGCCTCCGATGGTCAGCTCAACATCGGCAATAGCGCGCTCAGCAACCCAGTTGGTATCGAACACACTGTTGGTAGAGGTGGATGCCAGATTGGTGGTAGCGGCAAGGGCCCATGGATTCAGGGCAACGTACATGTTACCGACGAGGTCACCGTTGCGAGCAATGGTCACGGACACACGGCCACCATTGGCAGCTGAGCCGTTCACAGTCTGGGTAATGTTCTCCATCGCGAAGTTAGTGTGGCGCTTGTAAATAGCCTGGAAGAAGGTCACTTTGGGCTGACCAGTCAGATACACATCCTGAGCACCGTAGGCAACGAGTTGCATTAATCCACCAGCCATTTTTAATGTACTCCAAGAAAAAAAATATAGGAAAGATCGCGGCAAGGTCCAACTATATTCTTATTCAATACTAAATGTCCAATTCTGAAATCGAAGGTCTTGAGGAGGAAGATGAGGAGATGATGGAGATGCCCTCTCTTGTGGATTTTCTCGTCTCTGCTGATGGCACCCCAGTTGCTGAGGTTTTGAACAAGGGTTTGGCAAAAATTTCGTCGCAGATTGAGACACAAAATAAGATATTGATTAAACTTCTCTCTGCTCTGAAGCCGAATTAAAAAAAATAGTACATATATCAATAATGGACACCAAATTGGAAATTGTAAAGTCCGATGTGGCTGCTCTTGACAACACTGGTCTCATGGACTACATCACAAACCTTGAAATTCAGATGGGTATGAAATCAAACGGCGACAAGTTTGTCCCTTTGATGAATCCCTTTAGACAATTCTTCAGGCAAGATGAATTGTGTGATGGTATTCCTACTGATATTGAAATAGATCGTGTGATTGAGAAAAAGAGACGTCTTATCAATGTATTCTCTGAATTGTATCACAAGGCTACATCTTTGAATATGACATCCGAGATTTCTACTGATATAAATGGTGATGAATTTGAGGTTGGGGTTCGTATTAATCGTTTGATCGAAACTGTTGATGATTATTTTGAATTGGTTTTCCGATATGTTCGAATGTATGAGCGATTCAATAATCCAACAATTGTTCCTATTCAGAGCGATATTGATGGTTCATTCTTTCGTGTCAAGACCCTTGATGGTGGTGATGATGATGAGCGTTCACCGTATCAGAGGCTTGTCCTGTATTTTTTGAACGAACTGAAGCGTATGAATATGAAGAGGTACAAGGGAAACTGTATGAAACAGATTATGATTGGGCCATATTGTACAAAGGCTTGGAAATCTGTTCAGGAGATTAAAAGCTTTGTATATGAATCAACACAAAAGGAGGACAAGTATGATATGTGGAAGAATTTAACCTCAAAGCCTGGAAATGTTTCTGATTCTATAAAACACTTGACAAATTGTATAGATATTCAGTTTCCTGAGATTCAAAAGAATCGTACCGTTTGGTCTTTCAATAATGGTATATATCTTGGACACGAATCAAAGTTTTACGAATATACAAAGCCAGAGTTTCATCTTCTCGATCCAACAATCGTATCAAGCAAGTTTTTTGACAAGGAATTTGTTGATCATTCTCATATTCTTGATTGGTACTATATTCCAACTCCATTTTTCCAAAGCATACTTGATTACCAGAGATTTCCAGAGGATGTTTCGAGATGGTTGTATGTCTTTGCCGGTCGGTTGTGTTTCTCCGTGAATGATCGCGACCGGTGGCAAGTGATTCCATTCTTCAAAGGTATTGCTCGATCTGGTAAATCGACTCTGATTACCAAGGTGTTCAAGAAATTCTACGAGACGGATGATGTCCGAACTCTTTCGAATAATATTGAAAAGAAGTTTGGTCTTTGGTCTATTTATGATGCGTTTATGTTTATTAGTCCCGAGGTGAAGGGTGATTTGGCTCTCGAGCAAGCTGAGTTTCAGTCGATTGTTTCTGGTGAGGATGTTTCTATTGCTCGAAAGAATGAAAAGGCTCTTTCAAAAGAGTGGGATGTTCCAGGTATTCTGGCAGGTAATGAGGTTCCTGGGTATCGTGATAATTCCGGAAGTGTTTTGCGTCGTATGATGACTTGGGATTTCAAGAGACAAGTATCTGATGCGGACCCACATTTGGAGGATAAGCTTGATATCGAGCTTCCTTCTATTCTTCAAAAGTGTATTCGCGCATATTTGGAATATTCTGCCAAGTATAGCGACAAGGATATATGGAATGTTGTTCCGAAATACTTTGGAGCTGTTCAGGCACAGATTGCTCTTGTTACGAATACTCTTCAGAACTTCTTGGCTTCCGAGAAGGTTCGATATGGCAAGGATCTCTATGTTCCTCAGAAGCTCTTCATTTATGCGTTCAATCAACACTGTACCGAAAACAATCTACCCAAGACCAGATTCAATTCAGATATATACAATGGACCATTCAGTTCAAGGGAACTCGAAGTGAAGATTTGTACTCTACCATATGGAGAAGGAACGTATGTTGATAATCCTTTCATTATGGGTGTAGATCTTGTATCGTCAACATCTATGTTTACCGAGATTTAAATGTCCAACGTAATGTAAAGAGGAATGTCCAAAGAAAATGCGTTTGCGGTATTCTTGAGGAAACAAGAAGAACTACGCGCAGCGAATCCTAAGAATCTGGAAAATAGATTGGAACAACTCGCAAATGAATATCAAAAGAAATCAGCCCCATTAAAGAGACCAGCTATAAAGAAACGCGCTCCTGCTCCGAAACCTGCCCCTGTTCCCGCTCCGAAACCTGCCCCGAAGCCAAAGACTCCACCGAAAGTTGTTATTTCTTCACCTATAAAACAGTCCACACTTCCACCATACACAGTAACTCAAACATTCGAATCTTCAACTGCTCCGTTTTATGGTAAACTTGAAGATTATGTAGATATGCCATTGTCTTCCGGGATAACTCTTATTCAAGGATATTCAAAAGCCATAGGTGGATTACCAGTCACTGAAAAATCAAAAACAAAAACTATTCATTCAGATGAAGATATAAAACGTGTAGTCATCAAACTTGATCAAACAATTATAACTCTGAGAGAAGATACCATAACAATTTCTGGTAAGATTCCACTTGAGGAGGTGTTAAAGAAACTTCCTATGTTTGATGATGATGATTTCAAAATAACGAATAAATCATTTTTAATCACATTTGATAAATCCATAGATATATCTTCTATGTATGATGAGAATTCATATTGGACTATGTTTCAAAAAGGAACACCTGGTGGACAGCTCTATTATCGAGCAAGAAATCTGTATAATCCAACAGATGCGCCACTGGATTGGAAACGCAAAACCGGAAATGTTTCTTTAGAGACTCACGAAGAGTACTTTAAAAGATTAATAGCACGATGGCCCGATAAAAAAACAATTGCGTTCATCTACCAAACTGGTAAAATTGTTGTATCCGGTGATGTTCAAAAAGTCCTCAAGTATTTACAATGTTTTCATAATCACTTTAAAAACCCTTTGAAGAAAGATGAGAGCAAATATAAAGACTTGGTGGATTCGCGATATGAACAGGCAGGATCCTGGAATAATCAAAAGAATGGATACTATGTACGACCAGGTCCAAATAGTAAACCTCGATTTTATAAAGTTCCAAATAATCCCGCATATGTGAGACAGAAAGTACTTCGAGCATACGAGCAAGTTGGTGTCAAAGTTCCAAATCATGTCGTGACAATTCTTGGTATTCAAAATGTACAAGTGAAACCAAAGGTGGAGACAAAGAGAGTTACAAATTGGAACCTTGAGAAACCGGGATACTATATACGCCCTGACCCAGCCGGTCTTCCAAAATTCTATAAAGTTCCCAAAGATATTTCCAAAGGTAAATCAACGGTATTAGCCGCATATTCCAGAATCGGAAAGAATATTCCAAAGGCGGTTCGTAACATCTTTGGTCTTGTGAATAACCAAGAACACAAGGGCCCAGTTCAAAATCTGAGAATCCAACCAAGAATACCGACCCGTAATTTAAAGGCTGTTATTGAAACAATTGGACAACCGGCGGAGAATCTGAAACGTAAACAATTGAAAAAGGTTTTTGAACAACAGTTTCCATCACCAAACGTTTCATCCGGTCCAAACTTTAGAGTAGCAAATCTCAATCATTTTATACTTCCAGAATCTCGTAAAGTCATGAGAGGTGGAAGATCACGAGTACTCAACTCGTTCAAAGTTGACGAGATTCAAAAGATGTTAAGATCATACGATATATCAAATACATCTGGAACAAAGAGTGCTATGATCAATAGAATGATTGCGAAAAAGACTGCGAAACCGAGAAGTCCATCAACTCTCTTTAAGGTGGCTATACCAAATATAACAAATTACGAGTTGAATTCAGCCTTGTTGAATGTGACCAAAGGTAAAGAGTTTAATACAATAGTCAAGGGTATTCAGAAATTAAGACAAAAAGCTAAATCACTTCGGTAACATATCTTTACAAGAAGTATTTAAACTTGTTGCCATAGCAATCTGTGTAGCATTCTGAGGGGTTCCATCTTTCTGTTTTACTGATTCTAAGGTATGAGAAGTAAGCGCAGCCATAAACTCTGATGATTTATCAGATGGAAATGGAGAGATGAAAGCTGCCTGTGTTCCCGTGTAATTCATGATTGTATCAACTTCTGTAGTGTACCCCAGACTCTTCATCCATGGAATGAGGTTTGATGTACATGCTTTTACAGGAGCACACGCCATCTGAGCAACATTCGCATACATTGGATCGACTATAGTTCCTGTTTTTGGTGCTATAGATGTTAATAACGATGATCCGGTGAAGAAATTCATAATATTGGATCGTAAAGCTGTATTTGTATTCAATTCTGACGCTTTATAACCATTCTTTAATCCCCATAAAGCAAGAGACATAGCACATGGAACTATTGGTTTAGATAACATATTGTCAATTTGACCAGTCATATCCATTGTTCCACCACTGACCATAGGTATTGTTATATTAGTTGGCGGTATAGTAGTAGCGGTACTTGGTGGTGTAACTGATACATTATTTGTACCGACCGATGGCATAGTAGCGGTAACTGGTGGTGTAGTAGTAGGAGTGGCTTCGCAATTACCAGTTACTGAATAGCAGTTACCAGTTGAGCACAATATATTTGTTTCGAAACAATAATCACCAACATTCAATGTACCTAATTTTGGTGAAGTGACACATGTATTTGTTCTCTTATTCAGGGACTTTCCTGTTTCACAAGACACTATTACTGAATTACCTTCTTTCTTCCTTTTAATATAGTTTTGTATAGCAGAAACAATAGAAGATACGAAGCACAAAAAGAGAAGTCCTAAACATATTTTCATACCAATACCCATACCAGGTTTAGGTATTTGAATCATTACGGGTTGACCCATCAATCCTGGTGGTGGACCTGGATATGCCATTATTATAATATTCTTCAGATTATAATTTCACACAAGCCATTCTTTCGAGCATACAACACACGGTCCCAGAAATCACGCATAATTGGTAAATATTTCGGAAACCATTCTGGATCTTTTTGAACCCTGATGATTCTCATCTCTTCATTCACATATTGGACGAAATCACACTCTGTCAACTTTGTGATTTCCAAAAGAAGTTGAATCTGTGGCATATAATACTTTGGAACAGTCTTTGAGAATTTCGAAGGACATTTGATCTCTATGAGAAGACCAGATTCAGTAAGACCATCGGCTGATCCACCAAGCCATGTATGCTCATCATGAACCAAAAGACCAATTTCATGCGTCTTTGTCCCCGTCGTTTTGTCATAAAGATCACGTACCACTGGTTCCAAATCAATACCCCTTTGTGTGTGTTCATTTCCGAAGAATGTACGATAACCACATTTTTCGACAATGAGATCAGTTGGGCTTTTGAAGAAATTCTCACCTATAGCACACGCCACATCAGAAGCGGTCAACATATTTCCACGAAGTTTAAACCATTCATCACTCCTTTGGTCGTCATAAAATTTATTTATAAGTTCTTGTACTCTCGGATTCATTTATATACTAGAAGGTATAAATCTTTAACGCTTCTTTCGCAGCTTCTTGTTCAGCAACCTTCTTGTTACCACCTGTCCCTTTACCAACAACAATGTCATCCACAATCACATGAATAGAATATATATTACACGTAAATGATTCGACTTTATATATTGGTAAAGGTTTCTTGTTCGATTGACACAAACGCATGAGTTGATCTTTATAATTATCATCAATGTCCAAATCAACAGGGTGTTCAATAAGCATATTAAAAATAAATTGTTTCGCGTGTAAAATACCAAGATCGAGATAAATCGCACCTATGAGCGCTTCAAGAACATCTTCCAAAATCTTTGGGTTTTTATTCCATTCATTACGTAACCCTTTTTCATCCATTTGAATCCATTGCGCCAGACCCATCTTCTCAGATATAAGTGCCAAGGTTGTTCCTCGTACGAGTTTTGTGCGCGCCTTTGTCAAAAACCCTTCTTGGTGTTCGTGTGAATATTTATCATAGAGATATTTTGTAACTATAAAACTGAGTACAGAGTCACCTATAAATTCGAGATTTTCATATGATTCCTCGTGTGCGGATTTATGGGTAAATGCTCTCTGATACAGTGTTGGACTATTAATTTTTGTTCCTACTATGTTTTCAATGTCTGAAATTTGAATCATACTATAATTTATATCACATCTTTAAACTCTCAAGCTTTGGAAACAGCTGGGCGACCAGTCTTCTTTGCTGGTGGTGGTGCTGGAGTCTCTGGCTCTACAACTGTTTTAGCAACAGGCTCGTCGATGATATAATTGTGCTTCATGTATCGCTGGATGTTCAGATAGGTAATCTTGGTATCAGGTGGGGGCTGAAGGAGATCAGTCAGAGTCGCATCCATAATAATTTCCTGGCCATTCTTGAGGTTGTGCTCAGTGGCATACTTATTCACCGCCTTGGTCACCTCAGAGCGAGAGATTGTTGCGTCCGCCGAGAGTCCAAGGAAGCTCTGAAGCTTGGGAGAAATCTTGAGTTGTTTGCGGAAGCTGTTGTTCTCCGATCGCTTCTTGGCCTTCTCTCCGGTTGGGTCCTCCAGTAGCTGATGTACCTTGCGAAGCTCCTTGTGAAGAGACTTGATTGCCTGCTCCAGAGACTCGAGAGATGCCATCTTTTATTCCTTTACTAATCTTGTCTTTAATACCTGGAAAGACTATGAGAGCAGCTATAGCAAACTGTGGATATGGCATAAGAAGAAAGAACACGAGAATGTGCCATACTTTGAAACCAAAGAAATCCGAATTGAGAACATCTCTAATCTCAGGTGGTATCAATTGATCCATTACTATTGGATACTAACATTTTAAAGAAATGAATTGTAACATAGTAAATGACAACCTTTGCTGATCCTGCCAAGAACTCGAGTGGTGTCTACATTGCCAAGTGTACCGAGACTCGTACTCTGAGAATCAATGGTGTCAAGTATTCAGAGAGTCTGAAAATGTTCGAGGTATCAAGTGATGCTCTCGAGTCGTACAAAGAGCCTCTGATTACCAAGGCGACTGAGTGTTCCCAGTCTTGGTTTTCCAAGCAGATTAGCCAAGAGTCTCTCACCACCATGTATGATGACGATTTTGATGCTTTGATGGATCCAGAGTTTCAGCTTTTTGATGCCGAGCGTAATGAGATTTCACCAGAGGATCTGAAAGATGGTACAGTGTGTGATATTCTCGTAGAGTTGGACAGTATTTGGTTTGTCAAGAAATCATTCGGGCCTCGGTGGCGGGTACTTCAGGCACGAGTCCTTCCTGTAAAAATCCAGAAGAAGAGTTGCCTCCTTGATTAATAAAAATCCTTTCGTTATTATAAATGCCTATCGACGGGAAAACAATTGCTATCGTCGTACTTGTACTTCTGTTCGTTTTTGTCATATTTAATCAGAAAGCCAGTGGCTTCGTTCTCGGTGGATCAGCAAAGGATGATACAGTTGTAGTTGGCGAAAGCATGGCGAACACAAATATGCATAAACTGGCAGGTGTTCACGAAGTTCAGAACAAAGAGGAGCCATCCATGCCAGCAACACCAGCTGCTCTCCTCCCCAATGAGGTTCCAGTCTCCGATAACTTTGGTCAGTTTTCTGCTCAGGATATCATCGAGAATCAGAACTACCTTGACCCACGCAACCAGATGGGCTACCCAGAGACTGTCGGTGGTGTCATGCGCAACTCCAATCTCCAGTACCGCTCAGAGCCAATGAATCCTCGCGACCCAGTAAGCATCTTCAATCTTTCAACCATCCCTCCCGACACTATGCGCCCCACCTTCGAGATTCAGGATAGAGAGTACCAGTAAAAGCTTAAAGAATACAAAAACAATATTATAAATGGCGGAAGCTTTCAAATCTCTTTTGATTGAGTGGCTCGCTCTTAAAGAACATATCAAGGCGGCAAAAGCTGATTTGTCTGTAGTGAATTCCAGAGAGAAGCAGCTTGCTGCGCAAATCAAAAGTACCATGGCTACAAACAAATATGATACAGTAAACGTGTCTGGTACGAAAGTGAATTTCAATCAGAAGATTTCAAAGACTGTCAGTTTCTCCAAGGCAAACGTGACGAAAGGACTTGAAAACTACTTTGGTAATGATCCAGTTAAGGTTGAGGCGGCTATTACTTGTATAACGGATCTAAGCCAGCCCAAAGAGGTTGTATCTTTGACTATCAAACCAGGAAAGGCTAAGAATGAACAGTGATTATGATGTATCAGATGATGAGATTGAGGTGTCGGAATATGTATTGTCAGAAGAAGACTGTCATGACTGGTATTCCGAAGAGCTCTTGAATGATTGGTTTCTTATTCAGGAGGTTACAGGTACGAAAAGAACGTTCCATCAGTGGTGTGTGTTCGCACTCAGTGGTCCGACGCGGACGAGTTCTTATGAACTCCAGGTACCGATGTATATACAAAATCTCCACAAGACTATTGGTATCGATTGGTCTTGTGAAGATTTTTATACTTTCTTACAATAAAATGAAGATGACTAATGTTACAGGCCAGAAGGTTCTCGTACCAGCTATTCTTTTCGCTCTCCTGAACTCAGGATTTGTGTTCTTTGCCCGCAAGAATAGCCACAAGTTTGGACAGGGTCTTATTTTCAACACCATCCTGTTCGTGCTCCTCAGCTACCTGATCATGCGCTTCGTTGTCCAGAAGAACACCACCCAGGCTGACATTCTGGTCCCAGCCCTCCTCTTCATTCTGTTGACCCCAGGAGTTCTGCTCACCCTTCCCCCAGGCCCAGGCGGTATCATCACTTCCGGTGAGACTTCCGGTGCGGCAACTGCTGTCCACACCCTGGTCTTTGCCGTTGTGTTTGCGTTCCTGCGCGGACAGTTTCCCTCTTACTATTAGATAAATGTTTCGACATATAATCTTGGGTCCAGGGGGTATGATATGTATAGCCGTAATAGGAGTGTTTAAGCGTTTACAGGAACTTGGTCTCGTAAGTGAAATTAAAGAAATTTCATGTTCATCAGGTGGTTCTATATTCGGACCATGCTATATTTACTATAAAGGTGATATCGAGAAGATGCGTAAAGAATGTGATTTTAAGAACAAATACATGACAAAATCATTTATGAATCTTGTAAAGAAATGGGGTCTCATAGATTCAAAGACAGTAAAGAATCATATAACATCAGTCATCGGTTCTATGACTTTTAAAGAACTCTATAAACATAATCCAATAAAGTTACACATTGCGGTTGCTAATCTAAAAACTGGTAAAACTGATTATTTATCAGTGGATACAGCACCCGATATGGAAGTGGCAGAGGCAGTAAAGATTTCATGTTCAGTTCCATTATTATTTACATATACACCTGGATATTCGGATGGATGTTTGTTCGAGTGTTCTCCCTACGGACCGTTCTTGAGAAAACAAGATGTTTTAGAGATTACAAAACCATATGAAGATGAATATATAGAACCAACTACATTTTCATCATATATGTATACACTGTTTTGTAATTTCTTAAAAAATAGGATTAAACACGAATTCCCAAGAGTTGTTATCGAAACAAATGAAAATACATTTGATTTTCAAATGAAATCTGACGCTAGGTGTAGACTGTTTCAGGATGGGTATGATTCTGCTGTGCGTTCACCTTGTCTTAGTTCCTTCATAGCTAGTAGATGAAACGCCTTATCATAGGATCAGGGTCGATGATGGCATGGGCCTTTATGGGGGTTTTAAAACAATTAGAAGAAACAGGACAACTTAAAGATCTTGAAGAGATTTCTTCCGCCTCATGTGGATGTTTAGTAGGAGTTGGATATTTATATCTCAAAAGTGTAGATACATTGTTGAATAAAACATTTTTAATCGATTTCGAACCATTTAAACCAAATATAAAAACACTTATAAAAAAGTGGGGTTTTATCGATTCTAATCATATAGGAGATATCGCACGGTCTTGGGTCGGTTCAATGACTTTTAAAGAACTCTACGAACATAATCCAATAAAAATACATATTGCGGTTTCAGATTTGAGATATTGCAAAGTGAAATATTTATCAGTAGATACTGATCCAGATATGGAAGTGGCAAAAGCGATACAAATGTCTTGTTCTGTTCCTTTAATATTTACACCAAACGATACATATGTTGATGGTGCTTTATTTGAAATGGGACCATATGGTCCATTCTTGGGGAAACAAGATGTTTTAGAGATTCGATTTCAAAAATTTGAACAAGAATATAAATTCAAAAGTCTCAAAGAATATTTAGTTGTTATATTATCTTGCTTAACAAAAAATAGGTTCGAATATTTTGGGTTTCCAAGAATTCAGATATCAAGTGATATAAATATGTTTGATTTCAAAATGTCGAAAGATACAAAACTTCAACTTTTCAAAGAAGGGTACTATATAGCTAAACACCGCTCGTCTCAATAAATTCCCATTTTAAATCTTTACAAATAAGTTTCCAAATTTGATCTTGTTTATAAAGTTTTTCCTTTGATTTCAAGAGTGGAAAACATTCTAGATATTTATCTTCTGAAAGCAATTCACAAAACTTGTATAAAATATATGAATAACTCAAAAAGTTTTTACGTTCGCTCGGACAATTATCATGAAACGGTTTTTGAATCTTATAAAACATATTTCTCAAAGTTTCTTCGAGTTCTGCCGGCATATTCGGTGGTTTTTTATTATTCAATATACTTGTTATATATGGTACATGTTCATAATATTTATTAAGTTTACATTTCTTTAGACATTCACGAACCTTTGAATGTGTAATGAGATCCTTTTGAATCTTTTGCTTTTTAATTTCATTTTGTAACAAATCAAACACTTCATATGGAACATTAGAAACTTCTTTGGCTTGAAACTGATTGAGCCATTCGTTAAAATGATTTTCACGTTTATATGAATATGTCAATTTGTGTTCGGATTCTTGTTCTTCATTGTACCCTCTTTCTGTTCCAAGAACATACGTAGCAACCCCACACTCATTACATATCAAATCGGAAGTGTTTTCATCGTGATAGACATTTTTGGAATTACAGACGTTACATATATCTTCAAAGAAACACTTGTTACCCGGACCTTCACCCTCAACTTCATATAGATATCTATCAAATAAATCCTTTTTGTTCTTTGTTTCCTCGTACTCCAGAATGTAAGGCGCAGCTCGGGCCATATAATCGTACATCTTCTCAGGATCATCCTTTAACTTGTTTAAAGTATCTTTGTATCTTGCGTACATTTTCGTTATTAAAGATAGATTTATTCTTTTAAGTATGAATGTAATATCATTTTTTACAAGACACAATTTTCATATACATCGAATCCAAAAAATTAGAAAAACTGGACAACTTGTTGATACTAATATATTAGATCCACCTTGTATAGTTACATATGAATACAATCTCCAGAAGCACAAACATCTTCTCACGGATAAATCATGGCCACCTACATTTTCAAAGGGGTTTATGGTTCCCATTAAACGGGTAACATGTCAGGGTAATGATATTACACATGTTATAGAACCATTTCTTGGTCCACGAAAAACTGATATTCATTGTATTTTTATAAAACGAAAACCGGTACTTCAGTTTCATCTTATTGGGTTTACTTTTAGCATGTCTGAATTTATAGTACCACATTGGAAAGGTACAATAGAAATAGAAGATATCTTTTCACGTACAAGTCGGCGCGAGGTAGAATTTAATCTCTCCGAGATTTGCGATTGAATATTTGAATATGATTGGAGACGAATCAGATGGGTTTTGGAGAATTTGTACAATCGGACAGAGAATAGTACCCTTGGTGAACATCGAAAGATACTTGACATTAAATACACCAATAGATGGTTCCTCTATATTCTCTATTTGGTTTATAACAGTTTCTTGTTCCGCATAATCTCCTTTACATATAAACTTGATGTGAGAATCTTTCCTTTCTATAGTCATATATGGTCCAATATTTGACATGTCCCGAATAAGTTTTTGGAAATCTATGGATGGTATATTTGTTTGATATAACATTGGAATCTCTGGAAGTTCGAGTTCATCTTCATTGAGATCCAAGAGTTTAATATTATATTTACTCTTTGTCTTTTTCGTCTCGTTTTGAACTATGATACAAAGAATCTCATCCTTGAGTTCGAATGTTATAACATCATTTGTACCTATAGATTTTATGAGTCGAAAAATATTTCCGATATTAACACCAACAACTGCGGGATTCTTACACGAGTATTCCTCAAAATTCTCAGCATCCATGGTTACATGTACAAGTGTAACACGAGCTATATCAAAAGCAATCAGTCGCATACCGAGCTCATCAAAATATATGTTAACATCGTTGATGATATCCTTGAGAACTTCAAACAGACTTTTAAAAACAGATGCCTGGATTGACTTGAAATACATCTCTCGTTAATAAACGCTTGAACTTTTTAAGTCTTTGATTGTTTCGCATATGAATCCATAACGGGTTTGGCAATCTTTTCTTCGAGTTCTTTGGTCATGTTTGGAGACAAAGATATACCATAATTATCAAGAGGAAAGCTATCACCAACACCGTCCCATGGTTCGTCAAAAACAGAACCAACCTCTCTTGAATTGCCTTCGAAATGTACAGGAACCATATTCTCAAGCCAACGAAGAACTTCGATACCTACAAGGGTATTTCCATTCTCCTGGACAAGTGCTGGTACCTTTTTCAATCCTTGAGGAACACCGTGTATATTGATATCGTGTGGTTTCAAAAATGGTACAAGTACCGGGTTACTCTTGAGGAAATTTAGAATCTCCAGACAGTACGTACATTTTTCACTATATATCAAGGTGGCAACCATTTATAAATATTAAATGTATTCTTTTTTTAAATGAAGACTCTGATTTTAGGAATTCTTGCTATGATCCTCATCATCTGGTCGATGCGTAATGATAACGTAACTACCAAGCGTATCGTTGAAGGCTTCGAACCTGTCCAGGCATCTTCCATCCAGACAACCATCAATGCCATTCGCGAAAACGATTCCAATATTTACCCAATAGATACAGTCTATTATAACGACAATAAAGACGGAACCCAGTCTGCTCGTTTTATGTTTTACAACACACAGACACATAATGCTACCCAGTACGATGTGAATATCGATAAGAGCGGAGTTCCGTCAATCATTCCTAATGTTTCGCATAATACTCAGAATCCTTTCATGGGAACAGTGGATCACGAAAAGTATTCAGCATTCAGCACAAAACTCGCGCCACTTCCTGACATGGAAAAGATATATACAAAATATAGTGTACACTAGATGTTCTCAGTAAAGAATATACAAGAGATTCAACTTGAACGAGAAAACAAGAAGAAGGAGATGTATAAAGTGATTTTATCACACGCGTGTAAAAAGATACAGATTGATGTGTCTCGTGGAAATTCTCATACGATATTCCAAATACCTTCAATCATCATGGGGTTTCCTATAATACATAATGAATCTGAATATATAGCACGACAATTAAACCATCTTGGTTATACAACGTCTATCCTTGGTCCTATGACTATTCATATTCGATGGCCTATGAAGGTCAAAAAGAAGGAGAAGAAACTTGAAATTGAAGAAGATCAAGGATTATCAAGCCTCGTAAATCTCAAGAAAACTGCGGACAATATCAGAAGAAAATATGGAGTCTAATAACAAAGATGTCAGCAATTGATGTTTTTACAAACGTTTTGATGAAGTGTATGGTTCCCGTTATCCGCGACAAGTTTATTTACATGTATAAAAACCCCCAAGATATCGAAGGTGGTCCATCTCTGGTAAAGTTTCAGAAATATCTCAAGACGATCCATGGGTGGGAAAAGATTGAGATTGATAACCAGATTCGTGAGATTGAAAAGTATTCGAGAGATTTCAAGTGTTATATAAAAGCGCTTTATGTAGCATATTCGAAACTTATCATGAATAGTGTAAGAACAAATTCAATTCCCAAGAATACTCACGTCAAGATTCCACTCCCCGAAACCTTTGTTCACTATTGTTTCGTTCGATCAGCCAAAGATGTCTTTGAGAATCCTGATATTATCAAATCAGAGCATGATGGGTACAAAGCACTCGATAGATTGATCCGCGATTCTTTGGAAAGTACAATTCTGGATCTCATTCCGATTCAGAATATTTTGGTGGATTGTATTCCTCTGACTGGCGACTCTGTGAACTTTGATTCTACACCACCTTCTCATACATTCCAGTCACCACCACCACTTCCTGCTTCTCCACCAACACAGGCTCCACAAGAAACTCAGCAACAACCACCAGAAGATGTTGAGGAAACACGGGAAGATGCCTTTGAAGAAGCTCTGAATAAAGAATCACCATTCCCTTCTACACAGGATATCCCAAAGGAAACCGAAAACACAGAACTCTTTGAGGATGCCGAAGATCAGGTTGAAAAAAAACGTGTCATACAATAAGAAATGATATCCAAGGATATTCTTAAAAATCCAGCATACGCCGCCGCTTTTGCTGGTTGCGTGACAGCCGCAGCAATCAAATTCACAGGTACAGGTGAGAAGAAGAATTCAGAGATTATAAAGCCAAGTGTTTTTGTGGCTCTGTTAGTGTACTTTATCATGTATCAGGGTAATAAGGAACCAATTATAAAGGAACCTTTCTAGACGAACACAGTGCGCATCATGCTTCGCATAATGTTTTAAAGAATAGAAGTGTTTATTCATAAAAATGGCGTCCGTCAAGATGTTTACAGATATGCTTGATCAGTTTGTGACAGAGTTGAATCTGACTTTTCCAGAGAACAAGACAGTGGAGAAGTATCAGGCATCAATCGCAGTTATCAAGATTGCGAATCCACGACAGATTGTTACCAATTTTATGAAGGTTGTGAAACCCCATTCAGCAGCCATCATGTCCAAGAATGAGTCGTTTATTATGAATGAGCAGATTCTCCCAGAGGTACGTCTGGATGTAATGTGGACAGAGTTGTCTGATCAGTCCAAGGATTCTATTTGGCAATATCTCCAGTCGCTATTGACTATCGGTACAATGGTGACGAGTATCCCCAAAAAGACACTTGATAGTATCGAGAAGATGGCTCAGGATATGGCTCAGGGTATGGCAGAGGGTGATGGTGAGATGCCAGATATGTCCTCTATCCTCAATCTCCTTCAGAAATCTTCGTAGTGTGTAGTAAATGAATGAGTTGTTTGATTCAAAAAAACTTTTACAGTTTTGGCCAACACCAAAACAATCAGCACGTGACCGAGTTTTTGCCACAACTCGTTTGATTGTCTACTCAACTGCTATACTATTCATAATGCGCAAAGATTCGCGGTTTCTGCTTATAGGATCAATAGCTCTCTTGACACTCTACGTGATGTATAAAAATGGAATGATCAAAGAGTCTTATGTAAAACAGTACCAATCTATTAATGATGATAACGTCATGGCAAACGTCATGCCAACTGATTATATAGACAGACCAGACCGACCAAAAGCAAATATAGACCCCAAATCACTTAAAGAAAATTGGGACAAGATTCACCCATTCACAGAAGGAAGATGGTTTGCGGAACACAATTTTTACACAGCACCTTCGTCAACCATTCCAAATAATATGGATGAGTTTCTTCAGGCAGCATACGCGCCGATGTTCAAACCAACATGCCGAGAGGATGGAATGAGTTGCGATCCAGCTCTCATGCCAATGGGCAGAGGAGAAGATGCCGTCCAGAGAAGAGGATACCAACGAGGAACTATTTCTTCGTAATACATAAATGACTACTCTTGGATGGGATGTTGAGGCGGACGATATGCTCCGACCCCAGTCAACCTTTGGATATAAAGCAGGATATTCGCAAGTGGCCTACGATTTCCCTAATAATCACATCGAGAACCCCGTGAGTTTCTACCAGACATTTGTGCCCACCAGTACATATGCCGATGATAGAAATCTCAGAACCGCTCAGAGATATAAACTGGATCCTAAATTATTTATGAAAGGATAAATAAAGAATGGCATCCTTGTTGGCAATTGCCGGTCTTGTTTTTGCCGGAAAAACTCTCTCAGAGCGCGATAGTATACTCACAGAAGATTCACCTTCTCTCGTACAGAAAGCGTGTGACGCAAGAGCACCACGTGAACACGCCCTCGATTATATGGAAAACCGTAACCTAGCTCCCGATCTCGGACGCAGAATAGGAGATTTTAGATTAACACCAAAGAATGAAATTTCCAGTCTTCAAAATAGCAACACAGTCCAGTACCCATTTGGACAGCCAGTATATGACTTTACAAATAGACAGAACGTTTCGAACAAGATGAACAATATACCACCAGTGACTCGACAGAATATTGGACCTGGTCTGGGTGTTGGCCCTGATGTTGCCAGTGCCGGTGGATTTCAGCAGTTGTTTCGCATATTACCTAATAACGTAAATGACGAGCGTTTAATCGCACTTAAAGGAACATCCGGAGGACCAGCAAATCCTGTTGTAAAGGGTGGTAATCCCGTCCAAGGAGACGTGACTCATTTCCCTGATAAAGTGTACTACAGAGCACCAGTACAATCCTCTGCCCAGGGTCAAGGTGGAAATATTCGTGCCCCTGAATCTATTCCCGAATTCACAAAGACTGGGCGATCAACCATCCGTCAACAGACTGGTCCACGCGAAGGTGACTTTTTACAGTTTGGTCCTGGTCAAGCAAGCGTCTATCAGGCATATGGTGAAACAAATACCTATATGAAAGATCGCGAGAACAGAAGCAAATTTGACCGCCCTGGAAATGGGCAGAGAATGAACGTAACCGCCGACCCCCTCGATGCCGGTGGTATTGCTACCAATTTGCGACGTGAGAATGAAACTTCCCCACCTGGTGGAGTCAGTCCTGGTGTTGGTTTAGTCCAGAATTATATCAATGCTGGATTTTACGATTTGAACGAATTGAAATCGCAATTGAACCCACTTACTCACGATTTGAGCTTAGCAAAGGATGTGAACAAGAACAACTATCTTGCCATGTCTCTTTCTTAATTTACATCACAGTCACCATCTGTGCCTTGGGCTTGGGGGCAGCTCGCTGGTATGGCTTACGGCGCTTGCCATCGGACAGAACAATGTACAGACCACCACGGGGACCAACCATGATTGGGTTGCCGCGGACGTTAGACTTACCACTGGGACCGGCACCAGCCTCACCGGCAGTCTTGCGGTACTGACGTTTGCCGGAGGGGGCAATGGTGAACAGAGAACCTCTGGCAGATTTGAAGATGGGCTTCTCCTGGGTCATGTATGGGGAACGACCGCCTGTGCGCTTGATAGCACGGGGAGGAAGGGTACCAATCATCTTGGGAGAAGCAACCACACGTGGCTTACGCTCACCTGAGCGGCCAACAGCTGGCTTGCCGTGGTAAGTCTTACCAGTCTTGGCAGAGACCAGGATCACATATGGCTTACCGCCTTTGGTGAGGAGAATAGCACGACCTTTAGCATTAACACCAGACATTTTTAGTATGTGCTGATATTTTTATTTTCTGGCTCAACTCTAAAATGAGCTCTGGTATAGTTCAATTAGTAGCCGTCGGTGTTCAGGATATGTACCTTTCTGGGAATCCTGAAGTTTCATTTTTCAGATCAACCTATAAAAGATATACTCATTTTGCCGCATCAGTTGAACGTCAGATGATTCAAGGAAACGCAAATCCACGAGCAGTGTCTACTGTTCGATTCGAGAAGAAGGGAGATTTGTTAAGTCATGTGTATTTTACTTCGCAGGATGTCAATCAGACTTCTAATGTAAACGCAGATTGGTCCAAGATTATCGATCGCATTGACCTTCTGGTTGGTGGACAGATTATCGATACACAGGATTACACATATTCATCAAATATCGAGCCAGTCACTGGATCAAGCACTTTCAGCCAGAAATCTTACAATGGATTCTATCCCCTGAAATTCTTCTTTTGTAAAGATTGGGCGTCTGCTCTGCCACTTGTAGCTCTCCAATATCACGATGTTGAGCTCCGCATTTACTGGGGATCTGCCATTGTTGACCCAACTATATCATGCTGGGCTCGATTCATTTATTTGGACGAGGCGGAGAGAGCATTCTTTGCCAAGAAATCTCATGATATGCTTATTACACAGGTGACTCGTTCACTTGTTTCTCCTGTAAGCACTTTCGAGTTTGCTCTTGCTCAGCCAGTGAAATACATTGCTTTCGAGTCTAATAATTACACAGTAGCATATAATACAGGTGGACTTGGTGCGAACAGTGCTGCCGCTGCCGCTCTGAGAATGAAAGCACAGGTGAACGGTAACGATCTTGGTGAGCTTCGATCTCTTGTTCACTGGACCGATATTAACCAGTACTACAATACCGATTTCGGTTCAGCTGCTGGCTCTTCTAATGTAGCTATTATCCCCTTCTGCCTCAACACCTCCAAGATCCAGCCATCTGGTTCACTCAACTTTTCAAGAATCGATACTTTCCGTCTCCTGGTTCCATCCGGTGGCAATATCCAGCAGTTGACAAAGAACGGTTCAGGCTCTTACTTTTACGCCGTAAACTACAACATTCTGAGAATCCAAAATGGACAGGGTGGACTGCTGTATAGTTCGTAGTTTTATTTATATAATTAATATAGGGCTCTTCACGAGATGGAGAGATATAAAGCGATAGCAATACCATATCTAAAAATTAACGGCACATTGTATTTTCTAATGGTACATGATAGGCGATTCAAGGAGTGGACATTTGTAACGGGTGGATGTCGTAGAAATGAAATTGTAAACCCCTTGAAATGTGCTTTGAGAGAATTGGAAGAAGAAACGCGAGGTATTATAAAAATTACATCTGGATTCTATACTCATTATAGATTTAGGGTACACGATACCAAAGAATCACCACCAGTTACAAATATATATAGTGTTTATTTGATGGAATATCCATTGATGACTCTTCAGAATCAAACGTGGTATGTTGAAATGTTTAATAAACAGAAACATTTGATGGATTCTGATCTTATAAAATTTCGCAAACACTATGATGAAAATGATTTTATACAATTCAAATCGCTTGAAGATATACGAAACATTCCTAATTTATGGCCTATGATCAGGACGGAGGTTATTCAGAATAAAAAGTTTCATTCTGCGCTCTATTCACTTAATAAAAATTATTTCAATATTAATAATGACAAAGCGCAAAGAAGATATTGCGAAAGAAATACAAGGTCTTATAACGGACAAATTGTCGACCAAAAAATTATTAGAACTTAAAAAAGATTTAACTGAAAGTAAACATGGAAAGATGGAAAAGCCAAAACAAGTGGACTCATCTTCTTCTAAACGGGGGGAAACTTCTGGTTCCGAATGATGAGATGGATATGTTTTACCACGAATATGTAGAATCACCAACTAAACTATACATTATAGAACAAAAAACCAAACGATTTAAATTTTTCATAGATGTGGATTCTGATAATAAACTCGATTCTGTGAAACTCGCTCAAGAGTTTTCCAAAATTGTAGATGGTGGGAAATGTTTGATAGCAACGTCTGATCCGAATTTTGGGTTACATTTCATATGGCCAGACCTTATTGTTGATTCCAAAAAAGCTCGGTCTATTCGGTTGCGTATTTTACAAGAATTTGGGAATGAATGGGCCAAAATCATAGACGAAAATGTGTATACAGGACCTGGTCTTCGAATGTTATGGTCCTATAAAACAACAGACGATAGTTCAGTCTATGTTCCATACGGGTACCTCAAAAATCTTGAATTTTTCCCATTTAGTCAAGAAAAAACATCGAGTATGCTTCGTATGTTTAGTATTCGGTCGAATGTGGAAGGTGATGTATCTCCTCCAAGAAAAGAGGAACAAGATTCTGATTTAGAAACATTTATTCGTATCAATATACCTCATCAAACAAACTTGAAGATTATATCCTTGACAAAAAACGGAAAGGTGGTTGCCACAACATCAAAGTATTGTGAAAATGTCAAGAGGGAACACAAATCAAATCATGTATGGTTCCTGATAGACACGAAAACTAATACAATCAGTCAGAGATGTCACGATGAAGGATGTGCTCAGTTCCAGGGCAGAAAATATCGTCTTCCCCCTCGTCGACCGATGTTTAAAACCGAGTCTACAAACAAGGAAGAAGAGAATGTATTTTTGGGTAGCTGTAGTGATTATCCTGGCGCTCAGCATACTGAAGATACCTTCAAGGCCAGATGTATCGCGTCTCTCAAAATTTTCGGGGATAGACCGTAATGCCTGGCGAAAATTTCGAGAAACCGGATTAACCGGATATATATCAAACATGAAAGTACCTGAGGAATACCAGGACGAGTTTAGGAGTGCGTTAGAAGAGTATAAAGAAAACAATATATAAATTTTAAAATGGCGACTCGCACTCGTTCAGGACGTTCATCCAAGCCACCAGAGAGATTCGTTCCAATTGAGAATGTTGTAGACGATTTCAATGATGACGAGTACGATTCTGACGATCCAGATGGTGTTCACGAGTTTGATGAGGACGATGTTATAGATGAAGAAGAAGATGACGACGAAGATGACGAGGATGATGAGGGAAGTCTAAAAGATTTCATAGTTGATGAGGAGGAGGATGGTGATGAAGAGGATGACGTTGTTGATGAGGAAGAGTTTCTAGACGATGACTGAGCTGTTTCCTCTATTTACATAGAGTGCGTTTGTGTTTGAAGTTGGTTCGGGATAATCTGTTAATATTTCATAGGCTGCGAGCTCATATGGCGATTCCCACCCTTGGATAATTTCAGCATGAATATTTCCAGTAAGAATATCGTCAGTCTGAAGAAATCCAACCCATGGATTTGCTCTCTGACTTCCACCAGCCATTGCTACATAAAGATCAGATGGAGATACATACACATTTGAAGTTACGGTTATAGTTGACACATTTGAAGTTTCTGCGACGTTACTGCTCATCTTCTTCTACAATTGTACCAGAATTTTGTTTCATTCGACGATCCTCAATTTCTGCGTCAATCTTCTGATTTGCGAGCACAACAAGCTCCGCAATTGTCTTGTCTGGAAACTCTTTTCTGAGTTCTTCGACGACATCCGCTGGGTGAGGAATTGGGGGAACATCTGGCTTTGTGTAGAATTTAGAATTCTCGTCACCTGGTGTGATGTATGGTACGTCTCCCTCGATTGGTTTCGCAGTAAGGCCTCTTTTACGCTCATTAAACATGGCACTGGCCATTCTCTCACTCTGTAGGTGTTTGTCCATAATCTCTTGAAGCTTATCATTTGGATAATGAACATTCTCAATATCGGTATTATCTGGTGGAATGAGAAGCCATTTGAACATATCAACTACATAGATATCAAAAGTTGGATCCTCCTTCTGAAGACGTCCAGCGTGTTTCTCAGCCTCATCTTTTGTAGAGAAGCATCCTCGAATCTTGATTCCAAATTTATCAGTCTTCTGAGGACAAGATGGTCCAACAATAGACAGGCAAGCGAATGCCTGACCGGGAACAGTGATGAAATCTTGCTCAAGAGCCATTTAAAAAATAAAGGTTTGATATCTTTAAATGGATATTCGTACAAAAAATAACAAAATCAAGATGGATTGGATGAATCAACATGTTCCATATGGATCACGGGTTTTGGATATTGGGTGTGGTCAAGGTGGGGATGTTCATAAATGGAAAAAGTTGGGAGCACATGTTCTAGGGGTTGATCCAAACTATTTAGCGATTGAAGAAGCAAAGAAGAGATCACCTGGATCTACTTTTATCCATGGAACTATTCGTGATGTTCCATTGGAGATGAAGTTTGATTTGGTGTGTTATAATTTTTCACTTCACTATGAAGACCCAAAGAATTATAGTCTCATAGCATCCTTTGCTCCCAAAGTTGTTGGTATAGTTTCAAATCCAGATTCCATACTTACAAACCGTGATGATACGAGGATTTGTGTTCAACGTGTTTCGCCTACTCATGTATCTGTGTATATACCAGATGTACCATATTATAGAAATGGACCAGTAGTTGAACCATTGTTTGATCGAGTAGAATTTGAAAAGTACTTTGATATCGTTGAATGGGAAGAGTTTTCAATCTACGCAAAATTCGTTGCCTTAAAGAAATAGATGGTAATACTAGTGGGTAGAGATACCCACCCTGCTCTTGTAGCTCAGCTGGTTAGAGCGTCAGGCTGTTAACCTGAATGTCGCAGGTTCGATCCCTGCCGAGAGCGCCATGTTCCCGTAGCTCAGTTGGTTAGAGCATTGGTCTTATGTACCAAAGGTCGCGAGTTCGAGACTCGCCGGGAACACCATCGGTTACATAGTAACCGTTTCTTAGAAACTAAAAGTGTTTCACAATTGCGTGAATCAAAACGAGTCGTAAGACTCGGAATCTAAACTTAAGTACCAAATCGGGTCTTTCCGACCCGTACCATTTGCGTGAATGTCGGTTAGTCTGGTCTATGCCGGAGGACTTAAGATCCTCTCTCTTCGGAGGCGTGGGTTCAAATCCCACCATTCACATCCCTCACCGGCCCTGTAGCGTAATAGGATAACGCGTACGCCTTCTAAGCGTAAGACTGTGGGTTCGACCCCCACCAGGGTCATTTATAATCTCGGTACATACAAGAAAGAATGATACTCATCATCACTGTGTTTCTTTTGCTATTCATTCTTGTATGTATTACTTTGTCTGTCCGTGAGAATCCGTTGCTCACTGAAATCAAAAAACGGTATTCCATATTAAAGAATCATCTTCGAGAGATTGGTGAATTTAAAGGAATTTATACAACTGATTCAATCATTACTGGAACGACAATCAAAGGTGATAAAATTGGAACCAATGTAAACAAGGGATATGAGATTACACTCTGTCTCGAAGGTGGCCTTGATAACATAGATTCTGTTATGAATGTATTTCTTCACGAACTTGCCCATCAAACAGTCAATGAATATGAACACTCTAATGAATTTTGGAACAATTTTAAGAAACTTCGAGATATTGCTTCAACTCTAGGTATATATAGACCAATTCCTAATGTGAAATATTGTGGTCAAGAAATTGGTGATCCTATTTAAACTTGTTTCTGTATGCTCTAACGGCAAAGAAGTATGCTATAGCAATGATGAGAACATTCAATACAATCTTCTGAATGGCTCCGTTTACAACTGGCAACTTACCCTGAACCGTTGGGTGAAAAACAAGGGTACCAACAATACCAGCGATGATGGCATGGATCTGCTCGTCAGTCAGGTTAAAGATATTCTTGGTCTTTCTGCGTGCTGGTGTTGGGTCTATAGATGGCATAATACTCTGAACACGACCAGAGCTTGGACTCTCCTGAGCGATGAGAACATCATTAATATCACTTGCGAATTCTGAGGCTGAAACCATTGGTACTTCTACAATTGGCTCAATACTATTATTTTCCTGTGGAATAAGATTTCCAATATCCATTCTATAGTCTAGTTCATCTTATTTCTTTCGTAAATCGCATCACGAAGACGCCAGAAATAAGCTTTTAATTGTTCACGTCCAGTTGGCAATGGATTCTTCTGAATATATTCCGAATAATGAAGTCTACACTTTTCACATGGCATGACATCCTTTAACAAAGTGAAAAATTCTATATGTGACTGCGGAACCGGGTCTGGAGATTCCTCAAGGATACAAAATATACTATGCCACATAGCAGGTCCCCAAATGTCAGGATACATTTCTGTTATTACTATATAAATAAACCATGGTAACAATCGTTGATATCCTTGTAGCCTGCCATAACGGTGATACAAAAGAGTGTCGAGTAGCATGGGAACAATATGATGAACTGAAAACTGCTATTTTACGAAAAAATGAAAAGAAACCACCACCTCCTAAAAAGAATCCAACAGACCCAAATCCCCTCTCGATACGTGAATATGATGTCTAAACCTTTGTAATTTTTAATTTTGGGGCAGATGATGATGCTCCTCCAGGTTTTGGTTGATCAGGTCTGTAATTTTTATTATGATATTGCCACATCATCTCTGACCCACATCTGAAATTTGAACGTATAGGTGCTTTGTACCAAAAGACACAATCTTCAATCTTGTTTGATTTACTTGTATTATCAAGAACAAGAGCTTCAAAGTTTTCTGTACAAACATCCATCACTTGACAAAATTGTTGAAATGTTGGAAACACTCCAAAGAATGATTTATATAAGCGTTCTCTATTCTGAATAATATTTTCACGAAGAATAAAAACATAATCAACATTTCCTCGCAAGTCAGGGCTCATATCGAGAGCGTATTGTGCTGCTACTACCATGAATATTTTCCAATGTCTCCCATTCTGAAAAATCTGTCGAATGATTGGGCATTTTAAATTCTTTTTATCGTGAAGACAATCATCAAGGATTATGAAACAGTTTGGATTTGGTGCTCCTCGTATAACCATTCGTTTTTGACGAGCAACAACCTTTTCAATAGCCTCGACAGAAAAGTCATTATAAATAAATATATCAGGAACAAACTTTGAATAAAACTTGTTCCCTTCCTCTGTTGCTGATTGAACAATGCCCATAGGTACGTGTCTCTTGTTGTACATTAAATCAGCAATCAGAGTACTCTTGCCTGTTCCGCGTTTTCCAATAACAACACAGATTTTTTCGTCTCCAATCTTTGCTGGATCGAATTTTTTCAATTGAATGTTGTTATTCATACTACATGTGTGATTATATAAAAGAAATTTCCAGACACACTATAGGATGGTTCACTTTGCTAGAACCGGTACACAAGATTTGTTTCTCACAGACCAACCAACATTCACATATTTTAACGATGTGATTAAGAAAAATGAAAAGATATCTATCCAATCTTATGAGATACCTTTTGATCAACCGAAGCAGATTCCTGGTACTATTCTGAGGTCAACATTACCAAAACGTGGATCATTCATCAAGAGTATAACGCTTAAAGTAAAAGAACCACAACAGACTCCCCAAACAACGATATATACATATTACAACACATCCTTATCAGGAAATGTTTATGCGGTTGATACCACAGGTACTATAGTTACTACTTACACAGCGAATACAGCATATGCCAATACAAGTTCATTAAATTGGATAACAATAACTGGAACTGGAACTATTACAAGTGGACCTTCATCATCTCGTTTTTCATTTTCATATGGAACTGTAATTTCTTATTTTTCTTTTACAAGCTTTGAACTCGCAAATTTATTTGGATTCGATACAAAAGATTTAATCCCTTTGTATGGTGGATTTGTAAAGGTGAATATAAATAGTTCATCCTTTTCTTCGACATTAACATATGCTGAATCTGGATGGCTTCCTGGTCAAAATCTTTTAGCAGGATATGCTTATCCAAATGCCTTTTATGATACAGCTTCTTTATATATGGGTGGTCAGATGATTCAATCGTTCCCATATAGATATATCAAGATCAAAACACCAACACAGGATACATATACAAATAACCCATTAAGACCTTTGCTCGAAGGAGACAGCAACCCAATCTTTGAACCAAGAGTATATTATTCAGTCTTGCCATTAATGGAAAATATACCAATGACTACAAATCTAGAAGTTCAAGTTCGACTCCAAACAAGCTCAAATGTTATAAACTCAAACGCTTTTGCGTCTCTTATTGTTGAATATATTACTCTTGAAAAAGAAACTTCAAATATATATGATATTTGTGTCAATCAATTGAGTACGTATGGACCAGTTCATAGTATGATTATAGACGGAACTTTTGATACATATTCAATTAATAATCATAAACTCTTCGATACTGATCAGACGAATGTTCACTCTTTTGATAATCTATTCAACCCAGGTGCTATGAAGTCAAAGATTTATGTTTTTAATAATCCGATGAACATGTCTCGAATAATAGACCAAAAGTTTCAAAATCTTTCAGGGAATGTATATACAGAAAGTTACAACGTTCTAGCAGTCAGGGAAAATCTCGCCGGTCTGAGATTCAATTCCTGATTCGGTCCCATTTTGGGCAAAATTTCTGTTAGAATTTCCTAGGTATTAGTAATGAGGAGGTATTGTACCCAAACGATAAAGGTGCCATTCCCTCGTAACGTCTTTCCATCTTGCGAATACCTTATTAATATTCCAAAGGCGGGTGATTATATATCAAAGATCCGAATAGTATCTGATAATCGAGTAGGATTAGAGTATGCCGAATATATAGTGAATGATGAAATTCTAGAAAGTATTCCAGGAGATTTCATACCTCTTGAACAATCCTTGCTTCTCAGAACGGAACAAGAAAGTACGTATAATACACTTTTGAATGGAACACCATCGTACCAAGAACTTCCATTTTATCTTATTCAAAAAGGGCACTTCATACAACACAAGAACAGTGACCAAATTCGTATAAAGTTTAATAGTGATCAATTTTCTTCAGCTTATTTACTTGTTGATTATTCTTTGATTGATTCTAATGAACAAATTCCAGAATATAAACAGAGAACCAGAAAGATTCAAAGTATCAAAGTTCCTTGTGTCAATTCAACCCAGATTCAACTTGATACTGCTTTTGTAGATCCTATATTCGAACTCTACTTTGTAGTAAGAGATGTATATGGAAATGTTGTAGATCTTTTAGATAATGTTCAGTTTCTTGCGAACGATAATGAACGTTTCAATTTGCCAGCAAAATATTTGAAATATGTAGCCCCTTTAACATATCACAAATCAATTCCATCTCTACCGTTTGGTATCTATTCGTTTGCTTTGTACCCAGATGATATTCACGAACCATCTGGGTCTATGAATTTTTCACGTCTTGATCGCCAAAGATTCATAATCAATCTCAAGAATAATGCTGGTTCTTATTTTTTAACAATCTGGGCACAGAGTCATAATTTTGTATATGCGAATAAACCCATTTTTACCGCACAGGAAATGCTCTTGGATTATACGTCAAAGTCATTATCTTTACCCCAATTACAAGTAAATGTTTCTTATATAAATTATATAGGTACAGTCACACTTTTCTATACAAGTCCTGTATCAATAACAATATCTATTCCATATAGTTTTCCTTCCGTTTCATATACTACAACATCTAGTTCGATTATATTCTCAGGTATTAATGTTCCAACATATGTTGTAATTACTTTTTCGTCACCTGGTTATGCGGACCAAACCTCTTATTTTTCCTTTGATTTACCAGTATCATCAAACATAACAACACAATCATCAACCCAAGTATATTCCAACATAACTTCACTTACATACGATTATAGGCAACATCTGTTGACTGTTGGTAATTCTCAAGGAGATTTTAATGGTATTAATTCTTCACGAGATCAAAGGTGTTCATTCTTTTATAATTTGATTCAAGGTATTTCATATCAGATTTCCGGAGCTTCTTTTGTGAATCAAATGAGTAAAATTCGATCGAGTTTGGTAGATGGTGGATATTTTGTAACAGGATTATATGACCAAACACTTTTGAATGGGTCGAATGTATATTCACAAGGTCCAACTGGATTCCTAAGTCATTATATAGGTCAAAATAACATATGGACTGTTCAAGCTCCACAAACACCTTCGATGTACGTTACAAGTTCCACTATATATTCAGCTTGGAACAATGATCCAGTTACCAAGGTACAAATCAAACAGGTTTCGTGTATGAATCAACATACCCTTGCTTTAACAACATCAGGGGATATTTACGCTATAGGATTAAACGATGTTGGCCAATTAGGTATTGGATCAACTACTAACAAAACAAGTTTTGTAAAGGTTTCTATTTCAGGTGTTAAAAAATGCGCAACCGGGTGGAAACATTCTATGTTATTGCTTACAAATGGAGATGTTTATGCGTCAGGATTAAATACAGAAGGTCAATTAGGTATTGGATCAACTGCGAATCAGACAAGTTTTGTAAAGGTTTCTTCTGTGAGTGGTGTATCTGATATATCGTGTGGGGCATATCATTCCAGTCTAATACAATCTCTTATTCCATATACAACCGGTAGAAATGTAGAGGGACAATTGGGTCTTAATAATTTTACTTCACCAGTGACGATTTTCACACAAGCAAATAGTATCACAAATACTAGTAATGTATCTTGTGGATACAATCATACAGTAGCTTTGAAAACAGATGGAACTATTTGGGGAACGGGTCTGAATACTAATGGACAATTGGGTGTGGATGATATCATTAATAAATCAAATTTTACACAAGCGTCTACTATTACAGGAGTAACAAATATATCTAGTGGTAATACATTCTCAGTTGTTGTTTCTAATTCAAACATTTTTGTTTCCGGTTATAATAGTGTTCAAATAGGTGGACCTTCGTCAATTGTATTTACAAAAGCTATACCATCTAGTTTTACAGAACCCATTGTTTCAGTCTCGGCAGGTGGCGCTCATGCCCTTGCTTTAGGAATAACTGGAAATGTTTGGGTTGTAGGATCGAATGATAATGGTCAAAGTACGAGTGGTGGAGCAAACGGAATATTTTCTCTTTTGCCTCTACCTATTACATCAACATCAATTTCCGCAGGATTAACATCTACATATATTGTTTCATCAAGTAATACTCTATCTGCTCAAGGTACACTTCTCACTAATTTATATATATCAACATTGTATGAATTAGAAGTAGCCCCTTTGATATTTTCATCTTCTCTAGGTACTTTAACGGTCGCTAGAATAAATCGCACGAATGGGGCGATAAACTCTTCAACAGTTGTTCAAGGTCAACAAGTATCTGATATAGCCTTTTCAAATGGTACGTTATATCTTGGAGTTATTTCTGGGTCTGTATTAACATTTGATCCGATAAGTTTGAACCAAACAAATTCAATCAGTTTCGGAAACGTTCCTATGATTATACGACCAGATCAATTATCAAATGTATATTTGTGTTCAACGGTATATGAAACGACTTTTAATAAAACGGTAAATAACACATTCACGTCAACAAATGTGGCAGCAGTAACTGATTTCTTTAATAATATCTACTATACTAATGGTAGCCAAATAACAAAGATAAGTTCACAGAATAATTCAAGGTGGAACATAGGATTTACAAATTGTACAATCAATGATATCGCTGTGAGTACCCAAACCGGTCAATTGGCGGCGTGTGGTTTCTTTCCATATGGGTCTACAAATTCAAAGATTGGACCTTATAACCTGCCAACGTATTTCGGATCAGGTTTACAATCCGGAAATAGTGCTGGATTTGTATTTTCATTCGATACATCCGGAACTATAAATCCATTGGTACCAACGGTAGCCACTTCTGATTTTATATCGACAGAGTTTCAATATATTTTCGGAACAACATATTCAAATATATTCACACAATCGTATTATTCACCACCACTTCTTAGATATCCACCTTCAAGTCTTGACATTGTACCACCACTCCAACAACCGTCTTTACCAATAACAGCTATAATATCAAATAACGCATGGGGAAATGGAACATATGTAGTAAATTGTTCCACACAAAATGATTATCAATATTGTACAAGAGCTTTTGATATTCTTGAAACAAGTCCAGGTTGGAAAACAAACTTGGTTGGACAATCTGTACAAAACAATACGTATCAAAAGATAGATTTCGTATCAAACGTAAATTTTGTAACAGCTGGAAGTGGTATCTTTACACAATTTGGAAATAATATTGGTACAGATACATGGTCGTTTACTACTCTTCCAAATGAAATGAACTTCATAAGTATAGCCGAAGGTTACCAATTTACAGCGGCTATAGATGTAAATGGAAATCTATGGACTATTGGGCAAAATCCATATGGTCAACTTGGATTTGGAGATATCTTTAGTAAGCAAAGTTTTACACAAGTGACTAGTATGACAAATGTAAATAATGTATCTTGTGGTTTCGGACATATATGTATAGTCAGATCATCCGGTACAGTATGGTCATGTGGTTTAAATACAAATGGTCAATTGGGTCTAAATAATACAACTCAAAGTATATCAAGTTTCGCTCAGACGAGTCTATCAGGGGTAACTGCTATATCTTGTGGATACAATCATACAGTAGCTTTGAAAACAGATGGAACTATTTGGGTCACGGGATTAAATTCGAGTGGACAACTTGGAACTGGAGATAATACTAATTTGATTACATTTGTACAAATAACAACACCCCCTAAAGCGACAGCTATATCAGCGGGAGATGCCCATACCATTTTAGTATATAATTCAAGTATATGGTCAACTGGTCTAAATGATCAAGGTCAATTGGGATTAGGCAATATAGATAATTATAAAACATTTACCCAAATCACATCTTTTGGAGCAGTATCCAATGTGATTTCGTGTGGATACAAATATTCAATGTGTGTAGATTCAGCTGGAAGTACATGGGGTACTGGTAATAATCAATCCGGTCAACTCGCAGTAGGCGATTACGTGAATCATAATTTGTTTACACAACAGACTTTAGTCACGGGTCAAGAAAATATAACACAGATATCTTGTGGAAATTTGTATTATACAGCTGTTTTGACACAGACGGGAAATGTTTATTATTGTGGATCAAATGTGTACCAAGCACGTACAGCTACTCCAAACCCTGGTGGTCAATATATTTCTATCCAATTACCAAGTCCAATTATCGTATCAAATGTCTATATTGTTGAACCACTATCATTCACACAAACCTCAAGTTATTCAGTGAATGTCTATAATTTAGACACACAATCGTGGCAACCACTTTTCCAAAATCTTGGAGGAAACGTGATAGATACAACATATAATAGAAGAATAGATTGCCCTGTACCTAATAATCAATTGCTTTCCAATTTGTATTCATATATTGTTCCAAATCTTGGAGCTGGTGTTAATTATTCACTTGTAGAACTCGCGTTGTATTCAAAGTCGTTTATACCTTGAGAGCTATATATATCAAAAGTGCCAAAATAAGAGTATTAAATGCTACATATGCTTTAACCTCATTCGATTCCAAAAGAAGCTTTAAGATTTCATTATCGTTCTCCATATATATATGCCAATAACAAATGTTTTTGGTCCGCCTGGAACGGGCAAGACCTTCTATTTTTCAAAGAAAAAGGACACGATTTACATCAACCATGATATTCTCAAGACCCGTGAAGGTACGATTGATTTCTTTGAAAAGATGAATTCTTCAAAATTATCAGTTGTTATAGACGATTATGATTCAGTCTCGACATGTATTGGTTTAAATTCTATACCAACTGATACGAAAACAGAGATTTATATTCTTTCTGAAACAAGACTTGCGATTGGAAACCCTCTTCAATTACCAAGAGTTACTGCTGAGGAATTCTCGAAACATATTGGTAAAACAGTCACTGAAGAGGAACTAAAAAATGAAAATTATAATATGCATATTTTCAAACAAGACTTTTCATGGATGCGAGATCGTTTTTTTGATTCGTATAAATATATAGAAAATCTAGCATCTGGGAAGATTCCTTTTCATTATAATAAAGTATTTCATGAACATGGCCATTGTTTCGGAATAGTTCATGAAAACTATATAGATGCTACAAATTTAACAATTGATACGTGTGCGAACATGTATGATAGTTTATCGACAGCTGATATGTTTGATTCATTGATTTATTCTCAAAAAACATGGGATGTTGTACCATTTTTTATAAACTCTGCGTGTTTCATTCCATCTTTATACATAAGACCACATACGTTTACAAAATTGAGACCTGGGAGTATGTGGACAAAGTTTTCAAATATGAGTATGAAACAGATTCGACTCAAAAAGTTGAATAAAAAGATAGATGATTTGCGTCTCATTGTTTTGAAAGCGAATGCTGGAGACCCTTTGACTGAGATAACTCAAACATATGATTTAGATACTATTAATCAATTATCTCTTGATGTAAAGATCAAACCAAAGATTATGAATGGTTTGAAAAAGATTCGTAAGCTAGTCTAAAAATTCCTCCTCTTCGAGAATGACAGAGTACTTTATTTTCTTTGGTTGTTCATCTTCCTCCTCATCTTCTTCGTCTTCAAAAAGATGATGTTCCTTCTTGGTGTACCCATCCATTCTGTAAAGCGTTCTTCATAATAATTTCGGCTGGACTAAACGGTTCCCAAGAATCCCAGGTGTCGACAGCATCATTCACCTTTAAATAAACTGGATCATCACCTTCGTATCTTGAAAATGGTTCGTCCTGATCATCAACCACTTCTATATCATCTTCATCTGATTCTTCTTCGTCGTATATTTCAGGAAAAAAGCTACCAATCTGGTTTCCTAAAATGTTTCGAATGGCAAACTTCATACCATATTCAACATCCTTGGCAGTGACTGTCGATCGTCCTGTCGCTTTACAATAATGAGATGCTACAATCATCGATCCTTCAACAACAGGCAGGAAGATATCTTCCATTTATTGAATAAATAATATTTTCTATAAGTAAATGTATTTTGAAATCCTTTTGGCAATAATGTCATTTATTACTTCTGTATTATTCTTCCACTACGGACAAAAGAATAGAAAGGAAAATAGGAATGGTGTAGGAATCTTTTACATTATACTTGGAGTTGTTTGGCTGATGCTTACATTTTACAATGGTTATGAAGCATATACTGATTACAAATTTCAACAAGAGATGTTAACTCCAGCTCCAGCTCCTCAACCACTATCAAACGAAAACACCAAAATGGCTTTTGAATTGCAAAACAAAGGGATGTCAGACAATGAAATTGCAAAAGCAATCATTGCTAAAAGAGCTGGTCCAAAATAAAAACATATGTAACTAATAAAATGGGAGACAGTCTTGCTTTATCAGCTTGTTTGATTGTTATATTGATGGTAGTGGGTGGATTTATCAGTATTGGAATTGGTGCTAATAAAAAAGATGATAAAAAGAAGCACGATGCGCTTATAGGTGGTGGTGTTGCTATGTGGGTCGTTGCTGGAATTATATTAGGTATTCTTTGTGCTATTTATAAATAGTCCTATGTACTAGTTAAGATGTAGATATTCTGAGTCTGAGAAAACCCATTGAACGTTGTGGACGATGCGGACGAATATGCTCCAAAATTCTCAACGTAGACCCACTCACCAATCGCCAAGTCAGGGAGTTGAACAGATTCGGCAATCTTATCTATCGAATCACACGTTGGTCCAAATATCTTGGAAGTGAATAATTGACCGGCACGCTCATTGAATGGGCAAATATCAGGTACAGCGTGATCGAAATAGATACAATTGAAAGCCCCGTAAACTCCATCGTTCAGGTAATAGATGCGCTCATCACCATTTGTCTTTTTACCAATCACATTCAAAACAAGTGTGTGACTTGAACTGACAAAGAAACGACCGGGCTCTGCTATGACTTCAACCGACTCGTCAAACACCTGAATAGCCTGATTAATCACTTGAGCCATCTCATCAAACTGTTCATTTTCAAAGCCACCACCGATATCTAGAATCTTGAATGTAAATCCAAACTCCTTTGCCAGTTCGAAACATTCGTAAGATTCCTTGATAGCTTGTCTGTATTGGTCAGGATTCTTACACCCCGATCCAACGTGAAAGGAAACACCAACAATATTCAGAGAAAGAGTCTTGGCAATGTGTAAAAGATTCTTGGCCGCCTCAAGGGTTGCTCCGAACTTACACCCAAACCGACACATAGATGCTTCATCATTTACTTTGAGACGAAGAACAAGGTTAGCGTTTGGATGGTACAGCTTGATTTTATATAGCTCATAATCCGAATCAAATGTCAAGAGATCTACATCGTTGGCGCGAGCATATTTCAATTGCGAACTCATCTTACACGGGTTGGCAAAGATGATGCGATCTGATTCAACAAGGTTCAAAACTGAGGCAATTTCATTCTTTGAGGCACAATCAAAGTTTACACCTTGACTCGCAAGAACCTTGAGTATAACGAGATTCGGGTTTGCCTTGACTGCGTAATACGGCTTTACATTTGGCAAAAGTTCCTCCCACTTTTGAACCTGTCGAATAATCTTACCGATATCAACGATGAAAAAAGCATCCTCAGAAGATGATCCTTCCAAAAGAGAATTTATGATATCATAAATATCCTTCTCCTTTGGAAACACCTTGATGTTATACTCTTGAAGAAGGGCAAGATCTTCCATTTAAAATATTCATGCGTTTATTCTTAAAATGGCGGCAACTCTTCAAAAGCCAAAGACTTCAGAGGCTCCGCGAGTTCTTTGGACGATTCATAAACACCCTGGTATGGTATATACCGTTCATAAAAATGAAAAGACTGCGATTGTATCCTTTTGTAAAAAAAAAGATTGTGATTTTTTTACAAAAGCACTCGACACATATCACATGACACATGGAGTTTATCCACAGATTAGTAAAAATCTTCAGATGTACGGTACAGTGGATACAGAATCTTTGTTGACTCAAGATTTTTGGGTGGAAATGGATTTACATAGAATTTGTATCCAGGAATTTTTCAACCTATGGGTAGTCGACGAAATCAAAACCGACAAGAATGTATTTTCACTGAATGGTAAAGTTGTATGTTTTGATAATTACAATATAAATTATACAATTGGATATCTCTCTTCGAAATGGGAGCTCACATAATCTCCTTGATAACCCATGTAATAGTACTGATTGTTTGGGTAAAAGTTGCGTCTGTAACCGTTGTTGCCAAATCAGGAATCTTGTGGTGAAGAATAACATCTGTAGCAGAAACCATTGCTGATGATTTCACGATTCCATGCGTAAAATGAACGATTGGTTGTTTTCTTATAGCCTTTTTCGTAAAAATACGAGCGTGTTGGAATGGCTTATCGAGCACAATGTTCATTATATAAAGAACTATGGTTTTTATTTATAAATGGCTCACAATTTGTCAGATGCTCTATTCGAAATCAAGGAGAAGCTGACAGACCAGGAGTACAAAACTATTATGGAGATTACAAAAAAAGTATTCGACAAGACAACGAGTAAATATTATAAAATAACACACCTTGAGCCTCGGTTTGTTTTGGAGGATGACGAAGAAGATGATGAAGAATATTACAAATTGACGCTTGTTCCTTGTAATATGATTGTTAAAGTATCTGATAAACTCCCTGAAAAATTACTTACCGAAGATATTCCAAATGATCTCTTAGAAGATGGGTATTCTATTATAGCTAGAAATGACGATTACGATATGCTCAACAATACATCGGATACACCGATCCGCAACACACATTATCACATAATCAAGATTGTGAAGTTGGAGGACTAAGATACATATTCAAGATATCCTTGATTATATAATGCCTTGTTATATCAGACTCATCAAATTCAACGTGTCTAATCCCATCAATATTCCCTAACCGTGATATGAAATCAGAGAGACCATTTTCAGTAAATCCTCTTTCAACCTGAGTCACATCACCGGTTATGACAATTCGAGACCCCTGACCAATCCTCGTGAGTATCATCTTCATTTGATTTGCCGTTGAATTTTGCATTTCGTCGGCTATGATCCAAGAGTTTTCAAAGGTTCTTCCGCGCATATAAGCAAGAGGACAAATCTCAATAGTATCATCGGCCAAGAGTGCTTTGATCTCTTTTTTACTATAATACTTTCCAAGTGAATCAAAGATTGGTCGTGTCCATGGTGACATTTTCTGTTCCAAAGTACCTGGTAGATATCCATGTTGTTCATCAACACTTACAGCAGGTCGAGTGAGAATAAGCTTCTTGACAGCACCGGAAGCAAGTTTCTGAGCTCCGATATACGATGCTATGAAGGTTTTACCAGTACCTGCTGGACCTGTTCCAACAACAATAGGGATACTCATATTCTGAAGGAGTTTATTGTAAATTGCTTGGGCTCCAGCTTTGGACAACATTGTAAAAATATAAATAGTATACTTTTTAAGCTTTGGGAATAAAAGCAGTTCCTTTGAAAACTGCCTGTGTATATTTCATAGAAAGTCCAAAGAGAACCTGAACAAGCTCGAATGGAGGAACATTCTGACCCATTGGATTCTTTTCGATGAGTTTCATTTTATTGATTGGTTCTTTCACATCGATAACACTCTTGAGCCACATGACATGTTCCTCTGACGAAGCATCAAATTCCTTGAACATTTAATAGGTATATAAAACAGCTCTTTAAGCTCCACAGCAATTCTCCTTTCGTGGTCTATTCTGATACACTAAAAAAGCAACAAGGGCTATTATAGAAGCTACGAGTATAACGTTATTCTCCATTTATTAATGAATCAATATTTAATTTACACCAACAAATCCAACCTTACACTTACCATCTTTATCAGCTAACATACTGCTGTTTCCTGAAGTACATGATTTGAAGTTGGAATTCTGGCGAAGAAGGAAAAACAACAAGAATGCGAGCAATACGAGTAATATGAAACCTTTCATTTATTCTTCGTCAACATTTTCTTCAGAGTCCGATTCAGTCTCTGATTCTGAAGATGACGGAACATAATCAGAGTCTGACAAGTACTCATCTATAGAATCATTCGTAATCTGGTACGTTTCGGTTTCGTTTTTGTATTGAATAGTATGAACACCATATTCATCCGTACTGAGAATAGTCGCCTCACGAAGAACTGGCTCCGCGCTATCATCATCTCCCTCGACAACATAAACAAGAATACGAGTCATTTTTATAATAATACGAATGTTTTCTCTAACTAAAATCGCCACTGGGTATTACAGCTCAGGCACGACGCGAATGTTGTCATAGGCTCATCAGCACTCCTTGTCTGAAGCTGGTAATACGTCGTTTTCTTGGACCTACACTTTCTACACTGAAACATCCCATCTGGAACCTCATCTAATTTACTTCTACGGAAAGCCTCATCCTTACGCGCCTCCACCTTCTTCCGAGTTGTTTCATACGGTCCATCTGGTAATAATTGGCCAGGTCCCATCATCATAAACTCTTTGAATTTGAGAGCACCACTGAGTAGATTCGGAACAAGCACCTTTGATTTCTTCAAAGCATAATCGATTGCCAAGAACCTGTGTTTATATAAACTCTTGAACCATTTGTTCTCCCATGATGGTTCTTTTCCGGAAGCTTTCACCTGTTTACATGTCCAGTTATACACAGAGATTTCACAATTCTTGGCAGCCGTATCTGTATTGAAAATAGTCTTGAACTGCGCTTGGCAATATTGGCGGAGCATTTTATCTCACACATGGTAAAAAAAACTAAGAAGGAGACACAACTTTTATTTTGAATTCTTCAATCAACTCTTCAACTGTTTTATAATATCGATGAAGATCCTTTTGAAAACGTTTATTTGTTGGATCATGAACGTAGAGCCACGCTAAATTTGCTTTTGAGTATTTTGTAGATGTTTGATTTACGGTTGGTTTACGAGCCTTTTGAGTTTTTGGTGGAGGTGGAGCGGAAGGGGCGTTATAACTCAAAGCTTGGAGAACGGTATCCGCCAAATCATCCTTCTTTTTAGATTCTTTGAAAAAGGTTAAAAACTGACTATGTGTTTCAACCAAGAATGCTTCACACCTCTGGACCGCAGCCTGTTTTCTTTTCTTGTATTGAGCCTTCCCGGGTCCAGAAATATCGGGAACTTTATGTCTCGCGTCCCACAACTGAACATTTTGATCCAACGTCAAGAAATATGAATGTAAAAAATGCTCAACAGATTTCATACGCTTGTTTTGGTCCGGTTGTTTTTCTATCAAAATTATATCAGATGTTAATGTCCATGGCATAGAACGTAAATGTTTCAAGAGACATGGAAATAGACCAAGAGTACTCTCTGTTGGAATTCCTGATGCGTCCCAATTGTGAATAACCCGTGTAGTTGTATCCAACAAACAGAGTGCTAGATTTTTGGTACCTACATCAATACTAAGAATGCGCATTTATTAAAGGAATACAAACTTCTTTAAGAAGATGAATTGCTGGTGGTGTTGTCATCCGTATGAAACGGAAACAGTACGTTACCCGTACAAGTTATACAAGGGGAACATTCTCACCACTGGTCAATTTTGTTCATGGAATTGTGTCAAGGCATATGCCATAGACAAGAACAATTTAAATTCAATGGATCTTATAACGCTTTTGAAAAAGAAAACAAACGGTAAAGTCTCACACACAGAGCCAGCACCATGTAGAGAAGCACTTGTTCAGTTTGGGGGTACACTTACAATAGAAGAGTTTCGCCAAGCCGCTGATTTAGGTATAAAAGCACTTATACCGGGTGAAATGTACAACCCGGTTCATATAGAAAAAGTAATTGAGAAAACAGTCACCCCTACGATCAAACCAGAATTTGTATTAAAACGTGAGAAACCAATGGTTCGGGCAAAGGGTAAGTTAGAAACAACACTCGGTATTACTCGTAAGAAATGCTAAATTGTTGTTACACACGACCAAAAGAGCAAATATATTCGTACCCATTTGGAACACGTGTCAAGGCTATTTCTCATATGGATGCTCGTGTGAAGATCTTGAGTGTCATGGGTAAAAAGAAGGAGTATTGGGCATCAGAAACCGAGGATGATGTATGGTTTGTACAATTATCTGAATATGTTACTGTTGACGATATCCCTGCTAAAGATTATCAACAGGCTGTTCATTTAGCAGACCTTCATTTGGCATCTGCTCTGACGACCCCCTCATCAGAGGTACTGTTTTGTAAGCAAGAAAGATCGCTATAATCACATAGGCAAGTCCGAATATAGTACTACTCAGTGAAAAGGTTCGTGTACCTGGCTCGGAGCTGTTTTTGTTATATGGTATAAGAAGTGTAACACCATGAGCAAGGATTATGAGTGCGAATAAGAGTGTTAAAGCATTAATGATTTCCATTTATAATACAATGGAGAAAATGAATTTCGACGATCTTGTTGATCTTTCTTATGAGAGTGATTTGAAGTCAATAATCAATTCCATAAAAACAGATAGAAGAAACGCTCTACTGAACATTTTTAATGATTTGGATATTGATGATCCACAAAAAATTGCCGACGAAATTACCAAGCATATGAATACTGAGAGAATCATCATAAATGATTTAGTAGATGTTGCTGAGGTGGCAAAGAAACTCACACATGTTCAGGAGGAACAATTGAAGAAATATATTCACGAACTTGATCCAGTAGATTATCAAAAAGTTTCGGATGATGTTACAAAAGCTCTTGGAATGTCAAGGGTACTTATTGAGCGAGCTACTCCAAAAACGAACCTATCTTGGTTCCATAGGCTAACAGCATGCCTGCGAAAGTCAGCATGACGGCACCTGTCCAGAGCTGTGACTTGGATGTTGCCTGAGTATATTCTTGGTTTGTATTCATAGATCCATGTACCATATTTTGAATACCAGCCATGACCAAAATAAGAGCAATCACATAGAGAAGATGAGTCATTTATATAGTGTTAATATTTTGTTTAAAAATTATATGATTGACTTTAGAAGATGGACATTTTTGCTTCTTTCCATGTGAAAGGAAGACGACTTGTTATTGAACTCTTTTTGGACAAGTTTTTGGATTTCCAGCCCAGGACAGAGGAGGAGGTTGAAACATGTACACAGAAGCTTATTCCAGATATAACGAGTGTGAACGATATTTGTAAACGAAAGGAATTGATTCAACTTATTATTGTTGATCTGAACAATGGACTTATGTATGAAAAGTTTAATTTTACACTCTTTGGTAAACTCGTAAGAAACCTTTTAAACGAATTCCCAGATAATCCACATCTCAAGGAGATTGAGATTCGTAATTGTCACCCAATGGCCAAGACAATTTGGGACATTTCAAAAGTCCTCGTACCTCGCGAAATAACATCAATGATCAAGGTTTTTAGCACTTAGAAATAAATGCTTTTGGATCTCGAAGATATTCATCGTATGAATCGCGAGAAGCCTGATCAAAACAAGCATCAAGAGTACCATGTGTAAGTTTATATTCGATGGTACGAATCTCAGGGTAGGTTAAAGAACCAAACTCGGCAACAATATCGTGAATTTCACCATCATCTCCTTGTACCCAGAAATATTCCATCTTCTGGTCGTGTTGTTCACAGACACCTTTGATAATAACACCATGTTTGATTCGTTTGATATAAGCTCCACACGTCTTGACTGGGTTACCTTGATGACCGGCACGTTTCATCAAAAGAGCGACACGTCTCATTTATAGATTATATCGGTATTATCTATAAATGGACCCGATTCTGGAAAAATCAAGTTCAAGATTCACCTCTTTTCCAATTCGGTACCCAGATATCTGGAATCTCTATAAAAAAGCAATTGCGAGTTTCTGGACAGCAGAAGAGATTGATTTATCCAAGGATGTTGATGACTTTGAGAAACTCTCGGGGAATGAACAAGAGTTTATAAAAATGGTTCTCGCATTCTTTGCTTCGTCGGATGGTATTGTATTTGAAAATATCGATATGAATTTTGGATCAGAGGTTCAAATACCAGAAGCCAGATCATTCTATGCGTACCAGGGGTTTAATGAAAGTATTCACGGGGAGACGTATTCTTTGATGATTGATAAATTGATACGAAGCGAAGAGGAGAAGGAAAAGCTGTTTCATGCTCTTGATACAGTTCCTTGTATTGCCAAAAAGGCGGCATGGGCTCTTGAATGGCTGGATTCATCAAAACCATTTGCCGAGCGACTCTTTGCTTTTGCTTGTGTTGAGGGGATATTCTTTTCGGGTTCATTCTGTTCCATCTTTTGGCTCAAGAACAGAGGTATCATGCCAGGCCTTTGCTTTTCAAATGAACTTATAAGCAGAGACGAAGGGCTCCATCAAGAGTTTGCTCTTCTCTTGTTTTCGAAACTAAAAGATAAACCATCAACTGAAACTATATTGAAGATTATACAAAGCGCGGTGGATATTGAAAAAGAGTTTGTATCTGAAGCAGTTCCGGTGAAAATGATTGGTATGGATTCTCAAAAGATGATGACATATATCGAATTTGTTGCCGATCGTCTTTTGAAAAGCATGGGTATAGACCCTGTGTATAATTCAAAGAATCCTTTTGATTGGATGGAACACATATCTCTCCCCGGAAAGACCAATTTTTTCGAGAAACGCGTTGGTGAATATTCAAAATCATCTGTTATTGGTGATTTAAATTTCAATGAAGATTTTTAAGATCGAACTCCACGCTCACATATGTTTTACGTATGGTTTCTTCTCATATTTCATGAGCAAAAAGGTAATCGCAAGGAAAATAACAGTCTGTAACAATAATCGGCTTACACCTGTAATGTTTTTAAAGAGGGTATCTGCTATTGTTGGGTTTGCTACTATAAAGAACAAAACAGCCTGCTGGAGACTGATTAAGAATTTACGACGGTCGTTCAGGCATCCGCAAGTCATTTATGGTTATCATAGGTTTTAAATCGAGTTGCGTTCGGTCTGTTTCATATTGATCTTCGATCAAGCTTCGTCTCGTCGTCGCAACTTGAAAAACTTCAAGGGTTAAAGTTTCGAAGCGTGAATATAGAAAATGAAGAGCATTCAGGATCTCGATATTTCCAGCCTCACCTTCTCCGCTCTCCGCCGCAACCCCAAGGGTGGAAAGATGATTTACATCAATTCTGGGAATACTCGAACCGAGGTTGAGCTGCCACCTATGCGCGCTCCTTTTGGTCTGAGCTCCTTTACCGACCAGGCTTCTGGCAACGTCTCTTATACTCTGAATCTTTCCATTGAGGATCCAGAGGTTCTTCAGAGACTGCGCGATATCGAGACTCTTGTTCTCAATCATGTTACGAAAAACTCAGCTGAAATTCTTGGAAAGGTGTACACTGCTGATGTTATCAAGACTGTACTTTTCAAGAGCTTCATCCAGGATTCCAAGGATGGCAAATATGCTCCGACTCTCAAGGTGAAGGTTATGTATGATAGCCGCAACCACACCTTTGGTCCAGAGGCGTATGATAATGATAAGAACCTTTCTTCGATCGATAAGCTTCAGAAGGGTCAGTCTGTTCGTACCATTATCGATTTCAATCAGATTTGGTGCGTCGACAACAAGTTTGGAGTTTCTATCCGACTCCTTCAGGCTATGATGCTCTCGTCTTCCAACTTTACAGGATTCGCTTTCAAGACTGAGGATGAGGACATGTGCGAGACGGGCGAGGAGGAGATGTAAAAAGGAAGTTGCGCAGCAACTTTGGTCAGGGGAGGAGAGAAATAGAGTTGCGCAGCAACTTTGGTGGGAGGAGAGTTGCTTCACAACTCTGTAGAAAATGTAGAGAATATATAAGATAATGTTTACAAAAAAGAGTAAACCACGTGAATATATAATACAAAAAAAGCTTGCCAAGAGTTTTCCAGGTTATGTACCCCGAGCGCACGAATACAAGAATGGAACGATTTACATGGACAAAGTACGTGGCCCAACACTGTATAAATATATACAAACTGCTTCTGATGCTTCTGTTATTCGTATTATAGGACAAGTGCTTGGTTTACTGAAAAAAATAACAACAAAATTCCCACGTTTCAGGCACAACGATTTACACTTAAAGAACATTATGATTGAAAAAGGTCATCCGGTCATGATCGATTTTGGTCTCGCGGGTTCTACTGTACGAAACAGAGAATACGGGTTATCAAAAGCAACGAAACCGATTTATGATATTCATTATTTTCTAAACTCTGTGTTTACACAAGTGCGTAAAAATCCAGCACTCTATAAGAGATCTTATTCGTGGTTATTGAAAGCGTTGCCTGTGGGATATCGTGGTGCGAATACTGTCCACGTCAAAAACTATAGACTTAGGCTCTGAATGCGGCCATACCTATAGCGAGGAGCAGAGTGTGCCACCAAATGTCAATTGGCTTGATGACTGTGATGTAACGGACCATAATCTTGTTCCACAGAAGATTCATAATCAGTGTAAGGATCAGAATATACAGGAGGAACACAATCAGATTGTTAAGAAACTCTTTGGTGCTTCTGGATTTTAGGATGGTGAGCATTTTTAATATGTTGATAAAAAAATATGGCGAGACTTCCTTTATCTGGAACTGAACCAATTTTTGATAGTTATATATGGGATTCTCCAAAATATATCAACGCGTGTAACTGTTACGACTACGCACTGGGTGATTGTCACAAACGATTCCAAAAAACAACTCCTGGGGATAACTCTCGTAAAAATTGGAAGAGAGAATTGGGACTACGAGCAGATCAGCATGATAAAAAGGATTTTATAGCACGAGTCCAGGATGATAATCCTAAAACTGTATATAGAACAAATATACATGAAAAGTGTAGACCTGGGTATTACAAGGTTATGGCTTTTATAGCACCTGGACAAGATTTCCATTGGTACCGTCAGAATGGTCAATTGCGTTACAAAATACGTAGAGGTGATACGATACAAAACATCGCGCGAATGTTCAAGACGAGAATCGTAGATGTAAAAGATGCTTTAACGAGAGCTTCAAATCCTCTGGGGAAAGATGATGGTATATTTACGGATCAGGATCAGCTTGATAAAGTGTGTATACCAGGTGGAACTCTCCTTCCTTCTTTTGTTGGTAAAGTAATACAGATACGTTGTAATATATGGAGTCACAAGAGAGGATGGGGAGAAGGTCCACTCGTCACTGATGCGTCCGGGAAACTTATTACAAATCCTTTAAAAGCGAATAGATCATATGGTCTAGGCTTAAATTATTCCAAGTTTATATCTGCGTTTTGTGTGAAAAAAGGTAAAGTTCATACCGGTTCAAATTCTGTGAGAAATTCTAATAATTCTTCTTGAGTTTCAAAATCCAATGAAAATATTCTATAAAATACGGATAAATCAGAAATCTCAAATGTATTTATATATTCTAAAGGTTCTACAGATATTGAAACCTTATATTTTATAGTATCAAAAGGTTCTCTACATACTGGACATGTTCTCTGTCTCTGTTTCCAGTTTTCTAGACATGGTATATGAAATGAATGAAGACACTCGAGTGTTCTCACATTGCTTTCAAGTTCTTCGAGACAGATCGAGCATGTCATTACTATGTATAAATGAATTAATCTTTTCAGTTATCCGCGGGGGTGTTTCAAGTCCGTCAACAACTAGAACATTTGATTTTGTTCGTATATACTTTTCATATCTTTCGTGTATTTCTTGAAGATATTTCAAAGTGACTTTTGAATCTCCAGTTTGTCCTCTAGTTTGGAGACGATTGAAACACACCTCCGGAGGAGTTCTTATATATACTATAGCGTCTGGTTTCCATCCGAGTTTATCGTGAACAAATCGATAAGCCTTGTCTTCATCTGGAGTGTGTTCCAATAGATTCCAGAAAACTTCGAGTGAAGAGTCTGGAGATCTTTCAATAATACCCTTTTTTATCTCATGAAACCCCTTGAGAATTGAAAGTTGTAGAACAAGTCCCCACCTGTTGGGATCGGAATAGAACAATTCGAGTGGCCAATCATCAATAGGTTCAAGAATTCCACCAAAATTTTTAATCTGTACAGACTTACCTGAAGCAATATTCCCTTCAAATGAAATTCTCATGTTAGATAATAAACATATTTATTCTTTATCTTTGGTGCCATCATATTCAAAGAGTTTACATGTGGGCATCTCAAGCTGGGAAAACTCCTGAAGATTTCTACGGTACTCGAGTGGGGTTGTTATGTTCATGTTTTTAATCAGATTATCATTGTAAAGTCTGGAGGATACATTGTCGGTAAAGCATCTGCCGTCAGCCATTCCAAATCTAGTTGACATTTACTGTACTCTGTGAAAAAAGATGTGCCTTCCAAGAATCGAGGTGTAACCCCTGGAAATACTGAAACTGATCCGTCTTTTGGTTCGCAATCGTAGCAAGCTTACACTGGGGCAGAACATTCGTAAGCATCACATATGTATCGATGATATCGTCAAGCGACTGTGCCCCGGTGATGATGATGCTTCCAGAGCAGAAGATGCTTATGGTCGCTTTGTCAGTCTTTATCTTGACTGCGGAGTACGTCTCGGGGTTGAAAGAAACTTTGTTCCCGGTTTCCTTCATCACCTGGATAACGGTCGAGAGGTTCAGGGTGTACTTCATCACAAAGTTGGAGTTGATCATAACCACCCTGTACGTTGGAATTGTAAAATCTTGATCGTTGAAAATCTGCTTCATGAGTGCGCAAATCTGCTTTAAAACCAGTGAACTATCATCCAAGTCAGAACAGCCCGTGATGTGGATAGACCCATTCGGAAAAAGTTTGATTGATTTTTTCGAATACGTGTTGCGATGCTCGATGGTAACTTGATTAAAGAACTTATTCTCCTTGACAGTCCACAAAAACCCTTTGATGTTGATGATATTCTCGCGAAAAGTTGTCTTTATGGCAGGAATATCAAGAGTGCGATTGAAACTCGCAACGATAGTTATAGTTGTTATGCGCATGTAGGAAGCTTCATCAGTCTTGGACTGGATCAACCGTTTCAGGTACCCGTTCATCGTATGTGTTTGATTCGTAAACTGAATCCTCTAAATCCTCGAAAACACAACTTTCTTTTTTTAATTCCCCGGTACATATGATTTGATATACGGTAACAACCAAACCATATTTATCATTGAATGGACCATACACCTTTTTGATTTCGATAATCATATGAGCTTTTCCGGGGATGATTTCCTTTTTGGTATGAAGATATTCCCTTTTCGTATTGAAAAATTGTGTTGATTTATCAATCTTTACCCGAAATGTTTCATTATATATTCTCGAGTCTCGCGTTGTTTCATCAGGTACCAACATCTCCTCCGTGTCAAGGTACCAATCGATAAAGTCTCTCGAGAGATCAGATACTTGTATATTACCATACTCATCAGGAACAGATGAAATATATCCCGTAAGTTGCTTTTTAATCGGAAGACTCATTTCATGAATAATGATTAATTTTCTTAAGTTATTATAAAATGCCTAAACGAACTCCGAGCCCATGGGCACTTGCCGTCCAGAAGGCGCGTAAAGAACTGGGTATCATAGGTTTCCAGTTGATTAAGAAGGATTCGGATCTGTACCGTCTCGCTATGCACTATTATAAAAGTTAAAGAGCTATCTGTTAAAAAAATAAATGCGTGTATTCGTACGCCATTGTAATCATTCTGCGAATAGTGCGCATAAACAGAGATATTCTTGGTTTTCACATGAAAAGTGTTTCAAGAATCTTTTGAAAGTTTTCAAAGGCCATTCTATAACAGTTTTCTTCGATGGAGATCCAACAAATCATTTTGTAAGTAAATATTCAGGATTTACACTCAAAGTGTGTGAAGATGGAGGATCAGATGATAAGTCTTTAAAAGGACTCAATGAGTATATTCAATCGTTAAATATTCCAGATGATGAAATTATATATTTTTGTGAAGATGATTATATTCATAGACCAGGTGCTCCTGAAAAAATCATAGAAGGTATTTCAATCGGAGCTGATTATGTAACTCTTTATGATCACCCAGACAAATATAATCCATATTATAATGCTATGAATCTACCAGGTATAGATTTCCGAACTCAGATTGTTATGGGACCAACAAGTCATTGGAAAACTGCGCCAAGTACAACTAATACATTTGCGTGTAAAAGTTCTACTTTAAATGCTGATTATAATGTCAATTTGAAATATCTTAATAGAGATCATCATCGTTTTCTTGAACTTTTTGTTCATCATAAAAGGTCTCTTATTACACCTTTACCAGGATTGTCCACCCATTGTGAAATTCATTTATTGAGTCCATATATTGATTGGGAATCGGTTCTACGATCCACATGATAAACACCCTGGTTCATAGCGACACACCTGTGGCTCAATAGTCACTTGAATCGCAGAAGCCTTTGGTCGCGTATGAATATAATAAGAACCGGTCTTGAGGCCCTGTTTCCACCCATACATATGAATACTAGACAATTTCGAAGTATCTTCAACATATAGATTCATACTCTGGGACTGACACACGAATATACCACGATCTCGAGCCATATCGATCAAGACTCTTGGACTAATTTCCCACGCAGTCTTGTACAGATCCTTGAGTCTCTGTGGTAAACCCGAAATATCTTGAACAGATCCACCATTACGAATAATAGCATTCTTCATATTCTCTGACCAGAGCCCAATGTCTTGGAGATCCTGGACCAGATGCTTATTCACAATGGTAAATTCTCCGGCAAGAGTTCGACGAATATAAATGTTTGTGGTATACGGCTCGAAACATTCGTTATTTCCAAGAACTTGGGATGTTGTTGCGGTTGGCATCGGAGCAATCAAGAGAGAGTTATATAGTCCATTCGTCTTGATTTTCTGTCGCAAAGCATCCCAATCATGGTGAGGTTCAAATGTAGACCCGGCCAAATCAAACTGTAAAAGTCCCTGGGATGCCGGAGAACCAGCATATGATTCATATGGGCCGTGGACCCGAGCCAACTCCGAAGATGCTTCCAGAGCCGCATAATAGATGGTTTCAAAGATGCGTGAATTCAATTTCCTAGATTCTTCAGAACCATATGAATATCCAAGCATCATAAACACATCGGCGAGACCCTGAACACCGATACCGATTGGGCGATGCTTCTCGTTTGATGTTTTCGCCTCCTTCACTGGGTAGAAGTTCTCATCGATAATCTTATTGAGATTCAAAGTCAATTGTTTCGTTACTTTGTACAATTGATCAAAATCGAAAGCGTATTTGGAAACGCACGAAGGCAAAGAAATACTTGCCAAATTACAGACTGAAATCTCTTCGGCATCTGTGTACTCTAAAATTTCGCAGCAAAGATTCGATCCAGTCAACGTACCAAGATTCTTCTGATTCGATCGAACATTACACGTATCCTTGTACATGATATATGGAGTTCCAGTCTCAATCTGGGATTTGAGTATTGCTTTCCAAATCAAAGCAGCTGGGACAACTTTCCTCTCCTTTCCTTGTTCAATGTAATACTGATACAGAGTCTCAAAGTCTTTGCCATACGTATCAGATAGACAGGGACACTCATCGGGATCAAAAAGGTACCAATCTCCATTCTGTTCAACACATTTCATGAACAAATCAGGAATCCACATTGCCAGAAACAGGTCGCGACACCGAGCTTCCTCATCACCTTGGTTCAGACGCAACTCCAAGAAATCGAAAATATCTGGGTGCCAAGGCTCCAAGTAAATGGCAAAAGACCCTTTGCGCTTCCCATTCTGATTGGAATATCGCGCAGTTGAATTGAAAACACGAAGCATTGGAATAATTCCATCAGATTTTCCATCGTCGGATGTTTTAATACGAGACCCCTTTGACCGGATATGTTGTGCGTGAATACCTATACCACCCCCATGCTTCGATATAAGAGCACAGTCGCGTAGAGTTTTATAGATGCCATCCATCGAGTCATCTTTGATCTTTGTAAGAAAGCAAGAAGACATTTGTTGATTGTGTGACCCGGCATTAATCATTGTTGGTGTTGCGTGGATGGCTTGTTTCAGAGAAAGCATCTCGTACGTTTTTTCAACATTCTCCTGATCTGATCCATGAATAGCACGAGCAACTCGAAGAAACATTGCCTGTGGAGTTTCATTCTTCTGGAGATAGATCTTCTCCATCGTCTTGAGACCAAAGTATGTAAAGTCATTATCACGATCATTATCTACAAATGGTTCATTTGGTAGTGGAAAAGTTTTATGCATATTCGAAACGTAAATACGAACAGCAAGGGTGTCATAATCCTTCTCCATCGTTGACATATTGGAAGCAATGTCAGCCGATACTGTATCTAATTGAGTCGTGGTGATCCCGTCGTAAATATCAGCAAGTGTCTTCTGAGCCACCTTTTCCGGCTGAACATTCAAACCTGTTGATAATTTACGTATCCTCTCTGTAATCTTGTCAAATTGGACATTTTCACGGGTACCATTTCTCTTTATGACATACATTTGTAAAAGAACAAATCTTTTTTTTAAGTTGTAATAGTAGAAATGAATAATACATTATCTGTAACTTTTTTTTCAAGCTCGAACCAGGAATATCTTCAGAGGGAGATTGCGAAATCTGTCCTTGACAAGACATCATACAAGATTGGAAGACAGAATGATGGTGATCTTTTCAATTTAATGAAAAAGTACTTTACTGAACTTCGTCGCGAGCCAGATACTGACATATTGAATCAGGTTAGGGATATGAATTCGGCAGTTGTAAATTCAGCAACTTCAACAATCTCCACAGGAATTCTCCAGAATATTGGATACCTTCGTGATATATCTTCAAACCCAGTTCCACCTGCTCAACCAAAGAGTACAAGTGCGTACGGTTTACGCCTGACCAGAAATTAAGGGTAAAACTGCTGAGTATACTAAATGAATGTTTTACGAGACGAAAATCTTCAGATATGTCATTACAAGGGGTGGGTAAAAGGTGCGTCAGTCACAACAATCTGGCTCTTGTTGACAGAAGAGATGGGAGAACTTGCGTCAGCAATCAGACAGCGACAGGGACTTTACAAAAAGGATAGAGCAGGGTCAGTAGAGGATGAGTTAGGGGATGTGTTTAGTTACTTGTTCCAGTTGGCATCAATGTTGAATATAGACCTTGATAACATGTGGAGACTTCATAAAATTAAAATGGTTCATAAAATATATAATGGTTGAGTGTTTGAATGTAGATAAAATCGACCCCTTCACCGCAACAAACACGTTTGGTGTGTCTTATAATGGTGGGTATAAACCAGATCCAACAATCTCTTGGATCGCGGCTGACGACAATTCTACAGGAGTAGCTTACCAGGAGCCCGTGCCTACAAATAGTTTTAACCCAGCTGCTCCAGCATATTTCAATACATGCGAAGCTCGTCGGTTTGATCCAAGAGAGGGTGGAGTTCCTTTAAGAAACATACAGTACGACGACAAGACACATGTAGAGCCACAAATCAAACAAATTCCTTTAATTGAGAAGAAAGAAGAGTCAAAATGCGACATGAAATGGAATCTCTTTATTGTACTTTTGGTTATAATGATTGTTATATTCATTTCTAGATTGGAGTAATTTTTCGGGATTTTATGATTGGGTTTACTTTTTTTAACAAGTCTCTCGACTCTTGAATATTTTTTTGAATTCCTTGGCACATATGTCTTTCGAGTTGGATACAGTTTACACAAAATTCAAAGGAGCAGCATTTACACTTGAATCCCATTAGGCCGCATCTCTTGCTACAGAATTGGCATACTGCCATGTGATTTTATCTAATACTTGCCAATATTCTCTAATTTCGGGAACTACGCATTTGTACACCTTTGAAACCTCGAGCATCGCAGAGTTTGTAAACTGCCTTATAGTAGCCAGTTCGTCCAATAGAGATTTATTCTGCTCAAGCATTCTTCTGAAGATATCAGACGCTACTACAATACATGTATTCAGTATTGTCGTAATCTCTGTAAACTTTTCGCGAGCCTTTTCGCGAATCTGAATCTGTTTCTTGAACTCCTTGAGAGTGATTTCATTCGCAAGATACTTGATACGAAGAAATCTATTATTATCTATGTAATTGACATTTCTCTGATAATTTGGAATCTCATAGTTTTCGATATGGTGGCAGACTCGCAAGGCGTTCATGATATTGATAACATTTGTCTCGTCCCTTTCGATTGTCGTAATTCTCCTTCTGAAATGGCTTGGTTCAGGTAATCCTCCACAAGGTATATCACCAATTTCTCGACGCGGGTCAGCATTCGGGTTTTGTGCGAGATATTCGAAATAGTGTGGATTATGGACAACTCCTAGAATAATTTCACCGGTAGTCCAAGAAAATGGTGTTTTACACTGTACACAGAACATTTGGTTACAACCAACAATCTTGTGAATAAGAACTTTACACTTTGGACAATTACGAGTATCTTTTTTGATCATTTCAATCGTTTCAACAGTTGTAGGATCACAAGTGTGCTCTTCTGTCTTTGGTTCGTGACACTTGTTACATATAGACATGTCACACATTCCACACTTTGAAGTGACCGAATCTACAAATCCGCGACACTCTTCTCCTGGACATCTTATGATCATACTAGCTCGCATTGTATTGGTGGGACGAACACGGTTTCTATTATATCCCAAAAGTTGTATTTTGAATTCAAGGAAATGAACATCTCTCAGTTTCTTATCATGTTCTGCCATCATCTCCATAGTAGCCTGATATGTAGCAATAGCAGCATCATCACCATGAGTGTAAAAATCAGCTGATCCACGAATATTACGAACTGTACGTTCTATATTCTTTGCCTCCTCTTTGCGAATTTCTACGAGTGTTACCATATCATTGTGTTTCTTATAGAGAATTGCTTCTTCGTTCACCTCTGGCATGAGAGCAGTTTCAAGATCAAACAAGATTTCCTCACGCCTCTTTTTGTACGTATTATTCACGAACGAATCGCCACACATGTTTACTATTGTTTTGCGTGACCATGGTACTTTACAATTCATACACTTGACTGGTGTTTCGAGTGATAAGATATACCGTTTCGTACATTTTATACAAACTTGATAATTACACCCAGGACATTCGGCTTGTCTCCTCAGAGGTTCAATACAGACCGCGCAGTTCATTCCTAATTATGAGTCTGATTTTTTTAATTTGATCCATGATGGCAGAATCTACACAAAAATAAGCATGTGATATTTCAGCTATAAGGAAAGTTACCAATAAAACGAACCAAAAAGGTTGTTTCAAGTGTTTCGCAAGAAACCACGCGAACAAAGCAGTCACACTCGTATCTACAAATGCCCAATCTAAAATAGGTATTCTCACGGTGTGGACTCCTTCTCTGGGTTTTCCGGATAAGTATTTATAAGGACATTCCTTCATATTTATATATAACGAGATTTTTCATATTGTATCATACTGCGAATCATAAAATCGAGTTGCTCATCATTGAAGGCTATATTTGTTTTTGGTACAAATGATTTCGTACCGGTCAATTCTCGTTTCAAACTTATTTGGAACTTGGGAACAGGTTGAAAACAATCTAGACAAAGATGTACCCACTTTTTTCCGATTCGTTTATAGTACACGGAATTTGTGATTCTTATATCCTTGTCTGTGATATCTTGCCACAACAACCAAAAAAGCATTTCATATACTGACCCAATCATACATATATCCAAAGGGGCTTTACATATTTGACATCTCGAACCGGCCCAAAATCTCATCTTTACATTTAAAGGCATCATGTATTTAATTCAATAAATGGATACAGATATTTCTGACCATCTCGATGCCATCTATGAGAATTCTATAAAGATGAATCCAAAATTGATTATTGAATTAGGTGTTCGAGACGGTGAATCGTCCAAAGTATTTTCTCGAGTAAATGATGCCATTGGTTCAAAAGTCATAGGTATTGATATTGAGACGTGTGATTACAGTAATATTACAAATGGAACTTTTATCAAAACAGATGATATCGAATTTGGTAAAAATTATTCAGATTCAAAAATTGATATATTGTTTATAGATACATCTCACCTTTATGATCATACCAAAGCTGAAATTTCTACATTTTTTCCACTGTTACAAGACAAGGCGTTGGTGATTTTTCATGATACAAATCTGAGAGAGGTTTATTTCCACAGAAATGGAAACCATGGATATGGATGGAACAATAATCGAGGAGTTACACGAGCAATCGAGGAATACTTTGGCATTTCTGTAGATGAAGAGAAACACTATACTATGGATATCACAAAAGATGGAGATTCTTGGAAACTGATACACGACCCAATTTGTAATGGTCTAACTCTTTGTTGGAAGAATGCTTAATTTCTAAAAAAAACTCGTTCAGCGACCCCAGCTGCGTTAGAAGCACCTACAACGCCGCCTATTACTGCTTTTGTATCATTTGAAGTACTACTGAATACTGCTATAGTAGAAGATGAAACAACAGATATAAGTATTCCTACACCCAAAAATATCCATCCTGTATTATATTTCGGATCTTCCAAAACGTGATTTCCTACATTTTTGGGATCATAGTATACTTTAATAATCTGATCCACCTTTGTATTTGTGTTGTTATATGTTACAGGTAAATAAGACGTATGTCCCAAATAACTTATTGTTGCTGTTTTATCAGTCACTTCCGTTACTTTCGCATCTGTTGATTTCGTATATATCTTTGGTTGTCTAACAATCATGATACCGGCAAAAATCAATGATAAAGAAATAATAATGGCACATATACTCGAAATTTAGCATAATCTGCTAATACTCCTGCCATTAGTTATAGAATAGACGAGTAAAATAATTAGATGGAGTTTCAGATTATTACTTTAGAAGGAAAGGATACCGAAGAAGGGAGGTTTGCTGTTCATTTATTTGGTAGAACCCAAGAAGGTCAATCGGTTCATGCTTGGACATATTTTCAACCATACTTTTTCGTCAAGGGTCAACACGGAGATAAACTGGTAAAGAAGAAGGATCTTTGGGGGTTTCAAGATGGGAAAGAACATGTCTTTACAAAAATAGATTGTGTTTCTCTTACCGAGTTCAAACAAAAACCAAGAGAGTTTTGGGGAAAAGCCAAACTCTATGAAACCAATATAGACCCTTTGCTTCGATTTATGCATAGGACCGGGATCAAGGCGACTGGGTGGGTTAATGTTCCGAATTTTACCAAAACGCAAGAATCTCTCTGTGACCATGACATTTTCGTAGATGATTGGACATGCCTGAAACCTATCGATAAAACAACACCAGCCAAGTTTCGAATCATGTCTCTGGATATTGAGTGTTATTCAAGCACAAAGAAGTTTCCAAACTCTATGAACTCCGAAGATGCTTGTTTCCAAATCGCAATGACTACGAAACAAGGTGGAGAATATATCGATAGGATTTGTTTGTGTCTTGGTCCATCGGATCCACACCCATCATTCAAAACAGAAGGAGAACTCCTTGAAGCCTTTGTGAAACATGTTCAAAAGATTGACCCGGATGTTATTACTGGCTGGAACGTCTTTGGATTTGATTTCGAATACCTTTCCAATCGCATGGCCCTTTGCGGAGTCAAAGCAGAACTTGGAAGAATCAAGTACGAAAACTCAGAGTTGATTACAAAAAACTTGTCTTCGAGTGCGCTTGGTAATAACATCTTGAAGATTTTGAAAATGCCTGGTCGGTTTGTTTTCGATATGTATCATGAGATCAAAAGGGAACACAAATTTGATTCATATTCTTTGGATTTTGTGTCCAAAACAGTTTTGAACGATTCAAAGATTGATATGCCAGTTCACGAAATCTTCAAAAGGTTCGAGACACAAACCGGTCTATCAGAGTGTGCTGACTATTGTATCAAGGATACTGAATTGCCTCACGAAATCTCGGAGAAATTATCAACGTTTCGAAATCTTATGGAGATGGCTACAGTCTGTTGGGTCCCTATTTCTTTCCTGACTGAGCGTGGTCAACAAATCAAAGTGTTTTCCCAGATTTCTTTGGTCGCACGAGAACTAGGGTTTATGATTCCAACCATAAAACAACTGGAAGCTGGAAAATATCAAGGAGCAACTGTACTCGATGCTCAAATCGGAGCGTATATGAACCCAATCACGGCTTTGGACTTTGCTTCTTTGTATCCGTCAATCATGTGCGCAGAGAATCTTTGTTATTCAACCTTTGTGTGTGATGAAAAGTATGCGAATATTCCTGGCGTAGAATATCAAAAGTTTGGAAACTTTACATTTGCGCTTTCCAAAAACGGCAAAAAGATTCCAAGTCTTTTGCCCATTATTCTCGATCGTTTGAAAGTGTACCGAAAGGAATCAAAGAAACAGATGGTTCTGGATCCGGACAACTATAACATTCATAACGCTCGGCAATTGGCCTATAAGATTTCGATGAATTCGGTTTATGGATTTACCGGTGCTGCGCATGGTATTCTTCCTTTGATAGCTATTGCGGAAACCGTGACTTTCCGAGGACGCCAAATGATTGAACAGTCCAAGAAATATGTTGAGGAACATTTCGAAGGCGCTCATGTAAGGTATGGTGACTCTGTAATGCCAGAAACTCCTGTACTTGTGAGACGCAATGGAGTCGTATCCATAGAAAAAATCGAGAATCTTGGTGATTTATGGATAGAGTATCCAGGATTTCTCAAGGATGGTACAAACAAAGAGTACAGTGAGATTCAAACTGTAGAATCATGGACTCATAATGCGTGGCAACCGATCAAGCGGGTCATACGGCACAAGTGTTCCAAGAAGATTTGGCGCGTTCTGACTCATACAGGTTTGGTAGATGTGACTGAAGACCATTCACTCTTGGATACAAACCTGAACCAAGTCAAACCCGAAAGTTTGATTATTGGACAAAATCTATACCATTCATTCCCGGATTCAACAATTATCGAATGTGAATATACCGACGAGCAATTGTTTGTCTTTGGAATGTTTGTTGGTGATGGTTCATGTGGTCTTTACAATTGTCCATCTGGAAAGAAAGCTTCATGGGCTATAAACAATCAATCGATAGAACTTCTTGAAAAGTGTAGTACGATCTTGGAAGAGATGTACCCAGACACAAAGTTTGTAATAATGGATACACTCGAAAGTTCAGGAGTTTACAAATTGTCACCACGTGGTAAAGTTCGACAATTAACTGAAAAATGGAGAAGTTTGTGTTATGATGGATCATCTAAAAAAATACCAGATTTTGCGATAGGACGTAAAGGATTTTTAGACGGTCTATGGGCAAGTGATGGATGTCGCCGAGATAATGAGGTTGGTGGATGTTTGCGAATAGATACAAAGAATCAAGTTACGGCTCAATGGTACTATTTGTACCTATGTTCTTTGGGTTACAAAGTTTCCCTCAATACAAGAACCGATAAGCCAAATATCTTCCGACTTACATTTTCAAAAGCATCTTTCAGAAAAGATGGAAAGATTATCAAAAAGGTTCACGTTCTTCACGAGTCATGGGATGGATATGTATATGATCTTGAAACAGAAGCAGGAACATTTCAAGCAGGTGTAGGTCAAATGATTGTAAAAAATACAGATTCTATCATGGTTGAATTCCACACCCCTGGAAAGACTGGTTTAGAAGCAATCAAAGAGTCTTGGCGATTAGGAGAACTTGCTTCGAAACAAATTTCAGGACTTTTCAAAGCTCCAAATAATCTCGAGTTGGAAAAGGTGTATTGGCCTTACGTGTTGTATTCCAAAAAGAGGTATGCGGCAAAGATGTGGGAAGTGGACAAGAGTGGTGAACCAATCTTTATGAAAATTGATGTCAAGGGTCTTCAAACTGTTCGCCGAGATTTCTGCCCTTATGCGAGAGAGGTTTGTGAAAATATCTTGGCATCGATTCTCAACACTGAAACATCTAGTGATGAAGCGGTTACTATAGCCAAAAAAGCACGAGACCGTTTGTTAGCTGGCCAAGTACCGATTGAAGAATTGACTCTGACCAAGAAGTTGTCTGGAGATTACAAAACGATGGTTCCACATCAAGAGGTTGTAAAGAAGATGAAATTGAGAAACCCTGGTTCGGAGCCACAAGTTGGGTCAAGAGTTCCATTTGTCATAGTGTGTGGTTCGTCTCATAAAATGTGTGAAAACGCGGAGGATCCTGTATACGTAATCAATAATCCAAAAATCAAACTGGATTACAAGTACTATTTTGAACACCAACTCCGAAAAAGTTGTATCGATCTTCTAGAACCTCTCGTTGGGTCAGATGTTGATATATTCGAAAAACAAAAGACGAGGCGAATTACCGACTTTTTTTCCAATATATAAACAATACATTATATAATAGTAATATATGGAGGCGCAGATTTCAGCTATGATCAAGGCGGAAGCTGAGAGGATGATGAAGGAGCATATTGGAAAGATCCTAGAAGATATCTCAAAAGAGTGTGATATACGCATGTCAAGACTTATGACTATTGTTTCGCGTAATTCATCACCTGAAAAGTCAAATATGTGTTGTGGTATCACAAAGTCGGGAAAAAGGTGTACTCGAACAGCCAAAGATGGGTTTTGTAAAACTCACGAAACCCAAAGAGCCAAAGTTATTCCTAGAAATATGAAGATGGCTACGCAGCAAATAAAACATACTCACACGTTACCACCTTTGTTTCTAGCAGGGTGTCCAGCATGTGAAAACTCAACCTTAAGGAATTGCCGATCTATATTACCAAATGAGTAAAAATGATATTTTATTGGCATCTCTGACGGAATTTTTTAATCAAGAAGCAAACTTTAAGATTCTTGAAGATATTTTGATTCATAAAACAATATCATTACGAAATCTTGAGTGGTACGTGACCAATTACGCAAAAGAGCATCAGGTTTCGTACAAGTCATCTAATGGTAAGACGTTTAGTGTTCACATCGCATATAAATCAAGCCTGAATGGATATTCTAAAAAGTTCTTTGATCCATTCTGCCGAACCGAACGAGTAGAGCTCAAAGGTATTACTACTACCGTTGCTCAACTCAATTTCATTCGGTGGTGTATAAAAAATGATATTATTACAAATCTAACACTCTACCAGACCCATTTTCAAAAACAGCCGTCGTGTACCCATAATAATACAAGCACAGATTGTACCCCTGAATCTGTGAAGTAACTGTATCCAAAAACTTGAGTTGTAATTTTGTAGTCTTTGATGAAATAGCTCGGAAATCTACATCACCCGAAGATTCATCTTTCATTGGTTCTTGTTTAAAGCAATACAAGTAAACTTGTTTTGTAGGAGCACTGAGACCGTGATCAATTGGTTGTTTAAAGTTGTAATAAATATCACCAGTAAAATTTGAAATGATATTTTGGTTGTTTATAAAGATGCTCGCACTAGACAGAGCACTTGTATAATATTGTGTATTCCCTCTCCAATCTGTATATGTAGTATATGATTTGACCAAAGGACTTGTATATCCAAAAGTGTAACGAGTTTTATAATTTTGTGAAACTCTTTGAATAAACCATACAATCATCGATACGTTAAAATTCGCAGTCATGAGAACCTCCATAGTTGGATTATTTTGAAGCTTTACAGGCGTCTCTGCGAGAATCTTTGGTATGATAATTTTATGTGAACTCAATTTCATCTTTATGCGCTCTTCATTTGTCAAGAATATTTGATCATAGTACAGTGAAACATTTGTCAAGTCAAATTTAAAGGGATAATCTGTAAACCAAGATTGTGGCTGAAAATAGAGTCGAATGTATATGTTTTGGTTTATAAGTGTACACGTTGGTAAGAATTTTGATTTATCTTTAAAAAAGAATAAAAGTGGTATCATCAAATCTGTCCCATTTACTAATTTATCCATACCAATTTGTTGATCAGCAGTCAAGAACAATTGATCATATAGAATTGCCCAAATATCGTCATATGTATCAATAAGTTGACTATCAAGATAAAGTTCAGCCTTTTTTATCAAAGATAAACCAACACGATCTATAAGATTAATATTCGGTGGTAAAGAACAAGCAAGATACATATTACCTATGAGATCTCCGCACTCTCTCGGATTCATAGTAATGTTCAGAACATCATTTAAAAAGTTGAGTGCGTAAAGTTTTACATTCTTTTGAGAAATAGCAAAGTTTGTTGTTTGGTGAAGTTTAGGAATCCATAAAGTTTTTTTATCATATAAAATAGTTTCTTGAGGACCAACAGCAGCTAACCCCACCGCTGCGGCTGTAGCGAATGTTTTCATCTCATAATCATCTTTGACATCTCCAGAATATATACCTGGGAGAAGAGGTTCCTCTAAATCTACACTACTCTTGATTTGTATAAGCTTTTGTTCAGGAACAGTATCATATTTGATAATAACTGAAGTTGGTTTCTTGGAATATGTTGTTGACAAGAGTTGATTCTCCATTTTCAAAACACTCGTTGAGTATTCGTTCAATTTAGAGACTAAATCAGATTCAACAAGCTCTTTATATGTGTATATTTTGTTTATATCAACTCCCAAGTATATATTAAACTGTTCTTTTACAAATGGTGATAAGTTGTTCCATGTATATTCTGGAGATTCATCATCTTCTGTATTATTTTCAAAGTTGATTCGGATATTACTTAAAGACGCACCTACTGGCAATATGCCAAATGTTTCTTGGGGGTCTATTATATTTCTACCCCATGTTAATATATATTCGGGCCCCTTGCGCACTGTCTCAATTCGATCTATTTTTTGAACTATTTTTGGCACTGAATCAACTATGATGTTCATCCTTGGTATACACTCCGAATATCATTTTGCCACATCTGCGCAATAGTGGTGGTTCGTGCCGTATCTATTTCTTGCTTCTTCTTTTCAATAAGATCCATCAACTCTTGGATCTTTTCTGTTGTATATTCATACGTCTTTGTATTCAACATATCTTCGGAGAGATTGTTTTCTGTAAGATCCTTGACTATATCCACCCTGGGTCTCTTGAAGACGACAAGAGCATCTGAAACTACAAGGCTAATGAATCGTTTCTTTTCATCGAGAAGTTCAACTTCCTTTTCAAGAGCCTCAATCTTTGCCTTTTTGATATCCTTGTACCTCATCAAACGCTGTTTCGAAAAATAGACCAAAATCTCCTCCGCATTCTCAAATTTCAAGAGACCTGCCGGTGTGTTCAAATACATGTTTGAAGTTCGTACTGTCTTTTCCAAGAGAGACGAATCAATCTCACCTTCAATCAAAAAGTTTGGTTCGGTTTCTGTTGAATTGTTCACGTATCCATGAATTACTCCCGTATCAACAAGTTTCTCCAACGTTTCCTTGAAATCTTGAATCCAGAGACCCGGTGGCAGTTCAGTCACTCGATTATTTTTGTAGATACCTTTGAACGTCCAAGACGATTCCGAATTCTGTTCGATTGTTCCTTTGAATCCGCGATACCAAGGAGTCATTTTTACCATCGGTTCATGTGCCAAGAGTCGTTCGATATTCTTTCGTATGTCCGCTGGATTGAATGGTGGTATAGAACAAGAAAATCCCGTACCAATTCCCTTTGATCCGTTGATGAGTATAATCGGTAAAATTGGTATATAATAGTCAGGTTCGGTTTGGGTTTGAGACCAGGCAAAGAGTGGCTTTGTTTCCGGTGACAAACGCGTAGAAATATACCTCGGACTCGCAGAATCGTGACCACCTTGAATCCTTGTACCAAACTGACCCATTGGCATCAACAGATTGAGATTATTCGATCCTACGAAATCTTGCGCAAGACCAATGATTGTTCCGTGAAGACTCGCCTCACCGTGGTGATAATCAGAAACTTCCGCAACATATCCACCAAACTTTACCAGTGATAAATCCTTGACGAGGTTTCGTTTGAGAGCGGCAAAGATGACTTTGCGTTGACTCGGTTTCAGACCATCACATATATGTGGAATACTTCTCTTGATATCCTCAACTGAAAACTTGATGAGATCTTTGTGTATAAAATCAGAGATGGAAAGCTTTGAAATATGACCATATGGAATCTCTGGCTTATCGCTGAGAGCCATGTACTGTTTGAGCCATTCTTTACGATCGGCAACTCTCTTTTTTGAAAACCCAAGAGTTACAGAATCATCCATCTTTTCATCGTTTCCAAAAGAGACTGTTAATTTGGAAATCATCTTGAAATATTCGCGAGCCTCGGCACTTGTAGATGTTCCAAGCCCTTTGTAATACTTGACATTCTTGTATTTTTGATCGGATGCTCGAAACTCATCCTCAGTATAGAACCATTTTGAATCCGCCTTGATAACTGGAGTCACCATAGAAGTCAAATAACCCAGTTGAATAAGACTTGGCCAAAAGTAGTGAAACATATTGATCAAGAGTCCCGTGATATGACTACCATCCACATCAGCATCAGTCATAATCATGATTCGACCATATCTCAGACTTGAAACATCGGTATACACTTGACCCATTTTGAGGCCGCAAATCTTTTTGATATTCGTAAACTCTGCGTTCGCCTCAATCTGTTTCATAGTCACATCTCGAACGTTTGTAGGTTTACCGCGCAAAGGGAAAACTCCATAAAAGTCGCGACCAATTACGGAAAGACCAGCGATCGCAAGAGCCTTGGCAGAATCTCCTTCCGTTAGAATCAGTGTACAATCCTTGGCTTTTTTGGATCCAGCGTGATTCGCATCATCTAGTTTTGGAATACCAGAGACTCGAATAATCTTCTTACCATCCGTCTTTTTCTTGACCTTGGACAACTCTATCATCTTCAGGTCATCCTCAATCATTTTGAAAACCTTTTTCAAGAATGCGGGTGGGAACTCAAAGTTGGTTACATTTTTCGACGTTGATTCCGTCTTGGTCTGAGATGAAAAGGTTGGTCGATCGATGGTACACTTGGCAAACACAAACAAACAACTCGAAATCTGGGACTTTTTGAACCCAGGAAATGCGAGTTTCTGAAGAATCATATCGATATGTGTTCCACCTTTGGAAGTACAAATACCATTTACGAAAGATATCTGTTGAAACGAATCGGTTGATCGAGCGATACAAATTTCCCAGTACTTGGATGGCGAATAATAGAGAATTTCTTGGGTCGTATGTTTCTTTGCGAAATCCTGGAAAGTTTCATTCGATGGAAAGAACACACCATTCCATGAAACGTGTGGAACCCAAAGAGACGCCTCAAGAGTTCTCCGTTTGAAGATCTGGGTTGTTGGAATTTCTCCGAGACGACTATAATCAGGTGTAAACTCTACAATGAGCACCTCTGATTTACTCTTTTTGGGTTTGATGATTGCTGGTTCGCAGATGGACATATTCTCTCGCCAAACCTGGGTATACTCTTCCGTTTTGGTTCTAGATGTAACCTTGAACATCTTGGAAAAAATGTTTGTCAGCTTTGAACCAAGACCATTCTTACCACCAGTATACCTCTCCTTGTCATCATCAAAGTTTGAGCTCGTCAGAAGATTCCCAAATATCATTTCAATCGCATCAAAAGGTATAGATTTGTTTGATGCGATTAGAAATGTTCCATCCTTTTCAAAAACTTCAATCTGGTCAACCGAACCGGTTCTCTGTCTCTCATCAATCGCATTAACAAGAATCTCATCAAAGATTTTGAGAGAGATTGGAGACACAATAGTTTCAGTCTTTTCACCAGTATCAGGATCCCAATACTCTACCGTTTCGGGTTCAATAGAACCAGCATAAGACTCTGGGCGCTGTAAAACATGTTCCCTATGAGTCAATTTCTTGTACATTCCGTACGTTTTTTACGATCTATTTTTTTAAGTCATAAATACAAATGTCATCCCTCCATTTTGGATCACGGGAACAGTTGAATTTCGAGATGCCATTTGATCCATCAGCTGTCGTGAGAGGAGTTGCGCAGCTCATACGAAGGGATATCCATATGTGGGACCTTGATAGATCAGATATAGGTGTTGATGTCAAGGGTAGAACAAGGATATGCGTGAGAAAATCAACTTCAGCAGATACATGGCCAATGCCAGAAGCAGATCCAATTCCAGGACAGACTGATATCTGGGTTCTTGGTTACTTTTTACTAAAGCAGCACACCAAGAAGGTTATGCCCAAAAAGTGTCTCACGAATCAAACCCTCTTGGACTCGTACTTGGAAAGCGTACAGGCTTCCTATCTGGGTAAATATCTCAAGGTCCAGCCAAGCGAAAGATTCTTGGACGAAAAGGATTATGACGATTCACCTGATGGATGTTCGATCCAGTAAAACTTTTCCTATTCTATATTCAAGAAGATGACAGACTTTACAGCTATGTATAACTCTCTCAGTGCCACGGGTAAAAACGCATTTTTAGCACTTTTTGTAATTGGTTTATTCTTTCTTCTTATAGGATTTATGATGGCAATATTTGGAGCAACAAAGGAAAAAGGTCAGGGTTTGATTGGTGGCGGTATAGCTATGATGTTTATAGCAATAGGATTCATCGTGGGTGCTTTCAAAGGTATAGGTGAAGGTGTAAAATACAAAGCATCTTATTGTGAACACGATGCGGATTGTGGAACTTCGAAATCATGTGTATCAAACTCTTGTACAGGTCCATCATATTCTCCAACTGGATGCGATAAAACCAATAATTGTCCGATTCAATCATATTGTTCAAAAGATGTAGATTGTGATTCAGGATATTGTAGTAATAACAAGTGTTTAGTTCTTCCTTGTATCGCCACCAAGGATTGTCCAAAAGATACCGTGTGTACCGATGGAACTATTTGCGCATCTGGAATTTGTACCGCAGGATTATGTACAACTTCTCAAAATCAAGTACCTACTACCGGAACCACTGGAACAGGACCAACATGCTCAGCAACATCGTGTGTTAACGGAACTTGTATGAATGGAACCTGTACTTGTATGACTGGTTATAATATGGTAAATGGTATTTGTACCGCCGCTGTACCTGTTCAGACTCCAGTCGTTCAGACTCCAGTCGTTCAGACCCCAGTCGTTCAGACCTCAGGATCAAGCTGGCCACCAGATGCTAACTTAACAGGATATATAGCTTCTACTTTACCACCAAATACAACCCGATTGTTAGAATACAAGGCGGCCAATAATCTCGATGCTGCTTTGTCGGATCCATCAAAACGCGGAGTAGCACTCAGTCTTGGTACTGTAGTTGGAGATAGTACGTGCTTCGCTGCCGGTAAACAAATCATGATATCATCAGATGGTAGTTTCTGGGCTACATCATACTCTCCAGGAACAAAGTATCCTTCATCTATCCTTCCATCAACTATGTTTTACCAAGGAACAGCTCCAGAAGGATATGGTGTCCCTTCCGAAACTTGTGCCTCAAACGGTCTCCCACCTAATTAATTTCATAATGTTACTATAAGAATGCCAGCTCCTCCGTGTTTATATGATATGTCAATATACGCAGCGGGGAAAACAGCAAGTAATTTTACAGATGCTACAAAATTTGCGTGTGTAGGTGGTAAATTGGGTCCAGTTCTTCAAGACAGTGCGAGTAATAAAAGTTGGTGCGGACAAGTTGGAAAAGCTTCTGTGAGCTGTACTCCTTCCTGGCCGGGAACAGCGGTTCAGCAACAGCAACAGCAACAGCAACAGCAACAGCAACAGCAACAGCAACAGCAACAGCAACAGCAACAGCAACAGCAACCATCGGCAGGTAATTGGTCATGGAGAGGTGCTTGGAAAGATGATTCTTCCTCCAGAGTGTTACCAATTCGTTTGACAAGTGGTGATTACAGTATACGTGATTGTCAAAATGCTGCCAAAGCGGGTGGATACAATGTTATGGGTATCCAGTATGGATCTGAGTGCTGGGCCGGTACCAATGTTGATTATACGAGATTAGGACAAGGAAGAATTAACGCAACAGAAACAGATTTAGGAGCTGGTATTGGGTTTGAGAATAACGTATTCACGGATTCTTCTTATAATGCTATTAATACGTATGGTACATCCTCACAATCAGCCACTCCACCAGCTTCTCAACCATCGGCATGGTCCGATAGCAACAGAAATGGATATATTGTCCAATTAAGCAATAAATGCCCGTCGTTACCATCCGGACAGGGAATGACAAACGAAGAAATATCTAGAAGATTAGTGAATAATGATTGTACTATGAGTGGAGTAGCTGATTCAGCCACTCAATCAGTTAGGAATACACTAAATATACCATCTTCAGTTACTATAAACAATAAAACAATCAATACAGGAGGAAATTATACGATAGGTAAAGGATGGATATGGAACTCGGCAACTGATATCTCAACTACACATACAGATACTGTTAAACAGTGCCAAGATGCCTGCCAAAATGATTCCAAATGTGATCAGTGGGTGCGCCAAACTGCGAATGGGTTATGTACCCTGCGTTATAACACAAACCCCGGAGATGGAGACGCACACGAGAGAGGTATACGTCCAGATGTTGGTGCGGTTGGTAACGGAGTTGAACAAGGAACCCAAAATTTTACAGAGCCACAACAGTGTCTTGATAAGTGTACTTCTACACCTGGTTGTTTAGGCTGGACCCATAGAAACAATGACCATCCTCAGTCTTGGTATAAAAACACGTGTATCTTAAATATGAATAATCCAAGCGATCCTAACCAATACAATATAGGATTTGTAAATAGAACATCCGCGGCATCTTCATACACAGTTGCCCAGTGTAATGCTGCAATAGATGGTTATATCGGTAGAAATTGGAGATATAATTCAAAGACTGACTTCGCAGAGTGTGCTGCCTTTGATAATGCCACATATCCTAATAGATTAAATTCGAATGGTACTGTTGCAGTTCCTGTAAATGAAGTATCTAATGATGTAAACACTACTAGTAATGATGATAACTATTGGCCAAATTATTAAGAAATAGACTTGTTATATGAAAAATGGTGCCTCGTATGTTCAATGTAGTTCCACCGAGATCTCTGAACGGGGTGTACGGTCTAAAACGTGAAAAGTTTCTAGAACATATTTACGAGAACAAAAATAAAAATGCTCAAGATTTGAAGAATCAATGGATAACAATCTTGGGACCATCACATATTATTCACATGGGGGGAAGAGGTAATAATTATGACTTTTATCAACCGGATACTGGACTCAAAATCGAATTCAAGAATAATGTGGATAAAATTTCAAATCTCGTTCAGTTTCTAGATTTGTACCATTCAAGTCATCCGTTTGTGGATTATTCGTATATTCGATTCTATTGGCGATTTTATCTCAACCCATACCTTGATTTGTGTTCCACTAGATATATCAAACCAGAATACGAAGAGTATCTCAAAGGTATCAATTCGACAAACCCAAAACCCGGATTCTTTGCCGACTTGAAAGCTGACCGCGAATATAACAAGGAAAAGAAGCACGAACTCTCTGCCCAATCGATTCGACACTATCTCTCTGTATATGGACCAACTATCAACTGTAATGCGGTTTTGAAGAAGATTCAAGAAACTCAAAGCGATAAACTTTTTGTTATGCACAAAAATGGGACGTTATACCATGAATATATGAGAATTCCTCAAAAGATTCAGTTTGATGGAATCCTAAATGGGAATACGCTTCTTTTGGGACCTTTCAAGTTGAATCTTCGATGGAAAAATACTGTTGGTATAAACACTCCCGCATGGAAGATTCAATATTTAGAAAATAATGATGTTAACTAATAAATGTTTAGAGAGTCATCAATAAGCGTTACAAAATCAATACCGAAACAAACACGACAAGCCCATGGAATATTCTTTACGCCAAAGAATATACGAGATGCTATTTTTAAAGTTTTAGGTGATGGACCATTTCCAACCATCTTAGAACCTTCGTGTGGATCCGGTGAGTTTGTTTTGGACGCACGAGAAAAGTGGCCAGAATCTCAAATAACATGTATAGATAAATATGTGAATACCATTCCAGAAGCTTTGGATATAGATTTCATGGAGTTTCCTAAAAGTAAAAAGTTTCACTTGATTATAGGAAACCCTCCTTTTTACATATTACCGGGAACCAAGACGAACATCTTTGCCGAATTTGTAAAAAAGTGTATTCTTGACCATTTACTCGAAGATGGTACAATCGCATTTGTTCTTCCAAAATCTATTATGAATTCGTATCCAGAGTGTCGCCAAGTAATTATTAAACACTTGGATTTGGTACACGTTGAGAATTTTGACGATTCGCATTTTATGGGGACACAACAACCAGTTTTGATTCTTATAGGTAAAAAGGTGACGTGTCCGTCCAAACGGTTTGTATTTCAAGACCAATTTATATCCCAAGAGTATCTTCGTCTCTCTGAAATGTGTATCGTTTCCTTAAAATCCTTGGGGTGTGTTGTAAAGACTGGTGATGTTGTTTGGAACCAAGAAAAGAAGAACTTACGGGATTCGGAAGGAAGTCTGGTGTTTTACTCTGAGAATATAGGACCTAACCATACTTTCGTACCAATGGTCACAAAGAATACAGAGAAGAAACAATATATCGTAGATAGAAATAAACCACTCGTTACGGGTCCAGCGTTTATAATAGCTCGTGGGTATGGTACGGGTTCGTATAAATTCAAATGGGCCTTTGTAGACTCGTCAGTTTCTTTTTATGGTGAGAATCACGTGAACATTCTAAAAGTTCCTCCACAATATGTAGATCGTATAAAAGAGGCGTTTGAAACCAAGATTCCAGAATTTTTACATTGTTTTTTGGGAAACGGTGCTCTTTCGAAATCCGAGTTAGAGCGATTATGTATTTAAAATCCTAATAATGCTTTCCTACGCGTTGAATTCGAAACTGTTGGAGAATGTGATGTATGTTCACCACCTAAACCGTTACAAACATCTGGCTTGTTTGTAGCGTTCGGAAACTCTTTATTAAATTGATCAACAATCTTTTGAGGAACGCCAGGACTCTGTGCCAAGAGTCTATCCATTTCTTGACGCACCGTCGGTATCAGGTCGTTTCTTTGATGATCTTCTGTCAAGCTAATCTCAGTTTCCAATAATCTATATAACATTGCGTATTGCATTGCGGCACTGGCATGAAGCTCTGTTTTTTCCGCCGCTTTCCCGAACCGTTGGAAACTATTTATAAGACCTATAATCACATTTACCGCACCTATAATATATCCCATATAAAACTGAACCTTCCCCATAGTTGTTGCCATGTTTGTTTCTGAGCCAGCTGTTGAAAACCCACCCGCTCCGGCAAGAGTAGATAAAACTATACTGGAATAGGTAAACTTTTCGTTTATTTGTTTGTAGTGATTTGACGCATGATAATGAAGCCATCTCCATCCACCCACCTTTTCCTTCCACACATTAAGTAGACTCAATTCTGTCTGCGCATATTTTGTTGTTACAACTGTGATGCCCTCCATCTATACATAAAGATTTGGATATTAATTATATAAATGGAAGTCCAAGATGGAAAGCTCTTTGTTGGTGACATGGAGATTGTTCTGAACCAATCAAATATCGAGACTCTCTTGAAGAAACTTATTGTGACACAGGGGAGATGGACACAACTTGATGTGAATATTATACGCACAATGTATATTCATCTCGGTGGAACGACTACTTGGGATCCAAATAGGGTCGAAGAGGCTTTTGAGTGTATTTTCAACAAGGTGTTTGATGTCAATCACAAAACTCCTGATTTCTATGCCAAGGATTTTGTGATGAACACGAATACAGGATATATCAAGTATAACGGGTGTGTTGTTCGCCGACCATTCTTGAACTTCAAGGAGTGGGACAAGGTTGCGTCAGTACATTTTAGTTGCTTCACTCATAAATATAATGTTTGAAGATTGTAAAATGTTGCCTGAAAATGTGGTGATAAAAATATTAGGAAAATTACCAATAACAGATCTTGTTAAAATTACCAAATCACAAAACATTCAATTAAAAAAACTTGCTAGAGAAGCTTTGAAAGGTAAAAATATTAGAAGAGAAAGAGCTCGTCAGATTGATAAAAATGTAGAATTGTACCTTAAAAATAAACAATCGACAGTTCTTAATAAATATACATTACCAGAACTTGTAAATTGGACTAGATATACAAACTGGATGAAAGGGCCAGACGGTTTTATATATACAAAACAAGGAGGTAAATGGGCATCACATGGAGGCCCACCACTTACAATAAATCAAATAAAATTCAATATACAAAACAAAAATAATTTGCGTAATAAATAAAGATGAGACATTGGCCAGCTCGATATTTTTCTGGTTTACCAAAGAGTATCCAGATCCTAAGAGGACAAGAGCTGATAAAGAGACAGACGACAGCGCACCCGAAACTTTCCATTTCCAACACCTTTGCCAAGCCCAAAAAATCGTCTTGGACTCTTTTATTCCATAAAGTATACCCGAATCTAAAATTTAATAAAGATGAGATTTCAAGGAGAACGGGTATCCCCAAAGCCAATTTGAATACTGTTTATAATCGTGGTTTAAAGGCTTGGAAAACAAGTGGATCGCGTCCAGGTGCTACAGCACAACAATGGGCTATTGCCAGAGTATATAAGTTTGTTCTCGTAAGTAAAAAAAAGGCGAAGAATACAAGATACGATCCGGATAATAATCTGCGTAGAATATAAAATGCCTTTAAGTAACAAAGAAAAGGGACTTGTCAGACAGCGAGAAATTCTTCGTAAAATAGTACCTCAATATATCAATCTTGGATTAGACGCAAGTAAATTTCCATTTCTGAATAAAGCAGTTAGACAAGAAAAGGTAAGAAGAGGTCAAAAACAAGTTGCTATAAATTTAAGAAAAATAAGCTCATTTTTAGATCCTAATACTAAAAAAGGATTTGAAATTTTTGCTATTCCGCCTCTCGCACCTACTAGAAAAAAATAAAACCACAATTATAAATGGTACAAGCGCGTAAAAAAGCAAATCAGCAAAGAAGAATTAATAAAGAAATGCCACCAGGCTTTCGTAGAATTCCAGAGATAGTAGCAAACTATTCTGGTACAGGGTACATGACATATAGAGAGTTGGTTGGTAATTATCCGAAACAAACTATGGTACACCCCAAAACCAAAAAACCTATTTTTAATTATAACCAGATTGGAAAGAATATGAAATTACTTATTTCGTATATGAAACCTCATGAGCTACCTGTTTTGTATAAAGGATTCAAGGGTAGAAATGCGGAGAATCTTAGAAGAAATCGATATTTTAACGCAAAAACACCAACATCTGCGAGTACAAATAAACGTCAAGCAGAATCATTTGCTATTCCTAATGGAATTTTATTAACTTTACCAGCCAAGACGAGACTTTCAATTGTTCAGACGAATCTTGTTAAAGCTCGTCAACCAAGAGAAAAAGAAGTGTTGTTAGCACCACAACGATTCGAACTTAAAAATGACGCGTTTGAAAACTTCAAGAAATGAAAACTTTTACAATCAAGACCATTCACTGGCCTTCCACGGGGTCGGAGGCTATCCAGAGGTATCCGAATGTTCGACAAATGCCAAAGAAAAATGTAGTATACACATTGCCAACCTCCAAGACGGAGGGGATTCCTCTTACTTTGAATCAACCAATGAGTGCGTGGGTACATACCAAGGATGATAAATGGTACTGGACACCCGTGAGTAGTGTAACGGGGTCATATAGACTATGGGATTCTTATGAGATTGAGATTGAGGATGTTAAAAACTAGACGATGGATAAATAAAAGTTTTGTTTCTTTGGATTTGTTTCACAAATCGAATCTCTCTATCAAAATGGATCACCTTCCAAGAGACCTTCAACTTCTTGTTGTCTCCAAGATGGATATGGACGCACGAATCAAAATGGGGATTATTCGGAAACTCAGGGTTCCCGAACATATTAAAGATCTTATAAAGAGTGTACAGATTCCTAAGCATGAGGTTGGTGATAGATATATTGTGAAATTCTATCGCAAACGTATTTTTCATATGATAATATCTTGGGGATCGGAATCACATATAAAGATGGTTGCGTTGATAAAACCAAACCTTGTATTGGATTATTGGGTAGCAAATAAAGATCATACGCGATGGGATAATATCTAGACGATGGATATATTACCAAGGGATCTACAACTCAAAGTCATAAAACATTTTGATATAGATACAAGACTTAGATTAGGGATTTTGCCGTGTAAACTTCAGATCCATCCAAAAGTCACAAGTGTTCTTGAAACAATACATAGATTTTTGGATGGATATGTAGTACTGGGTACTGTGAATGAGGCTTGGTATATATTAACAAGTAGGAGGGAAGTTATAACCAAAACATTATCGTATTACTCGGAGGATTTTGTTACTTTCCACCTTTTGGGTTAAAAAAAGAAGTTTTGTCTTCTTCTCGTGTTCAGTAGAAATACAAGTCTATCCATAAAAAATGCCTGTGTTTGGGAATAACATCTTTTCATATACGGAGTTTGACTACTTTGAGAATATGATTTGGTACAAAGGTCTGGATAATCTGGGATCATATGCCATATTTAATCCAGTTGATGGGGAACTCAAGATTTATAACGGGAACGATACCTTGAAGGATGAATTTTTGGTCTCTTCTTAGAATAATCGACGACCTGTAATAGGTGGGGAAGGGGTGGTAAAATTCAAACGACCAGGGCGACCTTTTGGAGTAGAAGGGCTACTATTAAGTGTGATAGGAAGTGGTGGGATAGAACGAGGAGGAGTTTTGTAGTTATAAGTACGCTTAATAAGTTTTTCGATAGTTTTGATATTTTTTAAAGTCTTTTCATTCGAAGGATATTGTTGTATAGTTTTTTGTTTTTGCTTTAAAAGATTTTCAAGTCTTACAACACGTACCCCATTTAACATTACTGTATTATTAAATCGAGGTGCTAAATTTGAACCATTTACAAATACATTTAATGATGAATTGCCCTTTGTAAATTCAAAGTGTTTACGAACTTGTCCTTTTTTTTGACCATATTGTTCAGCTATCCATTTATGTTTTGTAAGAATATTATATATATTATCTTTATTTTGTACAATAATATTGATATTGTTTGGTTTTCTGTGTGTAGCGCCATGTAATTTTAAAGCAATACTTCCAGTAAATGCCACTTTATTTGGATATTTCTTTAATTCTTCGAAAGTGGCGATATTCATTTATAATAGAAAAAGAGTTTTGTTTTCCGGGTTGAAACAAATCGAGACCCCAAAACAAAATGGTGAATACATTTATAACGTATTGGGACGTTGATGAGATTGCCCAGTCCCTTGATTATAAAAGATTGGGAAAACAGAGGGTTGAAGCTTACCAATTATGGAGAGCTAATAAAGAAATAACAAAGGGGTGGAGAAATCATCCAGCTGCGCGTATGTGGAAAGGATATGAGTGCGCCCTTGCCACATATACGAACGCGATGATCAGGGAATGGATAAAGCGAGGGTACAAAAATAATATGGAGTTTTTACCATGTGTTCAAAACCCACGATTTCCTCTATGGTGGGGCCACGAACCTGTCAAGATTTCCCACCGAGCATCACTAAATCGAAAAAACCCAGATTTTTATCACTTTGATGTACCAGAGTTTACAGAATATGTTTGGCCAAAACCGGCTTTGTGTTTTACGAATTTGTTCCAAAAAAGTTTTGTTCTCTTGACCTCTTCAAAATCCAAAAGAGAACCAATATATGATCAGACAAGTCACACCTGAGGACTATTTTGGACCGAATCTTACACGCCCTTATTCGGTTTACTTTTCCAACGCAGTTTACCAACCATGTGTACCCCTGCTCTCTCCTCATTCATGAACCGGATCAGGATCACTACATACAAGCCAACCGGAAACCTTTTCGAGGATCGGTTGCGGCTCTACAAGGCTCACAAGTATGCCGAACATCTGGGAAATCCACCCGGGTGCGTCACGATGGAGGAGATGATCAAGAACTTGGAGATGTCGATAGCAGCGCACGTGATCCAGAAACAGTGGAGGGCTTCGTATTATAACCCAGATTATGAGATGGGACTTAGGAGGGTGGAGAGGTTTATGGATAGCTTTGTGAACAATTAAATATTCATTACTTATAAATGACATCCAAGTATATATCTTTGCTCTTTGCTGCTAGAACACAGGCTCATGTATTTCATTTAAAGACCAAATCTTTTGCGGCTCATAAAGCCCTTGAGGACTTTTACAAAGGTATTGTTGACCTTGCTGATTCATATGTCGAGACGTATCAAGGTAACACACGAAAACTCATAGGTCCAATCGTTTCGTATAAAATATCAAACGATCCACGTAGAGCTCTGGGTTATTTCATTTCTCTCAAAAAGACCATTGGTTCATTAAAGTTACCAAAAACCGGTCCACTAAAGAATATTCAGGATTCGGTCATGGAACTGATTGATTCGACCATATATAAATTAACATTCTTAAAGTAAGGGATGAAACTGACACCGCGCCAGAAATGGATTAATGGACACCGACTCAAGATAGTCCAACGCAACAAGATACAAGCACTCTTGATGTGTATCAGTCATTTACCATGGCCTGCCAAAAAGATCATAGTAGATTCGCTAAAGGCCGATCAGCATTTCAAGACGAGTATGAGAATAAAACCCAAGCCCCTGAGTAATCATGTGTAAATTGCGAAATCTCGTAAAGACTCATCAAATGGGTACAGATGGTGGAGAAAAAGAGGAAGTTCGCAGGTTAAATAAATTTCTTGACCAATTGTAAATGGGAATATTTAATTATTTTATTAGAGTTAAGAAGGTAGCTCCAACACCAAGAACAAATGCCAATTACCACAAAAATATGATGGAAGCGGCAATGAGAAACGTAAATAAACACAAAAAGCTGATGGAAGCGGCAATCAGAAACGTAAATAAACACAAAAAAATGATGAATGCAATGCGCAAAGAAAAACCGATAACTGTACCATCACATCCGTATAATCCTGATGTTTATAGATAAACTGACTTAGAACTAGTATGTGTTTTTAAGCCTTCTCGGTTGAGATGGCAAGAGCATCTTCAATCTTTTGGTTGATTATTTCCTCAAGTTTCGGTAATACATGTTCAACGAGCTCTGGAAGTATAACATCGCGTACTTCTTCTGCTATCAGAGGAGTTGTGGCTGATAAGCATTGACCCATTTTTAATATCAGTAAATATTAAAATGCCATACGTTCTTGTGAAATCAGTCAAGGGTGGAGTCGTTGGGTACCGCGTCAGAAAACAGTACCGTCCTTTTAAATATTTCTCAAAACACCCATTGTCTCTCGAGATGGCAAAACGTCAGATGAGAGCTCTGTATTTATCAGAGAGACTTCGTGGTCAAAAGAAAAGTTATGTAACCAGCATCTCAATCTCAAGATGAATAAAAGTATAAATGCTCGCACGGATTTTCTTTCCAATGATTCCTTCTTTCCAACTGAACCATAATGATGGAGCTGTTCGCCCTCGCCGAATTGTTCGTACCGATCAGCTATCTTCTGAGCCTGGACCAACCGTCGAAATTCCAATTGATATGACGATTGTTGGACTCGGAAAGAAGGTTCCAATGAAGATTAAGGAGGAGGATACAATTACTAAGGATGTTTAACACCTAAAACATGTCCAGTTTTTTGTAGTCTAAGTCTGGCTAATCGTGTCGATATTACCTGTTTTTCACTTAAATTAGATATGGATATACCTAATCCACTACCTGGTACTCTTCTCAAGTGTGTTTTGTGTGTTCTCATACCAAGTTGTTTAGCTTCTGCTATTTGAAGTTTTTTTATCTTACGTGGGACTGCTATAGGTATACCTTCTCGGGCTTTTCTTACATTCTCATTTGACTTTGGCTGTGTAGTTCCTGGTGGAACTCGGCACGCATCCACGTAAAAAACACCAGGTTTACCACTGATAATATTACTTAGATATTGCTTCGTACCATGTCCACTTTGGTATATAAATTTTCTTATAGTTGGTTTATATTCCAAAAGACCAGATGTTTTATTATACCATTGATGAAGTTGATTTCTTTCTGAATTTGAAGGAACTCTGGTGTTATTCATAAGTTCTAAATATGAATTCGTAACAGAATTACCCGGACCAAAAATACGCATATTTTTCACTGTTTTAGGGATATTTGTTTCTTTACCGGACATGATATTATAAACAAGTGATGGGTTTATCATAAATTTCTTTACTCTTATATTAGTAGATGCCATAGTATTTGATGAAACTCCACATTTTACAGGGAATATTACATATTGTGAATTACCCACTGTAAACTTTTTACCAGGGTTGATTGCTCCATGTCCTCTTATAATATACCTGGTAATACGGTTTGCTTCTTGTCCTCTTAAAATATTCCTTGCTTCCATTTACAAGTCTCTAATAAAAAAAAGTTGTGTTTTCTTGACATTTTATTCCATAAATCACGATTCAAAAATGACTACGGACGCGATTCTCTACAAAGAGTTTATCAAGGTGTGGGGGAAACCTGTGATTTCTGTTGATCCAAACAGGGCAAAGGCGTGGGATAAATTCAAAAAATCGAATGCCTACCTTCGGAAACATATTTAGTTATACTCATCTGGACGCGGAAGAGTCAGAAATATTTTACTATGGTCTTTCTGACGATTTGACATATGCCATTTTTGATATATACAAGGGTACAATAAGGATAATTGATGATGAGGGTGAGTGTGGTCGTGAAATGATACTTACTGGATCGCAACCATATATTCTAGAACAAGACCAAGATATATTCGGAGACTTGTTTAGTTATACCGATGTGGTTACAGATTATCCTATTATTACTTATGAATGTGATGAATTCTATGCGACAGTAAACATAGAAGATGGATCAGTCAGAATAAATGGGGAAAGTTTCCTCTTGACCCGACTTTTTTAAAAACCCACCGCCTCCAAAATTTTAGTTCTGAACCAAGGACCTCCACCCAAACCAAAAGATTGACCAAAAACAAGAATGGCGTGTGATTTGTGTACATCCGAGACCAAAAATCCAGAGTGTCCCATGTGCCGCGGACCTGATCCGGACCTGGTTGATTCTCTCAAGAGTTACCTGAAAAAGAAACAACCGGATCAGACCGAAGAGATCCTGGTAAAGATGGCTGAACACCTTGCCCACCTCGTCCAAGATGAGCTTGATAATTTCGAATAAACCGTCACTTTTTTTAAAAACACTCTCCGATCAAAAAAAGAGTTGTGTTTTAGCGACCTCCACCCAAACCAAAGAGCTCTATAAAACTCAAAGAAAACAAGATGTCTACCACGTTCGGCCAGCAGTTCGAGGCGATGATGGCGGAGGCTGCGGCCAAGGCGATCCAGGAGTGGGTGGATTTGGGATCACCCCCCGATATCCTGGCCTTTACCCGCTCGTTCTTCTCTGTTCCCCAAACCCAGGACTCTCCGACCGAAAAGAAGCCCAAGGAGCCCAAGGAGAAGGCGAAGAAGTGTTCAGCGCGGACGGTGAAGGGCAAGGCGTGTTCGAAGTGCGCGAAGAAGGGTGAGGTGTTTTGTGCGAGCCACCTGCCGAACCGCGCGGAGCTTGAGCCGAGCGACGCCAAGACCGAGGAGGAGAAGACGGTGAAGGCGAAGAAGTGTTGTGCGGTGACGGCGAAGGGCGCTCGGTGTTCGAAGAACGCAAAGGAGGGGTGCGATAAGTGTGCGATCCACTCGAAGGACAAGGTGGAGAAGAAGGAGACGAAGAAGACGGAGGCGAAGAAGAAGAGCGAGTCGAGGGGGTCGGTGGTGGTTCTAGAGAGTCTGGTGGAGGGGGAAGAGGAGGAGGAGGGCGAGGTAGTGAGCATGGTCAAGATTAGTGATATGAGTTTGGAGGGGGTGGATGAGGAAGAGGAGAGCGAAGACGATAATAGCGTTGTGATAGATGAGGAGGAGTTTGATGAGTAGATATAGAAAACACGAGTATAATAAAGTAAATGAATACTACTAGTATTTGTGAAGTCGATAATTCCAAATTTATCTTTGATGTTGTCCAACTTATGGTGAACTTGTCGGTAGCTACCTTGACCTTGGTGTTGATTCGGAGGGGTTGGGTATAAAATCCCCCCTTGGGCAACTTATTGGCAACTTATTGGCAACTTATTTGTGGGTACTTTACGTTACGATGTGAAGTTATTTTTTCAAAAAAAAATCGAGGTTGACTCACCCTTGTCGGACATAAACAAAAACAAAAGGATATATATTTTTATAGACCAAATTTTTAAAATAAACTCTCTCCCCCCTCCAGACGACTTATTATATGACTTTTTGTATTGGATTTTATGGTCAAAAACGACTTATTCTCCCAAAAACGACTTATTAACGACTTATTGTGGACTTATTTTCACCGTGATTTGTGTTACAAACTTAACGAGGGGGATTAAAAGGCGACTTATTTTTTAAACTGTGTTTAATATATACATGTTTTAAAAATAAATCGTTTCGAAAAAAAATCTCAGGAGAGGGTAGGAAATGGGTCGCAAAAAGATAGAAACCCCTGCCATATGCCCATTTTGTAAAATAAATTTTGATCATAATGGAAAAGATAGATATCATAACTTAAAGAAACATATAGAAACTGTTCACCCTGATTCGGGTTTCACCTTTAATATCGAAACCCTTAACAATTACTCCAAATGTATAATTAATCCAGTAATCTTTGCTAATCTGAAACCTGAAGAAATCCTGAGATTGATGACCCCAGAATTCGTAGCAGAGATTCATAGACGCCTTGATGAGGGAGAAGCTGATATGGGTCTCTTTATCTTTTCGCGCTTGAGATGCGACCCCAAGAATCCCCAAAATATCCAAGCTGTTATCCCGAACCTAAACAAAAACCAAATGAAAGTAAAACTCGGTGATGAAGTTGTGACAACAACAAAGAAAGAAGGAGCTCGTATGCTTGCCGATTCACTCTTGGAAAACGAAGTACCAATAGTACAAAAGGAAATAGGTGATATATGTTTAGATTATGCGGTTGAATGTGATAAAAGAACTCGGGAGAAACGCCTAGAACCAGGGATAATACTAAAACTTGAGAATTTATCTACAGATGTCCGCAAGAATGTAAACAAAACATTTAGTTCCTAGAACATATATGTATATACATATGTATAAAAAATTATATTTTACAATAAAAAAAAGTTTTCCCCTTAGATACTCATCACCACCCTTGACTTAAGAAGTTCAATATAATAAAAAGCAATGGAGTTGGAACTCATAGAGATAGCAAAACAGGTGAATGAAGAACTCGGTCCAGGGTTTAGTGAATCTGTTTACCACCAAGCATTCCTATTGTTCTTAAGAAAACAGAATATTCCGTATGAAAGCGAAAGAATCTTACCCATAACTCTTTACAATCACGTCATAGGATCTTTTAGGTGTGATGTGATTGTGAATAACAAAATAGTGGTAGAGTTCAAATCCATCGAATCAAGGCTGAGACAGTGTGATATAAACCAAGTCCATAATTATTTACGGTTTTTACCAGATTCGGTGACCCAAGGACTACTTATTAACTTCGGTAAAACCAATTTCGAGTATAAAATCATATTAAAACATACCGACGAAGAGTAAACATGAAACGCAGAGGCTACATAATCGCGGCAAAGAAGAAGAAAGAGGAGGAAGATGATGGTGAGTTGATGAAACAGGTATTAAAGATCCTCGAAGATTCGGGACACGGGTCCGCAAATAACCAGAGTGACCCGGAACCCCGAATAACCGTAACAAAACTCCCGTAATTCCGGGCCACGGGTCCGCGTGCCTCAGCCGACCTCACCGAGGACTAAAATGTGACCCAACCCTTACACGCGGTTGGCAAGAAAACCTCAGCCGACCTCAGCCCATTTCACCCCATGTAAAGAAAATCCCAGGCCACGGGTCCGCAAAATTAAAATCTCACGAGTATATAAATATAACTTAAGGAAATGGTACCAAAATCACTCCCTTAAGTTACCTAGACAGGGTTTGTGTTAAGAATAGACAGCGCACGAAGTGCGGGTGAAACCCGCTGTCTATTCTTAACA